AAAAAATAAGTGACCTTGAAAAACAACAAGCTATAAACGACCAACAAAAAATAAGTGACCTTGAAAAACAACAAGCTATAAACGACCAACAAAAAATAAGTGACCTTGAAAAACAACAAGCTGTCTCGAAAGCAATTTCTGAAAAAGATTTATCACAAAATTCTCAACAAACCGAGGCAATTTCAAAAATGGCTTCTTCTTTACAAGATATAAACAAAACAACAAATTCTAAATTTGGTGATTTAACATCTAATTATGATGGTTTAACATCTAATTATGATGGTTTAACATCTAATTATGGTAATTTAAATTCTAAATTTGGTGAATTAGCATCTAATTATGGTGATTTAAATTCTAAATTTGGTGAATTAGCATCTAATTATAGTGATTTAAAAACTAAGTTCAATGGGTTTGATTCATCAAACAATACATTATATAATTCAATTGATAATATAAATAAAAAAGTTCAAATGAATATTGATAAAATGGGGAATTTTGTAGGTCCTGGTCCTGGTAATGGTTTATATACTTTTATGAATGATATAAGTGATAATTTAATTTCAAACATAAATAATAATAATACTATTTTAAATACAATAGTAAACAAAATATCAGATATTCATAAAAATATGTATGAAAATGGACTTATTGATAATTCTCCTTTATTAGGAGATATAGCACCATTATCAACAGAACCAATTGATTGTATCTCAGATTATGGTACCATAAATGTAAATTATGACTCAAAATATGTATGTCCTATAAGCCAAAAAAAATGTATAGGTTATGAAATAAATACTAACCCATTACAGAGTAGTTATGGTAAGTGTGTATAATTTATTTTTATTCAAACCATTTCTGTTTGGTCTTACCTTCATATGGATAAGCGTATTTATTTTCAATTAACCATTCGTGAACTTTCAGTTTCATATCAGGAACTGAAATTTCAATAAGAAGTCTGCCATATTTGTCAAAATCAAAACAATTTAATTTGACAATTTTATTTAATAATAATTCTCTCAATTTATCTCTTACGGTTAATCCATATTCTTTCTCTTTCAAATTCTTAGTTGTTACTTCAGGTGTGTCTACGTGTGCAATACGACATACCCAATTATAATGAGTTCCAAACATTTCAAATACTGCGTGTACACTGTCTCCATCGTGAACAGCTACTATTTTCGCATCAACAACTTTTCCTTTCATAGTAAATTTGGGTGTTTTGTCGGTTGCCGATTGAAGGTCTATTTTAATTAGTTGAGCCATTTTTGCCAATGTATATATTAATACGTGAGAATCAATTTTATATTAATACAACTTTACCATCTTCAAGAGTACCCAATTTGACTAATTGGCGGGCTTCGGATACATATTGTTCATAATCGTATAAAATAGGAGGTTTGCTTGTAATATCGATAGCATATACGACATCCTCTCCATTTACTTTTATTGTTCGTTTACGAATTTCGTGTTTTTCTTTATCCACTTCAAATTTAGTTGTGGGGTCTTTTGTATAATCAATACCCGATAATAATTTATCTGGAAGTTTCGAAAAAGGGAACTGTACACATTTTGATTTATAATTGACGATACAGTCAATCGATGCTTCTTTTAAAGTATCTAAAAACATAACCGAAAGTCCTCGTTTTCTTTCCATAATATCGTACAGTGATTCGTCGGTTGTTTTCGAACCATCTAATGTTTGTAATGATTTGTATTCTTCCATATCGGTATCTTTGCTAAATTTAGACACATATAAAAATACGGTTACATCTCTTTCATCTTCAGGTAAATTTGCGTGACTACATATACGCCGGGCTCTTCCAATAACTTGGTTAATTCGTACGTGATGCCAATATGGTTCCATAATATGAACAAATCTAGTATTCTGTAAATCAATACCTTCAGCACCAGACGCAGTAATCATTAATAATTTAATAATACCTCCGTGTAAATTCTTATCTTTTATGTCTGGGAAATTTAAAACTAATTCTTGTTGTATTGTGTTTGGTAACGCATCATAATTACTGTTATAAATATTTCTTATAATTTCTTTTTCTTCGTGACCTTCTGTTCCAGTGTATAATGAGAAGACTTTTTCATTGCCTTTGTATAGTTTTTTATCGTATAAACCATCTAATTCAATGTGAAAACTTTTATTTGAATGTTTTATTATTTTTAATTCTAAAAACCCGTAATATTTTAAGATAATAGAAAATATACCAACACCCTCTAATTTTCTAAAATTAGTATATAACAAATTACAACCTATGTTTTCGGGCATCATTATATTTCTTAATACATTGTAAAACTTAGGACTATATATTTTTAATGTCTGAGTAATGGGTTCTTTTGTAGGTACCAATTTTTTTATTTCACTATTAAAATACTCACCAGGGTTACGTTTAAAATATTCTAAAGCATCTTGTATTTCTTTTTCATATGTTGATTGTTCTTTAGCGTAAGTGGTTCCAGGTTGTCGTCCTTCCAAATCAGACTCGTCGTATTTACCATCAATATCTTCAAGTAAACTTTCATTATCAGTTACATCTAAATCATCTTCAGATACATTTTTAGATTTGGGCATAGGTCTTTTATGTGCTTCATCCGTAGGGAAAGAAAAATTACAACACGCTCTTGAAAATACTCTATAAGTTGAACTGAACGTGTCTTCTTCCTTTTGTTTTTTACTAACTCGGTCTTTCTCTCTCTCTTCATTTCTTATTTTTGAATAAACTGATATTTGGTGTGGACTCATATATGAATTTACTATATGTATATCGCTTCCACTTTCAGTTTTTACAATTTCGGGCATTAACTCACTTTTATCACCTAAATAAGATACCATCCCAATAATTTTACTTTGAAACCATTCTTTGTTGTTAATCTTATTATCTGCTGTTACAAAAAATTTATTGAATTCCTTTTCTTCATCTGGAAGTTTTTTATATTTAACCATTTCATATTTAGAAACGGTAAACATTTTACCTTCTTCTTTTAATATTTCCAATACAGTATCGATGAACGCACTCCTTGACATTGTGTTTCCATCATACAACATTTTACCCGTATCTTCTTTTACAAATCCATAAGGATTTTGGACGATTCTTAATTTGAAATAAGATGATTCATATTGAACAACATCAATATAAGGTCTTGACAACAATTGTTTAAAATAATTCTCATTTACTTTTGGATTATTCGGTTTTACAATAACTTCTAAAGCATAAGTATAACCAGCAATCAAATTAAATAATGTACCTAATTCACACGGATAGTTAATAAAAGGTGTGCCTGATAAAGGTATTACTTTACAATTCTCAGCATCCAATATGGCTTCATACATTCTGGTAGAAACAGATTCTCGTTTTACTCTTATTTTATTCATAATTCTACTAACAAAGTTATGTACTTCATCTATAATGATAACACTGTTATCAAACGGGTTATGTCTAGTTGCTAATTGTAACCATTTTGTTTTAGTAATACCGTTATAATTAATAAATGAATATTTAAGTTCAATTAATATACCAATTTGTTTTTCTATTTCTTCTTGGTGTAATGCTGATAATTCATTAAAATTAGGTTGGCGTGAAGTATCGACCTTCCATATACCTCTGTATTGTTTGACAAATTTCATTAATTCAGCATTATCTCTTAAATATTCCTCGCTAATTTGTACATTATCTAAAAATGCTTTAAATTTAGGACCTGACAAATCACTTATTTTTTCAAATATCCAATGATTATTTTTTTTGAATATTTGTTCGCCACAATATTTCATTTGTGTGCGATAATTTGCTTGTAATGATGCCGGAGTCATAATAAATATTTTGTGTGTATTTTTCATACCTTCTATAATACTAATTGAACTACACGTTTTTCCTGAACCTAACCCGTGGTATAATAACAAACCTCTATAAGGAGTATATGAATTAATATATCGTTGAACGATTAATTGATGTACTAAAGGTGTGAAATCTTTTGATTCAGACCGGTCACACGTACTATTATCTTTTACAAATTTAATCTCAAGCATTTTACGACGAATTTCTTCTAAAAATTCAACTCTATTATTAAAAAATACACTAGGAGGAATATCTAATCTTCTTTCTCTTTCTACACTGAATTTTTGAGAGAAATCTTCATCCTCATCAATACTTGATAGTAATGAACCTTTGGACGGTTTTCTTGATTTTACTTTTGGTTTTACTACTTTTTTGGCTTTTACACGTACATCACCTAATAATGTAATTACAATATTTAATTTTATAGCTTTACTTACTACAATAGGCTCAATGTGGTCTATATCAAATATTTTTAAAAATTCAACTAATGAATGTTCACGACTATTTAAATCTTCACTAATTTTTATATTAAGTTTTACATTAGGCCTTACTGATGGTATTACTTCAAAATCCTCTAATGGCATATAAAGTAAATGAATAAAATACTTTGTTATAAATACCTTGTTATAAATATCTTATTAAAGTTTATCTATTTGTTTTAATGCCTCAAAACAAGCAATTTGTTCTGCCTTCTTCTTAATTTTATGGGTTCCAGAAGCAAAAAAAATAAATGTATTGTTATTCTTTTTAATATTATCAAACGTCTTTATTTCTGAAAAAGGTACAGCTGTTTCAGGTTTTAGCCCGTGAATATCTTCCAAACATAAAAACACACCCATAGTATAACGTAATTCTTCATCGTGATTTAAAATAATATAATCAGGTGTTCTCTTAAATTCTTTTTGTATTTTAACTTGAAAAATATTTTTAAAATTATCATCATTTTCTAATATTTCATTCCAATCTACGAGTGTTTCATAAATAGATTCAATAAATAATTGACAAATTTGAAACCCTGGTCCTACATTAAAATAATTAGAAAATAAACGGCTTGTATCATCAATTTTTATATCATTCGCATCTAAAAAAAGAGCTCCTAAAAAGGCTTCAAACAAGCATCCCAATTTTTTATAATTACTTCTTATTTTTTTCTCTTCTGCATTTCTTGAAATTATAATCCATTTATTTAAACCCATTTTGTATGCTAATTTTCCTATATGGTCATTCTTTACAAGACTGATTTTTTTTTCTGTCATAAATCCTTCATCTGCTTCAGGAAATCTTTTATACAAATATAATTTAGTAATACATTCTAAAATACCATCTCCTAAGAATTCAAGTCTCTCATTTGAATATTGTTTTAATTCAATGCTTTTATATGGTATTTTTACTATTTTTATTTCATCTAAATTACTCTTGACATAGGACCTATGAACGAACGACCTTTTAAACAGTTCAATATTATTTATTTTATAGAAAATATTAAACTTCTCTAGTATTTGTTTAATATTTTCATCAGTAATTTCAATATTTTTATCATTGTATGGATTATACAATTCTTCCATTATTAAATATTATTAATTATTATTTAATATGTTTTTTTATATAATATGGGTGATAAATATAAATATACAATAATTGATACGACTGTATTAGAAAGGAATATAGGTATTGTTGAAAAAATAAAACCTATGGTTTTAAACAAAACGTGGAATGTCGACACATTGACAGCCGCTAAAAAAATTTGTGCTGGTACAACCGATACAAGCAGTAACTATATGTTTGATATTATTGGAGATATGCGAACTACAGGTGACGCATTAATACTTGGAAATGTTTCTATGAATGGTTCATTACTTTCTCAACATTCAATAATGCACGAAGCATTCATATACTTATTACACATACAGAATTTAGATATAAATATAATAGATTTATACATACACGAAAATTTACTTGTATATAATAATGTCAGTATAGGTGGCAATTTATATAATTTTTCTACCACATTTTTAAATTATTTAAATGTAAGCAATGAAACCACAATAAATAATAATGTATCTATTAATGGGTCAACAAATTTAAATGGCATAAATTATTTAAATGGGTCAACTAACTTAAATGGTTTAATATACTTAAATAATGATTTAATTAATACAAATAACACTATAATTTGTACTGATAAATTAACTCCTACATACCACAATTATACAGATAGAACTACGCTTATAGATATAGATGGAATAGGATATATTGATACTTTAATAGCAAACAATATAAGCACAACAATAATAAAATCTCAAGAATTTACATCAACATCTAATACTTTAGGATGTTCAATCACAAATGTTCTTAATTTATCCGTTTTAAATAATAATAATACATCTGCTAAAGTAGAAATAGGTACTATAAATAATCCTGTAAAAATGGATTTAGCAGCTGAGCAAGATGAAAGTGGTTTTGGGTTACAATATAAAGGTAACGTAGTTATAAATAAACAAAATACTATTTTTGACAAAACACAAAATAGTGTTGAAATAAATGGTATTACTAGTAAAGTAAATATAAATGGTGTTATTGAATTAAACACGAACAATGATGAGACAAATAATTTTTATTTACAAGGAACGGGTAAAATTGTATATGATGGTATTACCTATTTGAATTCATTAGATATAGGATATAATGGTCTTACTAATCCTGAAGGCACAAATCTTATTAGTCAATACGACACTTCATATAAATTAAATGTAAACGGAAGTACGAATATAAGTGGAAATCTTAATATACAAAACAACTTATTGGTAGGAGGTAGTATAACTCATTTTTCAGATTATAAGTTAAAAACAAATATTACTAAATTAGAAAGTTCGTTAATTAAAATACAGAATATTAATGGATATTCATATAACAGAATAGACTTAAATGATAATAAAACATATATTGGTTTGATTGCTCAAGAAGTAGAAAAAGAATACCCTGATATTATTGAATACACAAATGATATTAGGTCAATCAATTATCAATCATTTACGGCTATTTTAATAGAATCTATAAAAGAATTGAATATAAAAGTAATGGAATTGGAAAAACAATTAAATAATAAATAAATATTATAAATAAAATATTTACATAAATTATAATGCCTTATGTTAAACGTCAAGCGTCTATAATAAACGGAGCAGATAACGGTGGTGGTGGACCAAAAAAAGCGGGCCTTGTATATCGTACTGATTTTAGAAGGGTTAACCAAAATTATTTAAAGAGAAATACGCCAAATAATCTTAAATTTAGAGTAAGCGGGACTGTTACTTTGAATTAATGAGTATAACTAATGCGTATAAATAAAAATAATATGTATAAAGATAATATGACTATATTTAATAATGAATATTATAATTGACGCAAGAGAAAAAGATGTGTTCTCAATGTGTTCATTATTAAATACAAATTCTGATTCCAATATCACATTAATATCAAAACAACTTCTTTTAGGAGATGCTATCATTAATGATAATATTATTATTGAGAGAAAAACACTAAATGATTTAGCAGCTAGTATTGTAGATGGCCGATACAAAGAACAATCTTTTCGGTTACAAAAAGCTTTAGAAGAAAATTATAAAGTGTATTATTTTATTGAAGGAAATTTAGATTTATATATTGGAAATATACCCAAGAATTCATTGATTCGTTCATTATTTAGTTTAACGAATAAAGGTTTTCAAGTAATTTTGACAAAAAACACAAAAGAAACAGCTTATTTTATAATACAGTTTGCTGAGAAAATTAAAACGTTAAATGTAAGTCCTTTAAAAAATTACGAAGAAACAGATGGTATTATAAAAAAACAAAAAAATAAAAATATAACACGCGATAACATTAGTATTTTTATGTTATGTCAAATACCTGGTATCAGTACTGTAATGGCTACAATATTAATGGATAATTATAAACATATTACTAATTTAATAAAAGAATTGGATAAAAATCCTTTGTTATTAGACGATTTTGAATATATTAATCCTAAAACAAACAAACCAAAAAAGTTGAACAAAAATGTAATACAAAATATTAAGGACTATCTATAAGACCTATAGATTGGTTGTCTTTATCATAGGGTTGATACTGATTACAATTAAATGGTGCGCCCAATAACGATGACTCCATTACTTTATTAATATTAGGTGTAATTTCCATTTTAGGTAGATTGTGGTTTATTCCACCTACATTTAATTCAGTTACAAAACTTGGTCTTATTTCATACATAGGCATTCCCTGTGAATCAAATACCTTTTCTAAATGAAGTAACGGGCATTTTATTTTGTTTGCTCTTTGCCATTGAATATATTCTTTGTATTCATTTAAACTGCGTAATTCAATTGGGTTTACTCCAGGTACGTGGTCCATTTTTGGATTATACAGTAAAAATCTTTGTCCGTCTTTAATTATCGTCGTTGGACATTGTCCAGATACAAACGATTCTTGTTTTGGATTTGAATACATAAAATATATACCAAACATAAACATAAAGATAATAATTAAATAAATGATTATTTTAGACTCTTTTTTTTTCATCATTTTTAATATATAATTATATTATAATATGACAAATAAAAGAAAAAAACTTAATGTAACCAAAATAGAAAATGGTAGCAAAGATTTTGACAATAAAATTGCCAAAATGAATGGTATTGTTTTATTTCACCATCCTAGCTGTATCCATTGTATTATGTTACGACCTAAATGGGAAATGATGAAAAAACAAATCGATGGAAATGTTGATATAATGGAAGTTAATGCTGAAGTGCTTCAATCATCAAATAGTCCATTAAAAACTCAAGTTACTGGATTTCCTATGATTGTACATTTAAATAATGGGAACATCAATGATACATTTAAAGAAGAGAGAAATATTGAAAATATGTTAAGATTCGTAACTAAATATATGAATAAAAAAACAAACGAATTAAACTACAATTATAAAATTAATGATAATGACAATATTAAAAAAATAAAAAAATCAAAGAGTAATAAAATTACTGGAAAGAAACGCAAGTTTAACCAAATGAATACGGTTAAGAAAGTTAAAACTGGAAAGAAGCGCAAAACTGGTAAACGGTAATTTAAAAAACTTAATAAATAAAATTGATTTAATTATAATTTATAAATTTAATTATAATTAAAAATGGCTATTAAGTGTAAGCTCGTCGATTTTACTGTGAATGACCGTGATGCGTTTATTATTCAAATGTTTGGAATTAATGAAACGAGGGAAACATTTTCTATAACTATTAATAATTTCACACCTTTTATATACATAAAAGTTGGCATAAAATGGACAAAACAAACTTGTGATGATTTCATAGAGCATTTTAAAACTCACCCTACATTGGCATACTCAGCAAAGAATATTGTATCATATGAATTAATAAAAAAAAAGTCGTTGTATGGTTTTGATGGAGGAAAATATTACAATTTTATATTTATTTCTTGTAAAAATATGAGTTTTATACATAAATTAAAAGCACTGTATTATGATAAAGATACTCAACAATTAAACGATGGTTATATGTTTGCTTCAACAAATACAACTATATACGAAACGATGATACCACCCTTGTTACGATTCTTTCATATTCAAAATATAAGTCCATCTGGATGGATTCAAATTGAAAAATACAAAACGATTAAAAGTAAAATCACTACTTGTAAATATGAAATAATATGTTCGTTTAAAGATATTATTTCAATTGATGATGACGCACCGGTACCTTATAAAATATGTAGTTTTGATATTGAAGCTAATAGTAGTCACGGTGATTTTCCAGAAGCAATAAAAAATTATAAAAAAGTAGCTTATGATATAGTTCATTATATATCCAAAAATGAAAATGAAGATATAACAGAGTTGTTGAAAGAACTATTGTTCAATGTATTTAATTTTAAAAATACTCTTGAAATAGATAATTGTTTTACAAAACATAAATACAGTGAAGTTGATTTTATGAATGATTACTCAAATATGATAAAAAGTAAACTAAACAATAATGCTGTTGTAAAATCTAAACTAAACGCATATTTTAAAAATAAAGATGAAGAAGAATGTGATATTCCAATTACTAAAGTAGAATGTTCTGATATCATTACATTACTATCATCCAATACAAGTTTACCTATTAAAACATTATATTTACTCGATTTATTGGATATTCATTTTCCTGAATTAAAAGGTGATGAAGTAACTTTTATAGGAAGTTCGTTTGTAAATTATGGACAAGATGAGCCTTATTTACAACATTGTATTTGTATAGCAAATACGGCAACCGTTAAAGAAGGTCAGACAATAGAATGTTATAATAATGAAAAAGATATTTTATGTGCTTGGACACAACTAATACAAAAAGAGGACCCTGATATCATTATAGGTTATAACATATTTGGTTTTGATTACAAATTTATGTATGAACGTTCAAAAGAAAATGATTGTGTAGAAGAATTTATGAAATTAGGCAGAACCCAACTAGTACCAAGTGAATTACAAACCCAAAGTATCGTTCTTGCGTCAGGTCCATATGATTTATTGTGGATTCCGATGGAAGGCCGTTTACAAATCGATTTATACACATATATGCGCAAAGATTACGCATTACCTTCTTATAAATTAGATTATGTAGCATCTACCATATTAAATGATTCAGTAAAAAAATATGTTAATGTGAATGATACGTGTATGGTGTATACAAAAAATGTGAAAGGAATAGAAATAAATAATTTTGTACATTTTGAAGTATTGAATCATTCAACTGAAATATACAATGATGGCGAAAAATTTAAAGTGATTGGTACTCACGCGGAAGGTTTTATTATTCAAGGCAATATTAATTGTGATGAAAAAATAAATTGGGGATTGGCGAAAGACGATATTAGCCCTAAAGAAATCTTCGAAATGTCACTTCAAGGTCCAAATGAAAAAGGTATTATCGCAAAATATTGTATTCAGGATTGTACACTCGTCCATCAATTATTTCAAAAAATAGACGTGATGACAACCTTTATTGAAATGAGCAAATTATGTAGTGTTCCTATATCATTTCTTGTAACTAGAGGTCAAGGTATTAAGCTCACCAGTTATATGGCTAAAAAATGTAGAGAAAAAGATGTATTAATGCCTCTTGTTTCAAAAGGTGATGAATACGAAGCCTATGAAGGCGCTATTGTATTGGAACCCAAATGTAATTTGTATTTGGATATGCCGGTCGCGTGTGTTGATTATAGCTCATTATATCCATCTGTAAGTATTAGTGAAAACTTTTCAATGGACAGTAAAGTTGGAACCATAGAATATAACATAGATGGTACAATTAAAAAAAAGAATGGTGTTGAAAAAATTAGGGGATATCGTAATACAGATGGGTCTTTCAAATATGGTAATTTACCAGGATATACCTATGTTGAAAGAAAGTTTGAAACCTATCGTACAGAAGGAAATAATAAAATAGTAGATGGATACAAAATAACAACTTGGGCTCAATATCCTGATAATCAAAAAGCAATTCTACCTTCTATTCTTCAAGAATTACTTGCCGCCCGAAAATCTACACGAAAACAAATGGGAAAAGAAACAGACCCATTTAAGAAAAATATTCTCGATAAAAGGCAATTAAGTATTAAAGTAACAGCCAATAGTTTATATGGTCAAGCAGGTTCAAAAACAAGTTCATTTTATGATATTGATGTAGCTGCTGCGATTACAGCAACAGGACGTATTATGATACAATACGCAAAAGATGTCATTGAACAAGTGTATAATAATTTGGATGTAGATACTCCTTATGGAGTAATGCGTACTAATGCTGAATACATTTATGGAGATACAGATTCAGTATTCTTTACATTTAATTTAACACAAAATGGAGAAAAAGTTGTATCTTTTAAAGCGTTAGATGTAACCATTACTTTAGCCAAAGAAGCTGGTAAAATAGCAACAATGTTTTTGAAAGAACCGCACGATTTAGAATATGAAAAAACATATATGCCGTTTTGTTTATTATCTAAAAAAAGGTATGTTGGAATGTTATATGAAGATGACCCTAATGTTGGTAAACGGAAATCAATGGGTATTGTATTAAATAGGAGAGACAACGCACCCATTGTGAAAGATATTTATGGAGGAATTATCGATATTCTTATGAAAGATAAAGATATTGAAAAAGCAATACAATTTCTTAAAATGATGCTTGAAAAATTAGTTGAACAACAAATACCGATTGATAAATTAATTATAACCAAATCACTTCGTTCATTTTATAAAAAACCAAATCAAATTGCTCATAATGTATTGGCTGAAAGAATTGGGACAAGAGACCCAGGTAACAAACCAGTACCAGGCGACAGAATACCATATGTTTATATACAAACAAATGGTAAAAAATTACAAGGTGAAAAAATAGAATCACCTAAATATATTATTGAAAAAAAACTAAAGATTGATTATGGTTATTATATTACAAATCAAATTATGAACCCTGTATTACAGATGTTTTCATTAGTATTATATGATATGAAGGAATTTAAACGAAGAAAACCTAGTTTTATTCAAGAATTAAAAACGTATAAATCAACATTATCCGAAGATAAATATTATAAAAAAGAACAAGCATTAAAAGAAAAAGAATCAGAAAAGATTTTGTTTGAACATTATCTTAGAATAGAACAAAACAAAAAAACAAACACCAAATCTATAACATCATTCTTTAAGTAAAAAACCATTTTACAGATAAGTAATCTGATGTGGCAGGGAAAGAACTGTCGGAAATCATCTTGAGTGATGGTCCAGATGCGAATAATGCCTGTACTTCATCATAATTAATAGCATAAGAGTAATATCTCAATGATGATACATATCCTTTAAATCCATTTAAATCACCTACGTATGTATCATAATAGTTTTGTTTTGGTAAATTTATTAAATTTTTTCTAATTTTTAACATCCCATTAATATATATATCAACCGCTTTTTGTTGGACACGTATTGTACAGCAAACCCATTTTTGTGTAGGCATATTTTCTATTTGTATGGTTTCAAAAAAAGTTGCTGATGATACAGCTGGTGTGTTTTCAATAAACGTATTCAATAATATATTTAACTGAATATCATTTCCATTTTTCTTTAAATATGCTCCTGGACAAATATTTAAAGAATCCTTTTTTACACCATCCTGCACACTTAAATTAGTTCTAGGAGAAGGCCCTTTTGAAAAAATTCTATATCCATATGTAGTATTACCTGTTGGTAATGAACCAGTAAATAAATTATTTGTAATTTCACTATTTATAAAAAACCATACATTCCAAGTAAATTCAAGACCTTGGTTTTCATCGACCGACCTGTATACTGGTTTTGAATTTTTTACATTAGGATTTGTTGATATTATAGTTGTTTTATCACTTGCTACCATACCGTTTATTATATAAGGGTTGTATTGCGGTCCCAAAAATCGTTGTAATAAACCTGACCCTATTTGAAATAATATTACAAACAATAACAAATATAAAATAAAAGCAACGAATTTACTTATTGCTGTATTCGCATTTAAAAATTCCAATGTCATTTGTCCTAATTTTGTAGGATTTGTTGTATCACCTGTTGGAATCATATCATTTATTTTTTTGCCTACGTTTGTCATTTTTTTGCCTACATTTTCTATTTTTTCTTTTGCATCATTTTTAACTGAACCTAAACTATTTTTAACTGAACTTAAACTATTTTTAACTGTTCCTAAACCATTTTTAATTGGATTTGCACCATTTTTAATTGGATTTACACCATTTTTAATATTAGTACCTAATTTTTTTATAGCATTTATAGCCTTGCCATTCGTTATTGGTTTTACTAAAGTATTTTTTACTGAATTTAACGACATAATATAAATATATATTTTAAATTATATTAATGGAAAACTCACTTTTTCAATTTGATTTTTAGAAAATGTAATTTTAGCATTATATTGATTGAGAAAGTCACCCATTAAATTATCACTAAACCCTTCTTTATATATATTCAAAGCTTCTCGAATTGTTAAAAATCGTGGGTAATATCTTGACGCTGAAATATAACCTGTATATCCTCCCCAAGATAATGTACTATTTTTGGCGGTGGTTGTTACAACTTGAGCGCTTCCTGCGCTTACGTGTGAATCTACTAGTTTTCCATTAATATGAGTATTTACTTTATTATCACCAAAACTAACTACAACATTTACCCAATTTTGTATACTTATATCTTTAATTGTAATTTTTTCTAAACTATAATTTCCAATTACGTTTTCCGTTGTGTTTAGTGTTAGACTTTTTAATGTAGACAATTTTGTAACATAATTATATAAAGAACTAGTGTTATAATAAGCGTGTTTATCAGTTAAATATGTTATGTAATTAACTTTAGTAAATGCTCTCTCATTATAAATAATTCCTGCCGCTATATTATCATAATCATTATATCTATATAAAGCATCATTTGGGATTGGCATTGTTATATCAACAATAGTAACAGATTCTGAATCTCTTTCAGTAATTGTATTAGCTGTTAAATCTTTAAATGTTTCAAATAACATTGTATTAGAGAATAACGTTCCATTTTTTGCGGAATATTCTTTTACATATGCCGAAATTTTTGTGGCATCAATATTTTTTATACCTTTTCCATATACGGTTTGATAATTATTTGAATTTGGTGTAAAATCATCATAATTTGTAGTTGAACCACCATCATACGCTTTTCTTGATGCGATTAATTCATCAATAGCAGTAAGTGTAGCTGCGGTTGTTTGGGGAGTCGGTGTATCTATTTCCGCATTACTCGCATTAATAAACGCATATTTCGCAGTTTTATATCTTTGTAATGCTGCCTCTAAATTAGTTTTAGCAATATTTTTATTGGTTCTAGCAGTTTCTATGGAACTCTTATTTGTAATATCTGTGTTTGAAGGAGAAGTGTAATATTTTATAATTAAATCATTTGTGGATGGTGCTAGTATGATAGATGGATTATAAATACCTTTATCGTTTGTCATACTAAATAATGTTTTTTTTGAACCATAATCCCATTCACTTATATACATCCAAGTAGATAATGAAAATGAACTCGATGTTGTATCTACTGTTGTTAATTTTTTTATGTTATATGCATTTACAGGAATAGAATTTGTTTCAGTATAAGAATTAAATATACCTAAATTCATAAAAATATAAATCAAAGATATTAATACTGCAACTATTAATATTATTTTTTCTCTGCCTTCAGTTTGATTTGTAACAATTAAATATGCTCCAACAATTATAAATAACAATAAAATAATTGTTGTAAAAGATAATATGTCCATTATAAGTATATTATATTAAATGATTTTTATAAATATTCTTTATTTTTCTAAATTGTATTGTTATCCTACATATAACATTTAACTTTTTTATAATATATTAAAACTTGCTTTTTCAACTTGATTTTGAGAAAATGTAAATTTAGCACTATACTGATTGAGAAAGTTGCCCATTAAATTATCACTAAATCCTCCTTTATATATATCCCACACTTCTTGCGGAGTTAAGAATGTTGGATAATATCTAGAAGATGATATATAACCTTTAAAACCACCCCAACTTAATGTAGTATCATTCGCCGTAGTTGTTACTTTTTGAACAGTTCCTGTACTAACGTGAGAGTCTACTAATTTTCCATTTATATAAGTATCTACAGTATTATCTCCGAAAGTCACTACAACATTTACCCATTTTTGTATACTTATTTCTTTAATTGTAATTTTTTCTAAACTGTATTCATCAGCTGAACTAGTTACGTCCCATGCTGATAATTGACTATCTCTACCAGTAGTATATGCTGCTATTCCTCCTCCTGTTAGTGAATTGCTTGAAATATCATCATTAATTATGGCAGAAACTAAAACGGTACTTGGTTTGGTGCTTCTTATTAATTTGGTATTATAAGTAGTGGTGCTTGTCGTCTCGACATATGTTGTGTCGTTTATTGTAACAAGGTCTATACCAGTAGTTCCTCCGTCATATGCCGCTCTTGCGGCTTTCAAAGTAACATAAGCAGCATTCGTATTAGAACGAAGAGTAGAATTAGCTACTGTAGCAATGGTAGTACCTGTCTGTTTTCCTATAGCAGTCACTCCACTACCAGATACATCATTAAAAAAATTGCCACTAGCATCTCTTTCAGCATTACTTGCGGTTATCCATCTTGTTTTTGCGGTAGTATATGCTGTTAATAAATTATTAAGTGTATTCCAAGCAAGATTTTGACTTGTTGTTGGTGTTGTGTAATATGTTATGATTATTTCATTATTATAAGGTCCTAATGTTATCCTTGGACCCAAACCACCAACAACAGGATTCGTTAAACTAAAAATGGTTTTATCTGTTGCAGAATTTAAATCAGTTATATATATCCAAGTTGATAATGAGAATGAAGTAGCAGTAGTATCTACAGAAGGTACAGTTTGAATTATAGACGCATCTACTGGAGATGATTTTGATTCAGTATAAGAATTAAATATACCTAAATTCATAAAAACATAAATAAAGCATACTAATACCGCAACTATTAATATTATTTTTGTTCTACCTTCAGTTTGATTTGTAAAAATTAAATATGCTCCAATAATTATAAATAACATTAAAATAATTGTTGTAAAAGAAAATATGTCCATTATAATTGTATAATATTAAAATGATGGTTGAAATTTTGTATTTTTTTCTAAATTTATTAGTTAGTTAGAAACAAATATTGATTATTCATATTAAAATTATACTAAAATCCTTTTTTATATATGGCTAAAACATCATTTGGTAATAACTGTTTTGGTATATAATTATATGATGATATTAACCCTGTAAAACCACCCCAATTTAATAAGGTATTATTCTCAACAGAAGTTACGCGTTGAATGCGGCCTGTACTAATATGTGAATCTACCAATTTACCATCTAAATAAGTGTCTACTGAATTATCTCCAAAACTGATAACAATATTCATCCATTTTTGTATTCTTATTTGAGGTATTTTAATTGTTTCTAAACTATAATCTTCAGATATTTCTCCCGTAATCCATTTTACTTGAGGGTTAGACATAGTTTGGTTAGATGTAATTCTATTGTAATTGTATAAAGCACTATTATAATAATCAATATAAGTTGGTTCATTTATTATTTTATACATATCATAATTGATAGGGTTTTCTGTTACAGAAGCACTAATAATATCATAACTCACTGTATTATCTTCATTCAATTTAGAAGTTATAACATTTGGTGTATATATTGTTTGATACAAATCAGAGGTTATACCTGTTTGTCCACCATCATATTTTTTTCTTGTTTCTATCAAATTGGTTAAAGCAATATCAGTATCACTGATAAGTTGAGACTGTGGTATTGTATTTGTAGAATCACCCACTTTATTACTTGCTTCTATGTACATAATTTTTGCGTTTTTATATTCATTAAGCACATTATTAAGGTCTTTTTCTACTTGCCAATAAATATTTTGGCTTATTGTTGGTATTGTATAATATGTTATAATTAATTCATTCTTGTAGTTGTCTAATATTATTTTTGGTGTATAATCGCTAATATCGTTTGTCATACTAAAAATTGTTTTATTTTCTCCAGATTTCCAATCAGTTATATATATCCAAGTCGATAATGAAAATGTTTTTGATGTTGTATCAATTAATGGTATGGTTGGTACAGGTTCTTCTGCGCTTTCTGGTAGATTTACGTAACTTGTTGGTATAGGTGTTTCAATTTTAGGTACGTTTATTATTACAGCCGCATCTACAGGCGGTGTTTTAGGAGTAGTTGATATAAACACATTTAAATTTAAAAAAATATAACTAATACATAGTATTATAGAAAAAAGTATTATTATTTTAGGTTTACCTTCAATTTGGGTTGTAACTAGTATGTAAGTTCCAACAATTATAAATAAAATTAAAATAATTGTTGTAAACGATAGAATGTCCATTATAATTATTATATTATTAAAATGAAGCGTGTGTTTTATATATTTTCTGTATTTGTTCTAAATCAATGGGTTCTTCATAATAATACATATTAGATATTCCTCCAAGATTGCTATTATTTATGCTACCTGCTTCTAAAACTTCATATTGAGTAATAAAATCAACTATATCTGAATTAGAGTATACTAAATTTCCATTAATAAATAAGTCAAATACTCCATAATCATAATTCATTACTATATGGTTCCATCTTTGATAAAGAATAGTATTTGATTTGTATAAAACAGTAGGGGTTTTGTCCACATTATTATTATTTGATATATATTGAACTATTAATTCTTTAGTCTTGTGGTCATAATACATTGATGGCCTATTTCCATATTTAACTATTAAATCTATTCCTTTTAATACAGGTTGTTTATTTGATACAGTATCTTGTTTATTTAAATAAATCCAATAAGATAATCCATAATGGTATGATGCTATTTTCATATCTCCTAAAATGTATTTGGATATACTACTCGAATTTACCATTTGTAATTTTAATAAAAACTTTTCATAATAACTCATTATATTCGTATGGTTGTTTATTATGTCATTAATTTTTTGTCTTAAATCCGTGTTAGAACTATTATTCAGTGCAGTATTATTTAATACATCAGGATTTTTCCATAATGCTTGTTTTAATATATATTTGTCATAATCGTCTAATGTAAAATGTACCGGCACAGTTTCTTGTGATATAATATTTTGAAACCCTTCAATCTCACCCCCAAGCATTTGTTTATAAATTTTTCGTGTATATGGGTCTGCATAACTTGGTATGTTATCTAAAACCACGACATTTTCATTAAAAAGATTGAAATTTGTATCATTGTTACTTAAATCATTGTTACTTAAATCGTTATTATTCATACTATACTCAAATTGTCTTTGTTCTTGAAGTTTTATTAATTCTCTTTCATAAAATGGTTTTTTTTCAACAATCTTTAAAATAATGTCATCTTGTGTTAGATTAATTACATTTGTGTTTAAATATACAGGTTTATTGATTAAAACAATTGTATTGTTTGGAAGACTTGTATTACTATACACAAAATATAATATAAATACTATGATTAGTGTAATAAGTAATATTATAACTGTTGATGGGGTTTGTTTATAATCTTGAATCATAAAATCAACAAAGTCAGTAATTAAACACGGTATATAAAACACTAAATCCTTTATAAAATTCAAAAATTTATTATCGGGTATTTCAGTGTTGTACATATTTGTATAAGAATTGATGATGGATAATAATAATAATACTATAATTAATGTAAATATAAATGAAAACTTTAATGATTTGCTAATTAAAGATACAAATAATCCATATGCAATATAAAATGCCAAGAATAATCCTACTATAAATAATACAGTTTTTCCAAAATTAATTGAGTATAAAGATAATTCTAATCTTAAATTATATGATTTATTATAATCATCTTTTGTTTTTAAAAGCATAAAAAATAAAATAAAACCCGTTATAATCATATATAAAACAATTAATGGGTATCTAATATAGTCTAAAATGTTATAAGGATTTAAGAAAAAAACTATATATCCAACAATAAACATAAAAATTAATAAAATTAAAAGAAATATATTTGTAAATATTTCATTTTTTTGAAAATAACCTTTAACCTTTATAAAAAATTGGATAATTGTATCTTTTTTATCTTTTGTTTTTAAGTCATTAAATAATTCAGTTATTATTTGTATCATAGAACTGGAACTCATTTATTATTTATTTATATTTAAATATTCTCTAACGACGTTTTTTTACCGTGACAATTTCTACATAAAGCTATTAAATTATCAATATCATTAGAGCCGCCTTGGTCTAATCTTTTTTTATGGTCGACCTCAAACCAAGCAGTTAATTGTTGTTGACAATCTCCACATTTCCATTGTTGATTTGAAGCAACAAACTTTTTCTTTGTTTCGCTTACACTTCTTTTGTGGGTTCTACTAGGTTGATTCATTCGTTGTACTTGAGCTCCTTGATGATTTCCTTGGTGTGACCCTCCTTGTTGCGACCCTTGCTGATATTTTCCTAATAAAGGTGATATTAACATTTTTGCGCTTTTGTCTATTGGCATACAATTTACATATTGGTTCAACGCATTTACTGTATTTACTCCGTGTAATGGATTTTTTTTTATCATTAAATAAAATCCAAGTCCTAAAATAAAAATCAATGACATTTTATAATATTTTTTGTATTGTCCAAATGATTTGATTATAAAATTGTCATAATAAGTATTATACATAAAAAAAGCAGTTATCAATAAAATAATAAATGCTGTACTCATTTATTACTATAAAGATAATAAATAAATATGATAATTATACAAATAAATATGACGTGTTTTATCCATTTTTTATAAACTCTATTGTCTTTATAAAGTATTAAATAAAATTTGTCTAAATATTCATTATATGATAAATACTCTAAATTTTGAGCAATATGAAATTCTTTATATATAATATATCCATAATCCATAATAGTCTCTTTACTATCATAAAATGATTCAATCGGATTTTTTTGAATAATCTTAAATAATGAATTTTGATATTCAGGAGGAACAAAATAAGATATTGATTCAAACAATTGTTTTATTTTTTTTTTATTGGCTTTATTTGGTGTATAAAAATAACAAGCAAAACAAATATAATGAAAACAAATATCTAGAGATTGTATAATCATTTAAATATAATACACGAATAAAAATAATGGACCAGTCAAAACATTTATGTAATAATTGTGGCTGTTATGGTCATATTTTTTATAATTGTAAAAAACCTATTACTAGTTTTGGCATTGTATGTTATAGAGTAACTGATAAAATAGAGTACTTATTGATACAACGTAAAGACAGTTTAGGTTATGTTGATTTTTTAAGAGGAAAATATAATGAAAATAACAATCATCAACTTAAAAATATAATTTATGAAATGACAAATAAAGAAAAGTATAATATATTAAACAAATCTTATAAGGAGTTATGGGATGAGTTATGGAATAAAGTGAACGACCATTATGATTTTAAAAATGAAGAAAAATTTAATTTTATAAAAAAAAACAAACCTTACTTGTTTAATAATAATACTGATTGGAATGAACCCGAATGGGGATTTCCTAAAGGAAGACGTAATTATAAAGAAAAAGATTTAGATTGTGCGTTGAGAGAATTTGAAGAAGAAACGGGCATTCAAAAATCATCATTAACTATTATTAAAAATTTAAATCCATTCGAAGAAATATTTACTGGTTCTAATTTAAAATCATACAAACATAAATATTTTTTATGTAATATTAGTTGTGAGAATTCTATGAATGAAACTAATTTTCAAAAAAGTGAAGTGGGTAATATGAAATGGTGTTCTTATGAAGAATGTTTAGCAAAAATTCGTTTTTACAATATAGAAAAGTTGAGTATAATAAAATCAATTAATGAATTGTTACAAAAATATAAAATATTTTAATTAATAAGATGGAAGAGGTGAAACAATTAAGATTGAAAGAATATAAAAATCGAAAGTTTTTTGAACAAACCCCAGATTATGATACACAATACCCTCATTTAGATGACCCATTATTTCAAAGTAAAATTGCTTTAAAAAAAGAGTTTGAATATAAATATGATGGCACTATAAAAGATGTTAAAATTAAATTAAAAGAATCTTGTATAAAAAACCAAGAGTTTGAATTAGCACCCCATCAAGAGTTTATTAAACGTTTTATATCGTATCAAACTCCTTATAATGGAATATTGTTATATCACGGATTAGGAAGTGGTAAAACGTGCTCTGCGATTGGTATTACTGAAACTATAAGAGAATATTCTAAATATATTCATAATTTTAAAAAAATCATTATTATTGCTTCTCCCAACGTACAAGAGAATTTTAAATTACAATTATTTGACCCATCTAAATTACAAAAAGTAAATAATGCTTGGGTAATGAATGGGTGTTTAGGCAATTCTTTAATTGATGAATTAAATGTCTATCAAATACACTCATTATCTAAAGAAGATTTGATTTATAAAATTAATAAATTAATAAAAAAATATTACCATTTTACTGGATATATTGAATTTGCTAATAGAATTGAAAATTGTATTGTTATAAATGATGTAATTAATAAACGTTTAACTCAAAAGAAATTGAGTGCTATGTTTGAAGGTTGTTTGATAGTCATTGACGAGATACATAACATAAGATTGAACTCGGACAATAAAGATGACAAAAAAGTGGCGAACGCATTATATACCCTTGTACAATATGTAAAATATTCGAAACTAGTATTTTTAACAGGAACCCCAATGTATAATGACCCAAAAGAAATACTTTACATTATAAATGTTCTAAATATGAATGACAATCGGTCTATTGTAAGTGTAAAGGAAATTTTTAATAAAGATAATGAATTTATTGTGGATGAAGATGGGGAGGAAATAGGAAAGAATTTATTTATAATGAAAGCCAATGGATATGTATCTTATGTTAGAGGAGAGAACCCTTACACGTTTCCTTATTTAATAACACCTTCAATGTATGATGACCCAAATTCATTAAAAATTATTGGAGGATATCCTAGCAGACAATTTAACAGAAAGCAGATTCCAGAAGAAGATAAAGTCAAGTATTTAGACTTGTATATCTCTCAATTATCTCCTACTCAAGAAGAAGGATATGAATATTTTTTAGGAAAGATAACCGAAAAAATAGACGAAGATGTACTTGAAGATATGGATTCTTTTAAATATAGTATAATACAATCTCCTTTAAATGCTTTAAGTATTGTGTACCCAACGGAGAAAGGAACATTCTTAACCGGTAACAAAGGTTTAGATAGTGTAATGACTTACTCCGAGAGACAAAACCCACCTAGTAAAAATAATTTTGAATATAACAGGCTAGATGGAATGTTTGCTTATGACAAAATTGGAGAATACAGTCATAAAATTAAAACTATTATGGACCATATATTAAATTCAACTGGTATTGTATTGATATACAGTGCTTATATTAACGGAGGTATTATTCCTATTGCTCTTGCATTAGAAGAGTTGGGCTTCTCTCGTTATGGAAGTAAATCAAAGTCATTATTTAAAAAACCTAGAAACAAACCTTTGAATGTATATGATTTAAACCGAACTGGTGAAAGTGATGAGTTTAAACAAGCGTGTTATTCTATTATTTGTGGTGAAAAACCATTAAGCCCAAACAATAATGAAGAAATTGATGCGTTAACACATAATAATGTAAATGGAGAAAGAGTCAAAGTCGTTATTATTTCGCAAGCAGGAAGTGAAGGTATTGACTTGAATAATATAAGGCAAGTACACATAATGGAACCGTGGTATAATATGAATCGTATAGAGCAAATTATTGGTAGAGCAAGACGTAATTGTAGTCATAAAAATCTTCCGATTGAAGAGAGAAATGTTCAAGTATTTTTACATTGTAGCAGAGTTTCCGCAAACATAGAAACAATCGATATGTATTTATACAGATTAGCTGAAAAAAAATCAATTAAGATAGGAAAAGTATCTAGAATATTAAAATCGATATCAGTTGATTGTATTTTAAATAAAGAGCAACAAAATTTTGCTAAATTGAAAGATAAACTTAAAATAAAGCTGAGTATAACCAATGAAGGAGAACCCATAATTATTACTTATCGTATTCGAGATAAAGCATTCACTTCTTTATGTGATTATAGTGATGAGTGTGAATATGAATGTTACAATAAAGAGTTATTAGGTCAAGATGATTCAACCTATCAATATTCTTATACAAAAAGTAACAAAGTAATGGATAAAGTTAAAAAACTCTTTACTTATAAACACGTATACCGAAAAGAAGAATTATTCAAATTACTTAAAATGAATGGAGTTCATAATGAAGAGATAGAGAGAGCATTAAAAGATTTAGAAATTCAAACATTAGTTGATAAATATGGAAAACGTGGAAATATAATAAATGTGCTTGATTTATATATATTTCAGCCAATTGAGATTAATGATACACAAATACCAATGATAGAGCGTATAACTCCAATAAAAGTAAAACCCAAAGAATTTAGGATAGATGTAGAAGAAAATGAAAAAGAAGATGATGATAACGATGATGAAGATAATGAAATTATGACAATAATAAGAGATAAATATGAACGTGCGTTAGAAGAGCATCACGAGTTAAAAAATGAAGATGATTGGTATAATTTTTTTAATTCTGGTTCTAATTATTTAAGACAAACTGGAGTTGATGAGGAGACACTTAATATGTATTTAATCTCACATATATGTGAACAACTTAATTTTCAAGATGAATTAACGTTATTGAATACGGTTTATAGTAAAGATGGAGATTTAGATGAACATATAAAAGAGCATTATGAACAATTTATTATAAGAAAACACGCACTTACTGTAATTTTTTTGATTGATATTACAAAAAAAACGGATAAAGAAGTACTGTATACACTAGGCGATAACGCAAAGTGGAGACCATCTACATATAGTGAAATAGAAGAAATTGAAGGAGATATTAAACGAAAATTTAAAAAACCAACAAATGCGTTTTTTGACATTCTTGGATTTATGGGTATTAATAAAAAGTCAAATTCTTTTGAATTTAAAATTAAAGATATTAAAGATTCTAAAACTATAGGTGCTATTGTTGAAAATAAATCTAAACCTGAAATATGCCAAATTATAAATACAACTATAGGACAACCTGAAAAATTTAATAAAAAAAATACTGCTTCTAAAAAAACAAATGAGCTGTGCGTATTAGAAGAATTATTATTAAGACATTATGATAAAACAAATAAAAAAGGAGTGCGATATTTCTTGAATAAAGTAGAGTTTTATTATTTAAATAAAAATTGAGATAAAAATTAACTTATATTTATCTATAATAAGAAATGGCAAATCAAAATAAAAAGGGTAAAAATAATGGCTCTGGTTCATCCTCATCTGGGTCATCTTCATCTGGGTCATATTCATCTAATACAATTACATCAAATAATCAGTCGAGCAGTGCGCCAACTAGTATATCCAACTATAATAGTGCCGCGTCTATTAATGCGGTATCTTCTGGACGCGACCCATCTTTTTACGAACCTTTTAGAGAAGAATCAATATCAAGTAAAGGTTCAAACAATAACAGTGGAAGACACACACCTGAATTTGGTTATCTTAATTCAGTTTCAGAACCTCAATCAAGTTCTACATTTAAACCACTTCCATTATCAGCTTTAAAACCAGTATCTACATACGTTCAACCTTCAGTAAAAGTATACGAACCTCACTCACCTGAAGGCGAACCTCCTTTACCTCGTGAATTAGCCGAAATTATGGATGAAATTCATCTTGCGAATGAATCCGATGAATTAGCTGAAGCTTATATGAAATTTACGCCACAACAAAAAAGACAAGCAAATAGTGAAATTGGTAAAATAATTGATGAATTTTCAAGCATTCTTAGACCTATATATTCCAAAGCAAATAAAGGGTATAATCCTAATTTTGATGTTAAAACATTATTAGATGAATATCAAAATAAAATATGGGCTGTACGTAAGAATATTTTATATGACGCACAATTTAAAGAAACAGCCCCATACCTGTTTATGCCTCCTGAAAATGTTAAAGTTAAAGAAAAAGATATCAAAGAAGGTAATAGAAAATGGAGGTATGATGACCCAAAACGAAACGCGGACTCTGCGTATACAATGAAAATATCTAAAAATCCAATTTTCGCAAAAATACGCAGAGGTAATGATAATGTAGATGAAAGGTTACAAGATATAGAAAAAGCATATGATAGAATTAGTGAAGAATACAAAGCTAAGTTTGAAAAAGAAAAAGAAAATATTGAAGAATGGGGACAAACTGAAAAAGAAAAAATAGTAGCAAAATACGATATAAAGCGTAATGAACTTGAACAATTTCCAAAATCAGAGTTAGAAAGAGACCAAGCACTTGAGCGTATTGATAATGCTGAAAATGAAGAGCTTATACGTATTGAAAATAAAGAAGCCGATAGTATTTTAGTAATTAAATTGAAAATTATTGAAATGGCTAAAGACCGGGTTGTAGTACCACAAGTAACAACTAAAAAAGAAGTAGTATTACCAACAGACCACTTATACATCAACTCACTTATTTATGAAAAAATAGAAGTACCCTTTGTTAGAATAGGTAATAATATGAATCAATATTTTAAAAAATATTCTGAAAGAATGATTGAAGGCAAATGTAGAAAAGAAGGATTCATTCGGCCACAAAGTACTAATGTTATAAGTTCTTCAACAGGACTCCTTAGGTCCGATATGGTTATTTATGATGTAATATATTCAGTAGATGTATGTTTCCCTTATGAAAATATGGAAGTTATGTGTAAAATAAAGAATATTACTAAAATTGGAATTCGAGGAATTATTAATGAAATGAACAATCCAATTGTATTATTTATTAGCAGAGAACATAACACAAGTAAACATTTTGAAGATTACGAAGAAGGACAGATGATTAAGGTGAAAGTTATAGGAAACCGTTTTGAATTAAATGATGAATATATTAGTGTAATTGGAGAAATAATATAAATATTATTGATAAATATTATTTAAATGGCATATACTTCTAAAGATTTAGAAAATATGTGTAAAATAATTGAAACATTTTCTAAAGAAGAGAACATTAAAATACTTGAGATTATTAAATTAAATGATAATACATCCCTCAGTGAAAATAATAATGGAACATTTATTCATATGGAAGACTTGTCTGTAAATACTTTAAATCAAATCAAAAGCTATATGGATTATGTTTTAAAAAAAGAAGGTGACATTAATGAAGTCGAACTAACTAAAGATAAAATGAAAAATAATATAAATAATAAAATCTAAGATAAATAATGATACAAATTAGAGAATACAAACCATTTTTTATTAAAAATAGTTTTAATTTAATGGGTATAAAGAAACACAAAAAAGTTAAAAAAATTGAAAAAAAAGATGAATTATTCCATCTTTTTTTTCATAAAATAAATAATTTAGATGAAACGAATATTACCATTAATAATTATAATGAACAACAAGAAAAAATGAATTTAGCAACTGCGATTGATAAAATTAAAATGAAACCTAAAATCAAAGATTATATTATAAATAATTTAATGTTTGATAAACAAATAAATTTAATTGTTTTAAATGCGTTGTGTATACATTATAAAATTAATATGTATTACATTAAAGATAATGTATATGTAAATATGTGTAATTTTCCTGATGAAAACATAATGGTGATGAATAATAATATGTTTGTATCATTTAATAAAAACACATTTGATAACTTGTATGAAATTATAAATTTAGAAAAACCAATGTACTGTCAATCTTATTATAAATTAAATGATTTAATAATCATTGCGTCTAAAATCCAAATGCCTTATGAAAAAATAAAAAAACAAGATTTATATGATTCAATTCATAATTATTTAGTAAAATTAAATATATTTAAAATTGATTAATTAAATACTATATAATAATATACAACAAATGAATCTAGAAAGTGCATTAAGAGTATTTAATGAACTAATGACTCAAAAAGAATCTAAATCCAAGGACCCTATAACAAAATATGATATTAGAAGTAAACGAGCGCATATCGAATTTGAAATACGGTTTGGATTAAACAAACCCTTAACCCAAATAGAATTTGAACGTGTATATAACAAACTTCTCTCTTATGGGTTTATAAAAATATCAGAACAATACCATTTAAAGATTTTAACGGATGACCGTATTAGATGCGAGATTTCTGATTTAAGTAATATTAAAGAATATTGTGAGACAGGTGTAATGCCTGAATCTACTGAATATATTACAAAAGAACAATTGACACCAAAAAAATTTGATAATCCTGATTTTAATTTCAGAATTTCTATACAGAAAGAGTATAAATACAATAATAAAGAAGAAGAAATTGTAGAATTGTTGAGGAAATTAAATGATGCACCTAAGGCGTATAGATATATGACACGTATTAAATTAGAACATCCAGATAAAAAAGGATATTGTATTGATTTAAGTGTAGTTAAATCCGCAAAAAAAGATGGTCATTTAATAAAAGAAGGTAAATTTTCACTAAGTAAATTATTTGATGTCCCGCCATCGTATGAAATCGAAATTGAAATTACAGATAATGAGCGTGTACATAAAACCACAGGAGCATATTATGAGTATATTAAAGAAACTATTAAATATGTATTGTCTGGAATACAATCAACTAATTTTCCAATATCGATTACGGAGCAGTACAATGTATATAAGGAATATTGTAAAATGTTAAGAATAAAAACAGTTGATTTTAAAGAGTATGTTATAAAACCAGACGCAAGCATATTTATAGGACCATCCTCTTATACACTTCAAAAAATAAATCTTTTAGATGACTCAGCAAATACAAACCCGTGTGTGCTTCACGACTTTTGTGTAACTGATAAAGCAGATGGAGAACGAAAATTATATTTTATAACATCTAATGGTAAGATATATTTTATAACTATGAATATGAATATACAATATACAGGCTCTGTTTGTTTAAACAAAGGATTATATGGAACTATTATTGACGGAGAGCATATTTTATATGATAAACATAAAGATTATATTAATTTGTATGCTGCGTTTGATTTATATTTTATAGGTAATGAAGATATAAGAAAAAATTCATTTATAGGCTCCAGCGAATTATACAGGTATAATAGATTACTTAAATTACAAAGTGAAATTGAATTTAGATTTATTTCGACTATAGAAAAGCCAGACTTTAAAGTAAAAGAGTTTTATCCTTCGAGTAAAGCAAAAACAATACAGCAGTGTTGTACTGAATTATTTAGAAGAATTGATTCTCATTTGTACCCTTATGAAACAGATGGAATTATCTTTACATCAAATTCATTGGGAGTAGGTATGGAAAAACACGATGATGTAGTAAAAAATTATAAATACACTTGGAAAAATAGTTTTAAATGGAAACCTCCTGAATTCAATACAATCGATTTCTTAGTAAAAATAAAACAAATAGGTAAAAAAGACGATGTTGAGTATTTAGAAACAGAGCATAGTTATAAAATATTAAACTTATTTGTAGGTTACAATGAAAAAAAGAGTGGCTACCTAAATCCTCAAAAGATTTTGTTTGATGAAATGTTAAAAGTTCCAACAGAATCGGATTATTCAGCTGTATTGTTTACTCCAACAAATCCAGTTGACCCTTTAGCCCATATTTGTTATGTACCTCTTACACGTGATACGAATGGGGAAAATAAAATGTTTACAGAGCAGCACGAAGTTATTGAATCAGACACTGTAATTGAATTTAGGTATGAACACAATAAAGATAGACGGCTATCTTGGATACCAATGAGAATTCGTTATGATAAAACAGAAGATTTTAAACAAGGTAAATCATTTGGTAATGCGTATCACGTAGCTAATAGTAATTGGAAGACCATACATAACCCAGTTACAAAAGAATTAATTACTTCTGATAAAGAGGTTACCATAGAAGATTGTGAAGATACTGATGTGTACTATAATACAAATGATATGAGTGATTATAAAACTCAAAAATTAAAAACTTTTCACAACAAATACATTAAATCAATGTTGATAGATATTGTATCTAAACCGGGAGATGTACTAATCGATTATGCTGTAGGAAAAGGAGGTGATATTAATAAATGGAACTCTAATAAATTAAAATTTGTATTGGGAATTGATATATCTAAAGATAATATACATAATGCTAAAGATGGTGCGTGTGCACGATTTATAAATCTAAAAAAAGACTGGAAAAAAACTATTAATGGACTATTTATTTATGGTGATACTTCTAAATTAATCGATAGTGGAGATTTTGCTACCAATGATGATAAACAAGAAGAGGCCATTAGTAAATTTGTAATCGACCAAGTGATGGGGAAAAAACCCAAACAAGAAAGATTTGGTAAATACATTGAAAAATTATATAATGTAGCAGGTGGTTTGTTTGATATAGGCTCTATACAATTCGCAGTACATTATATGTTTAAAGATAAAGTGAGTATTAATGGTTTTGCTAAAAATTGTTGTGATACGATTAAAACAGGTGGATATTTTATAGGTACTTGTTATGATGGTGAAAAAATATTTAAATTATTAAGTTCAGTTGAAACCGATAAATCAAGTGAGCTTTATATTGATGAAAAAAAAGTATGGGCGGTTATAAAAAAATATGATAAAGAAACATTCTCTAAAAATGACTCACTCGGTTATACAATTGGCATCTATCAAGAATCTATTAATAAAGTATTAGATGAATACATTGTACATTTTGACTATTTAAAAGAAATTATGGGGCAGTATGGGTTTATTCCGGAATCGCCCAATAAAGATATACCTCCGATAGATTCGTTTGAACGATTTTATGGTACAAGTGGTATTAAAATGACCGAGCAAGAAAAAATTATATCATTTCTAAATAATTATTTTATATTTAAAAAAGTAAACAATATGAGTACAAGTGAAAGTTTTAAAATATATAATAGAAACATTCAAGGTGAAGAAGTAAATTATAGTGTTGGCAAACCAGAAAAAACAGGTTTAACTATTATATTAAAAAAATAGTATAAATGTATTAAAAATATTATGATAATGAATAGTTATACTATTAATGATACTATTATTAATATATCTGAATTATGTATTAAGTTTGATTCATCTATGAATTATGTGAATGAAACACTAAGAAATTATATACATAATATTAAATTAGAAATAGAGCCAATTATTGTTGCTTGGGAAAAAAATAAAAAATATTCTAATCCATATGAGTTTATTAATATGAGTTATGATTCAAATACGTCTCCAGTATGTAATTACAAACCTATATCTCGTGCATTTTTTAAAATGATAGAAATATTGAATAATTTTAATTTTTCATTTAATAAAGATATTGAATCATTTCATTTAGCTGAAGGACCTGGAGGGTTTATAGAAGCATTACAATTTGTAAGACAAAATCCAAATGATAAATATTATGGTATGACATTAATGGTAGGAGATAAAGATGTTCCTAAATGGGATAAATCCAATTATTATTTAAATAAAAATCCAAATATAATTATTGAAAAAGGAGCTGATGGGACAGGTAATTTATATAGCATTGAAAATTTAAAGTATATATATAATAATTATAAACATACAAAAGATTTTATAACAGGAGATGGAGGGTTTGATTTTAGTATAGACTTTAATAAACAAGAAGAATCCTCTTTAAATCTTATTTTTGCTGAAATTTGTTTTGCTATTATCTTACAAAAAAAAGGTGGTTCTTTTGTACTAAAAGGGTTCGATACTTTTACATCTTGCTCCATTGAGATGTTGTATGTATTATCTTATTTATATGAAACAGTACATATTAGTAAACCATTACCTAGTAGACCTGCGAATTCAGAAAAATATATAGTATGTAGTAATTTTAAAATGGTTAATAATATAAATGACATATATGATAATATATTTGAACAATTTCATAGAATTAAAACAAATAGTATATCGTCCATTTTAAATATTCCTATATCGAATCATTTTTTAGATAAAGTTAAAGAAATTAATTCTATATTTGGTCAAACTCAAATAGAGAATATATTAAGTATTATTAATTATACTATGGATGATAAAAATGATAAACAAGACCAATTAAAAAAATCTCATTTATCTAAATGTGTTAAATGGTGTAAAAAAAACAATTTGCCTATTAACGAAGTTTATCTATAAGACAGTCATTACATTTTTCTAATTTTTTCTTAGGATTGTATTGATTCATATTTAACGCGTCTTGCTTTCTTCTAGAAACATAATTTGATGATACCATACAAGAGTCTTGTTTATAATTATTAATAACATATTTTGGTTTATACACAACGCATTTTGTTTTTGAATCATCAGCATAACAAGTGGTTGATTTATAATTATTATCATTTAATTGTGTTCCAAGAGTCTGATTTTGTTCAAATGTTCTACATCTTCTTTGTAAATATTGCTTGGTCGAAGAAAAATATTCGGGTCCATACCGTGTGGATGTTCTTCTAATATTATTTGTACCTCCTTTACAATCTCCATCTACAACAACCCCATCACATTTAGTAGTTGATATAATTTGTTCGTGGAGTATGTTTGGAATATCTGTCTCAGTGATTACACAAATACTTGGGTTTTCAAAATCATCAATAGTTACTATAGATTTACTTTGATATTTAGAATATAATTGTTTTCTCCAATGTTTTATAGGGTTTGGTTTAAATGGAGAGCCTAAATATATTTCAGGTTCAAACTCTGTAGGTTGTCTGCTGTTCATTGGAATAGCTACATTTTTTTCAATATATGTTTTCGATTCTGGATATGTAAATCTCATTTATATAAATATAAATTTATTATTAATTTATAATTATATATAAAATGGAGGATTTTCAATTTGAAATGAGTAAAACTGATAAAATTTATTTAATATCTTGCTCGATATTATTTATAGGAATATTAATAAGTATAAGTAAAAAATAATTTATGATAATAAAAGATTTACATTTGCTTCATTCGCACAAATAAAACTATCTGTTAATAATTCTTGTTCTAATATTTTGTAAAACTTATCACAAAAATCATTATTATTTATAAATGGTATATCATTATGAATAAGTTTTAATTTATCTGGTTTGTTAAAAATATTGTTTAAAATAAATAATATTATATAAGAATAATCAACATCACCTTTTATAAATAATTTTTCTATTTCTGCTTGATAAAACAATAATAAATGTTTAGAATTTTCTTGTGTAGAACTCTTCATTTCTGCGAGTCCTACATTAAGCATTGATTTTTCTCCTGCTCCACCAGGCATTGATGCTGCTCCTTTTCCATTAAGCAATGCTCCTGCTCCTGCTCCACCAGGCATTGATGCTAATGCTGCTGCTCCCCCTTTTAAACCATCTTGTTTTTTTGAAAATCTTAATACTTTTTTAATTCCTTTCTTTTCAGCTTCTGCTTGTTTTTGTACACCTTTTATCACACCTTTTACTCCTATTTTTGCTGCGCTTTTTGCGTCACTTAAAGTAAATAATTGGTTTTTACTCATATTTTTTTTTTGTTTATATTCATTTATTTTTTCTCGAATTTCTTTTTGAGATAAAAGTTTTGGAGGTTTTGGAACTATACATTGTTGAAATGCACTATTTAATCCTTCAACCTTTGTATATACTTTTGATGCATATTCAAGTTTCTTCTGTTCTTCCGTTTTATTTTCTTCGCTTTTTGGGTGTTCCATATTTTTTAATTTTGTTATAGGGTCTAATTTTGTTCCATCATCCATAATGCCTGCTAATAAATTATAAAACGCACCATTTTCGGTCTTAAGTCCTTTGTCTTCAATATTTAATATATAATAAATATCATTATTTGATTTTTTTTTAGTTGAATTTAATAATGATTTTTGTTTTTCAATATTGTACATTGTTACGCAATTTTCTATTATATTTTTTTGTAAAGTAAAATATGAATATGTTGTAGCAATTTCTTTTGAATAAAATAAACGCGCTAATATACACAACGCAGAATAGTTATTTCGTACACACAAAGTACAATACATACTTCGTACACCATTATTATTTGGTACAGCAATACTACTTGGTAAAGCAGTACTACTTTGCGTTTCTTTATTAATTGGTACAGCAATACTACTTGGTACAGCAATACTATTTTGTACACCATTACTAGTTTGTGCACCATTACTAATTAATACAACGTTACCATTTTCTACAATAATTGGTACATTATTATTAACTGGTACACCAATAACTGGTCCACCAATAACTGGTATACCATTATCTGGTAAACCATTAACTGGTACAGCAGTAACTGGAACAGCACCTTTATATGTGCATAACGCAGATATTTCTTCTACAAAATAATCTTGTGCAAATGTATACGTGCCTTTTAATGCATCCATAAATTTTACATTATAATGAGTGCTATATAATTTTCGTGATATAGCTTTAAGCATCTCAACGTAAGGGTCTCCTGTACCTGGTATTTGGTTTCCTTTATTTTTTGTTCCTATTTCATCTGAAATATCACCTAAGGTTTCTACAGAACCACCTTTATATTTTTTTCTGTTTTTTCTAGTTTTTTTACTTGTTCTAGTTCTTCTAGTTCTTTTAAATTTTAATTTTAAATTTTTATTAGTTTTATATATCATATATTATTAAAATATTTAAATTATATTAATAACGTCTTACTCTCATTAATGCTGAATATGAACCATTATTTTTATTTCCACCAAAACTAGTATCATTAAAATTTTGATTTATACTTGATAATGTTTTAAAACGAGTAAAAGATGAACTGTCATATACATATTTACTATTTCCAGATTCTAATGGTAATTGAAGTGGGGTTACTCCATTTGTGAGTATATTACACGAACTATTACCTACACTATCTTGGTTTAATCGTATTCTTATATTTACGTCGTGTACTTGATTCGAACCTCCACAAGTCTGATACTTTCGGCCTAATGGGTCACCTGCACTAATAGACGCCCTAAATGGTCCCGCAAGAGAAACAAATTTATCACCCGTAGTAGCTGTTACATTATTAGACCTAAATGACTTCCGCAATATTTTTCTTTTTAAAGCAACCTCGCTACCTACAAGAGCTGAACCGTATCCTGCTAATGGTCTAGACATTATATTATACAATTATTATTTTTTATATAAATTCAAATATAAAATACTAAATAAAAGTAAAACAAAAAGAAAAAGAACCAAATAATATCTTGAATAATCAACTATATTTACATTTTTATCACATATAATATTAATATTAATTTCATCAACTAAATTTTGTTTATAATATAAATGACCGCTTGGTTGATAAGATATAAATGAATTATTTCTTTGAGATGGAGGCAAATCTTTGAAAACCAATATATATTGTAAATTAAAATATACGACAAACAACATTATAAAATTAAAAAAATCTATTGTAGTTTTATTTTGAGAGATGTAATAAATCGCGTTCTTTTTAGTTATTGTACCATCTGATGTGTTTACAATTTTAAATTTATTAAATAATTCATTATATGTTTCATTATCTGGAAATACATCAAACACTTGTAATAACCTTCGATTGGAGCCTTTACTAAAATTCACGCCTTTATGAAATATATTTGAATGAAATATGACAATATCATTTGCTTCCAATTGTAATACAGTTCTGTTATTGTATAAATTAATTAAATTTAAATTATTTTTTATATGAGAACCTGGAATTAATTCTAATTCAGCTTTATCAAAATAAACAAGTGCAGTAAAAATAGGCATTGATTTCGATTCAGTATTATTATATACATCTTGATGAAATATAGATGCGTCTATTGAATTATTATTATTACTATAACGAAATTTTGTATATTTTGGGTTTGAAAAATAAGGCAGCTTTCTTTTTATGGTAGGAATAAAAATTGTATCTATAAAATCTTTTATTTGTGTATAGTTTACTTTGTCTTTTATATTGGATATATCATTAGGTATGTCATTTTTATAAATACCGTTTTTAAATATAACATATCCGTTCTTATGTAATTCTTCCATTATAATAACTTAATATTTTATGTCATAATTCGTGGGACTACATTCATAGAAATCAATTCTTGAAACAACAATTTACAACTAAATGGTAATTCTACATATGAAAACTCTGTTTTATTATCACATACACTACACAAATGTATATGCTTTTCATCATTATAAACTGCTATCAGACCGCATTTTTTACATACATTAATACTATACTTGTCAGATACATCGTAAATTCTCTCTTTTGTAAATCTAGATGCTCCGTGGGATATCATACAATCTCGTTCCATTTCACCAAAACGAAGACCACCATCTCGGCTTCTTCCTTCTGCTGGTTGGCGGGTTAGATTAACCATTGGGCCAATACACCTAGAATGCTGTTTATCATTAACCATATGTTTCAATCGTTGATAATAGACAGGACCAATGAATATATTTGTTTCGATTTGTTCACCAGTTTTACCATCATACAACAATTCATTTCCATTTGATTCATAATTATTTTTCTGTAGCTCTTTACGGATTGTATTCATATCTAAATCTCCAAAACTAGTCCCATCGCCAAATAATCCAAGTTCCAACAATATTTTTCCTAATAGTGTTTCTTTTAATTGAGCGATTGTCATTCGAGAAGGAATTGCGTGAGGATTAATAATCAAATCTGGCCTCAAGCCATTCTTTGTAAACGGCATATCTTCTTCGTTAATAATATTACCAATAGTGCCTTTTTGACCGTGCCTACTACTAAATTTATCACCAATATTGGGTACTCGCATTGTCCTCAATCGTACTTTACAACAATTGTAACCATCCCCATTTCGGCCAATAGAAGTGTCATCAATATAGGTTTCTTCATCTGTTCTATAACATCTGCTTTGGTCTTCGTATTTAATGAGCTGTTCATTTTTGTTTTTATTTTCACGAATCACGACAACTTTGGATATAATAATATCTTTATCTTCTACCAATGTGTTTTTATCCATTACACCATTTTTATTAATTTTATCATAATTACCAAACTTCATATTTTTAGTAGTTAACTTATTTGGTTTCATTCTCAATTCTTCTTCACCATTTACTTTCTTATCTTCATCTTTTTCAGTATGATAAATGGTTGCGTGAAACAATCCTCGGTTTATACTACCTTTATTAAATAGAATACTATCTTCTTGATTATACCCACCGTGAGTCATAATAGCTACAATCACTTGATTTCCCGAGGGAAGTTTATTCAATTGAATCATATTCATCAAACGAGTTTCTACTAAAGGTCTCATTGTATAATTCAATACATATGCTGTCTTATCGAATCGTTTATTGAAATTAGATACATATACACCGATTGCTTGTTTTCCCATTGCGCACTGGTATGTATTTCTGGGTGACTGGTTATGCTCTGGAAATGGAATACACGATGCTAAAACACCAAATATAGTACTTGGGTGTATTTCACTGTGTGTATAATTATACATTTTATCAATCATAGATGGTTGTGTCGCAATCATAGAGTACAACTGCTCTTCCGGGTCAATATATTCAATAACAGAATCATCTATTTTTAAATTAACCAGCAAATTATCCCACTGAGTTTCTTTATTTTCAATTGATTCTATAATTTTATGAGTAATTAATAGTTTGTTATTACTTACTTTATACAATGGTCTCAACAATCGCCCACAATCATTGATAATACAAATCTCTTTTTGTTTGTAATTAAATGTAATTGAAGTATAAATATTAATAATACCTTTGTATTTTTTATCTTTTAAATCGTGATACAAACTAATTGGGTCTTCGGTTATACCTAACCAGCGCCCATTGACAAACACTTTTACTTTATCATATAAGTCACACGTTCCCAACAATTTAATTTTCGGTAACAAATAATCGTAAATAGGATTACTATCAGAATAACCGGATATAATAGTAAGATAACTTAAATTTTTAACTACACCAACCGATTGCCCTTCTGGTGTTTCGGCAGGACATAGGAATCCCCAAGAAGTTCCGTGTAATTTGCGTGGTTCAATCAATTTACCGCTTTTATCTAATGGGGTATTAATCCTGCGCAAATGACTAAGAGTCGACATATAAGTTAAACGACTCAACACTTGAGCGACTCCAACTTTATTTGAATTTAAATGTTTAATACCAAAATCACCAGTTGATAAAGCACGTTTCAAACCATTTTCTATCGTAGATGATTTCACTATTTTATAAATGTTTGTTAATGTAATAATATTTGTATAATCTTCAGTTGATTTCCAAGAACCATTATTGATTTCACGTGTAACCAACTTGTATATATCTTTTACAACTTTATTGAAATAATTTCGAAACAAATTATTTAACAATGTACCGGTTGTTTCAATTCGTTTGTTTTGATATGCGTCTCGGTCATCGCTCGGGTTTTCACCTAGCGCACATTTAATTAATTTATAAGTCATATAACCAAGTAGATAGGTTCGCTCAATGGGAAGTTTACAATTAGGAAATAAATCGTTATTCAATACATCCATTGCGAATTCTCTTTTCTTTTTCTGTCCTTCATCTTTATCCATATTAATCGGTGTGTATATGACTGAACTCGTAATATATTTAATACATTCTTCTATATCCATATATTCATTTGCTTGAAGTATAGATGCTTTTAAATAATTCAAAATGGGTTCATTCTCTATTTGAGAATTATCTAAACAAATGATACCACAAATTTCTTTGTCATTTTTCAAACCCAATGCTCGAAATAATATAAACAATGGAATTGGTCGTTTTAATCTAGGTAATTGAACTACAATTTCATTTCCGTATGAATTTAATTTAGAAGAAATCATCATATAAATCTGTTTTGGTGAAATACATTTCCAATCTGGGACAGACCTCATTTCGGCACTCCATAACCATTTATGATTTGGTTTTTGTTTATAACAAAATATTTTATTATCAGCGGGTTTCTCCTGTCCTAAACACGTTTTTTCAGAACCATTGATAATAAAATATCCTCCCGGGTCCATACTACATTCTTCAATTTTATCAGGATGAATATGGGTATATTGATTTAAGATACATATACACGACTTTAACATAATTGGAATTTTTCCAAATTGTATTTTCGTAAGTTTTACGTGTTTAATTTCTTCATTTTCTAGAGAATCACCTGTACGAATCACATATTGTATATTTAAATCGATTGTAAAGTTTGATGTATATGTGAAATTTCGATGTCTGGCATTATTTGGAAGCATTAATTTGGTCGCACCATTATTTTCGTGAATTTCTGGACGATAAATACAAATATTATCAAAATTAATGATAACTTTCAAACGGTATTGTTTAAATTCCTTTATATAATCTTGACTAGAGCATATAGTCAATGGATTAAACATTTCAACTGTTTTTTTCATTTGATTATTGATAAAATCATTGTAAGAATCAATTTGATGCTTTACTAATTGTTGTAAATGTTTATTTTCAAAATAAGATTGAATGACCGTCCAGCAATCCGAGTGTTTGTACTCTTCATCATTACGATTCATTTTAGTTACAATTAATTAATAATAACTTTTTAATTCAATTTTTATTTGTTAGATATATATTATTAATTTGTATCATTTTTTATATGAATAACGAACGTACGATATCTATAAATCCACAATTTTTGAATATTTCTAAAAAAAAAATGAAGACATTAAAACCAGATACAACTACAGCGAGTGATGAAGTCAAACTAAATACTACCAATATAAGACAATTGTTATTAGAAAGATTAAGACAACATAAAAAGAAGAAGACTCAAAAAACTCAAAAATTCCCTATTCAATTAAATACAATGGATGAACAAATTAAATTAGAAACGATAGAACATCATATTCCTTTAACTAAATTCAATGCGCCAAAACCTCAACCTATTGTTTCTTCAGACAAATTTGAGTCTATAACAAATGAGTTAACCAAACCGATAAACAGTCAAGATGAAAAACCATATGGTAATTTAAAGAATGGGACTAAACCTACATTTAAATCTTGGACACAAAAAGAACCGAGTACGCCTGAACCATCATTTAAACCATTAATACTTAAACCAGTTTTATCTAATCCAATAATGAGTAGTCCGATAATTTCACAACCTGATACAGATATGTGTTATATTCAAGAGCCAATTGACCAACCAATGATTGAACAAAAAGAAATTAAAAAAACTTTTAAAATTGGAAAAAACAAAAAAGAAAACGCTGTAAGCATATTAATAAAAAATAATCATACTAGAAAAAAGATAGAAAGTGATAAAATAGCATTAAAAAAGACAAGTTTATCCACTTTAAAGAATTTTTTAAAAAAACAGAATTTAATTAAGTTTGGTTCAACTGCTCCAAGTCAATTGTTGAGAGAAATTTATGAAAACACTAAATTATGCGGTGATGTTATAAATGAAAACCCGCAAAATATTTTACATAATTTTAAAGAAAATTAACTTATTTGCGTACGACAGCACGGACACGTTTGATTTCGTATTAACCATCTTACCAAAGATGTCTTTTTGAATATATGCCGGCACGAGTTAATCATAATTACTTGGTCGGTTGGTACAAATGTATCGTGAGTAATTGGGCATTCGGTATTTAATGGATTTACTATATCTGAATATAAAACATCTGAGATTAAATGTTGAACACTTGACACATTAAATACTGAAGCGGGTGTTGACATATTAAACATAGGAAAAGATAACGTAAATACATTTATATCTAACTCTTGAGACCTATTGAAAGAAGTAATATTTTCTTCGTGTAACCTCATTATGCTAAGTAAATTAGAAATATTATTACTGCTTTTTAATAAGAGTCTCTCTCTGTTATCCATATTATAATATATTAATTATAATATTTTTAAATTATAAACGGTATAAAGTTATTTTTTTAAAAAATAAAATGAATCAGCCTCTTGGATTTACTGGATTAAATAATTTAGGGAATACGTGTTATTTAAATGCGACTTTACAAGTTTTATCACATATACAACCATTAAACGAGTATTTAATACAAAATATATTATATAATGATACAATTGACAAAGTATTGACTATTGAATGGGTGTCATTATATAATTTAATGTGGAGCCAAAATTGTACAGTTTCTCCAAATAGATTTGTCCATTTTGTTAAACAAATTTCAAGAGATAAAAACTCAATATTAAATATAAATGAACAAAATGATGCGATAGAGTATTTTTATTTTGTAATAGATACTATGCACAATTCCTTAAATAAAACAAATGATATAAAATTAAAAAAAACAAAAAATAAAGATATTAATAAAGCTATTGAACATTATGAAAAAGATAATAGTTCTATTATTCATTATTTATTTACATCATTTATAATGAATAAATACACAAACCGAGAAACTGGAGCAAGTGAATTTGACAAATCAGAACCTTCATTTACAGTTGAATTGTCTATTCCTAATATGGATAATGTTAATTTAAATGCGTGTTTTGAACATACATTTCAATCTGAAGAATTAAATGATTTATGGTTTGATGAAAAAACTAGAGAACATAAGAAACTAATAAAACAAACATATTTATGTTATTTACCAGAAATTTTAGTAATACATTTAAAAAGATGGAATCATAATTTAAAAAAAAAAGAGTGTGTTATACAATTTGAAGATTCTATAAATATACATAAATTTACGATTGATAAAAATGTAGATGAATGTAATTATGAATTATTTGGAATAATTAATCATACAGGGAATGTTTTCGGTGGACATTATTATAGTTACATAAAAAAAATAGATAAATGGTTTAAGTTTGATGATTCAAATATTCAAAATATAAATTCATCTATTGTAAATGATAAAAACTATTGTTTGTTTTATAAAAAAATAAATTGATATATAAATGTCAGTAACAATTGATGAAGATACTAAATTTCCATCATACGATAGTTTTAATATATTAGGAAGTTATAAAATTCCATTTGTAATATTACTTATAGTAGTTATATTAATATATATATTTTTGTTTAGTTTATTAAACAATGCTACTATTGATAACCCATCTTCTAAATGGTGGTTATTATTATTAGAAATAATTTTATTTGGTACTTTAATTTTAATTGTTGCCTTAAATGTAAAATTATTGAATGATAAACAATACAGTTTTACTGCTGCTATTAAAAAATTGTTTGATGATATTCCAGAAATAAGTGTTGATGTTGATGAGGATGTTGATTCTTCGGGAAATGATTCTTCGGGAAATAGTTGTGACAAAAATGATGAAGATAATGAAGTATTTAACATACCACATAGTAAATATACGTACTCAGAGGCACAAGATGTTTGCAGTTCTTTAGGCGCAAGACTAGCAACACTCGATGAAGTGGAAGATGCATATAAAAATGGGGCTAATTGGTGTAGTTATGGATGGTCTGACGACCAAATGGCATTATTTCCTATACAAAAATCTGTATATAATGAATTAAAAAAAACAAAAAATCACGCTCACGATTGTGGAAGACCTGGTGTAAATGGAGGTTATTTTCATAATAAAACAAGTAAATTTGGAGTGAATTGTTATGGAAAAAAACCATATGCTACAGATAAAGATAAAGAGTACCAAGATAGGTCTAAGTATTCTCCTGCATATCCTAATGAAGATTATGAATTAGCTGAAGAAGAAGTGAATAATGTCTTAATAGCACCATTTAATTTAAATAAATGGTCTGAAGATGATTAAAGTTTTAAAGTTTTGTTCATTTTCTTTCTTTTTTTATGTTTTGTTTTATTGGGCTTTATATGCTTTAGTTCTTTTTCAAAATTACTAATTAATTTGATAGCAGGTTTGTTCTTTTGGTCTCTCTTAAATGGACTAACATAAGTTCCTAATGGAAACATTATATATATATAATTATTTTTTTTAATTATATTTGCGTCATATGTTATATTTATTTTTAATCAATAATTATAAATGAATATTTTAGAACATTATAATAAAGAAAATTTAAAGATAAGCGAACCTTACACTATAGATACAGATACATATTTCTGTAAATTTAGTTACAACAATATGCCATTTATTATAAAAACAAATAGGGTGTGTTATTTAAAAAAAAGAAATAAAAATTCAAATAACTATATTAATATTTCATTAACGAGTCAAGAATATTTAATATGGTTTGAACAATTTTATAAGGAATGTATTCAATTATTTTTTGAAAAATCAGAAGATTGGTTTGAAGACTCATTAAGTTTATCTGATATTGAATTTTCATTTATAAATCCATTGAAAAGTAATATTAAGGATAATTGTTTTGATATTCAATGCATAACAGATGATAATCGGCTCCATATTATTGATTCTAATGAAAATGTACGCAGTTTAGATGATGTAAGTGAAACAAAGATTATCCCTACATTTCATATTAAAGGTGTAAAATTTAATAATAAACATTTTATTCTTGAAATAGAATTGAATAGCTTGTATATTATTTTAGATGATATTTCTGGACAAAATAACAATGAGGTGAATAATGAAGTGAACAATGAGGTGAACAATGAAGTTACTGAAGTAAACAAAAAAAATGTTGATGAAACAGAAAATGTAATTGAAGACAAAAATTTAGAAGAAAATAATGAAATATCAGAATTTAACATACCAACTGATAATTTAGAGAATATTGAGATAAATATAAATAAGGAATCCTTTTTTAAAATTTATGAATTAATTAATGATAAAATTAAAAATGGAATGGTAAATCATTTAAGAACAATTTTTATTGAAAAAAAAATTAAAAATGATATAAATTTAAATGAAATGGTAAATGACGATGAAGAAGAAGAAGATAATTAACTAATTATTAAAATTATTTTATATTCTAACTTTATATAATGAAAGTAAAAATGGGCAATATGAAAGGAAAAAATTTCTTAAATATTATTCTTTTGTTAGGTTTAGTTGTAGTAGCTGCTGTATTAATCAGATATAACTCTAATAAATCTACAACTAAAGATAGTATGACTGGTGGTAGCAATTCCGTACTTACTACAACACCAGGACCTTCTGAAATAGTTGGGGCAAGTGGTGGTGGTGATTCTCCATTTATGTCTGTAAATGGGATTGCTTCGCAAACCCCCCAAAATAGCTGTAATACTCAACCCTCTTTAAATCCAAGTGATTTATTACCCAATGATACCAACAGCGAATGGGCAAATATTAACCCTGCATCGAATGACCTTAAAAACTTGAATTTATTAAATCCTAACCAATTGATTGGTATTAACACTGTAGGCAGTTCTTTAAGAAATGCCAATTTACAAATTAGGTCTGAACCTGCGATACCAAAAGTAAACGTTGGCCCGTGGAATTCGTCTACTATTGAAACTGATACTTTCCGCCGACCTTTAGAAATCGGTGGATGTGATTAATTATTTTAATAATAATATAATGTATAATGAATAAAGAAGATGTTTTAGGCTATATTGTTATCGTATGCATTTTATTATTATCGTTTAAATTATATAAAGAATCTGATATTTTTCAATTAAAATGTATTGTTTCTACGGTTGATGGGGATAAATATTGTGTTAGAGAAAGAAAAAATATAAAAAATGCTATAGACTTATTAGCAAAAACTACTAAAAAAATGAAGGAATTAGTAGAATACGTTGACAAGAAATATCCTGATAAACCAAATATTAGAAGACTTGTTAAAAAATTTAATCCCAAAAAAATTGTAGAAACATTACCTACAAGTGAATACACTGCTTATAGTGAAAATAAAGGTAAAAAGATTGCTTTTTGTTTAAATAAAAATAAAAATAATAATGAAAATTTGATTGATGAAAATACATTAATGTTTGTTGCTATTCACGAAATGAGTCATATTGCTTCTGAAACAATAGGACATAACACTGAATTTTGGGACAATTTTAAATTTTTATTAAAAGAAGCCAAAGAAGCTGGGGTATATAATGTAGTAGATTATAGTTCTCATAATGAAGAATATTGTGGTATGACTATTACTGATAATCCTTATTTTAATTAAAAGAATATAAATATTATATTTTTTTAATCTATATGAAATTAGATTTTATAATCATAAAAAAAAATAAACGTGTTGAAAATCACGAACTTGATGTGTATATGGATGATACAATCGAAAATATAAAATATAAATTATCACAATTAATTGATGATAAAAATATTAAAGAATATTATTTTTTTTATAAGAAAAAGGTAGTGCTTAATCCATATGAAATATATAAACAATTGTCTAAAAATGATACTATATTAATAGATTACAGAAAATTAAAAATATTTTTTATGAATCACGATATTGTTATAGAAGAAAAAGAATATTATTCGTTAGATGATATATTAGAAATAGATTTAACAGACGCTCAATATGTAAATGAACCCATTGGAATTGAAAATAACTTTTTTATTGTAAACCCATTTGATAATGAATTTATGTATCAAGAAAATATATCGACTGCGTCAAATAACTTATTATTAGATTATCCAGACGCAACTGAAATATATGTATGTCTAGCGAAAGATGTTTATAGATTTTCAGAAAAAAAACGATTGAATATTAATAAAATAGCGAATGTATATTATCCATATCTATTTGAAGAAAATAAATTGTCATCTGACGATTTTGTGATAGAAACAATGGATGAGTATGATGAATATAATAATATGATTGATTTTCACCATAGTGTTTATAATAAAACTAAAGATACCTATACAAGTGAGGGTGGTATAGATTCATTATATTTTATATTGTATACCAAAGAGCCTTTTAATTTTCCTATAGATATATTTTTTAAATTAATTCAATCGGACCAAGAGTACCCTTTTATTAAGTTGAACCCTGGAAAAAAACAAGAAAATATATTTCGTTTGTATTCACCTAACGTTTCATTATCTGGTAATAAAGCCCCTTACTTTGATAAAAGCAAAATTAATAAATTTAGAAATATAATTAAAAAAAATGATATAGTTTCGTTTGTTATTGAATATGAAGATATAAATATTATTATTGATATTGACAAAAATGGATATATTTATTACAATGTTATGAATTTACGTTTGGTTTCAATAGAAGGAGTAGAACATATCATACTTGATACATTAAATCCATTGATAAATAGATTAACCCAGTATTTTGACCCATCTGAAAAAATATTCAATACATTTACTCATTTACATAATACAGAAATAGATATTATTGATATGAAATATAAATATGTGTTTCCCAAAATTAATAAATTAGAAATATCCAAACATATCAAGTGCTTCTCATATGTATTTAATTTAATAGAAGAGAAAGATAGTATTAAATTAAGGTACAAACGAGTATCTAAATTTAATAAATTAGATAGTGAACGTTCTTATTTGATAGATTTAATTAATTTACAAATACCGAAAGAGAATATTGTCAATATGTTTGCTGTATCGTTTAATGTATCATTGGATGAAGCAACCACTAAATTAGAAGATGTAATGAGTTTATACGAAACGCAAGACAATATGAACCAACGGCGAATTAAAAGAACTAAAAATAACCCAGGTTTTGCTATAGAAATAATAAAAACAGATAAAAATGTGGAAGTGTTGATTAATAATATAATAAATATTGGTTATATTGAATTTTTGAATATTTTTGTTCATAATTTAATTTTAATTTCACAAAAAGCAATTAAAGGAGATGAAATTAAAAAATTATGTGTTAATTTAAAAGAAATTAAAATAAAAGAAATAACTGCTGAAAAGGTTGAAGAAAGTGAAGAAGAAAAACAAGCAGGTATAATACCGAATGCTGATTTTGATTTCAATTTTAATTTTGCGTTTAATGAAAATGTACCAAATATGTTTAAAGTTAAAAAACCAGAAACCAAACCAGAATATGTAGCTGAAAATGTATTTGTACCTCCGGTAATACCGCTTGAACGTGAATTAGATGAAGATACTGATTTTGTAAGTAAAATACAAAATGAAGAAGAAGTTGGCGAAGAAGAAGTTGGCGAAGAAGAAGTTAATGAAGAATCCGATAAAGAATCTGATAATGAAGCAGAAACTGGCGATTCATCAAGTGAATCATCAAATGAATCATCTGGTCAAGAATCTGATGATGAAGCATATTCTAGTGAACAAGAAGAAGGTCAAGAAGAAGATGAAGAAGCTGAATCTGGAGAAGAAGAAGAAACTGAAAATGAAGAAGAAGAAGCTGAAGAAGCTGAAAATGAAGAAGAAGCTGAAGAATCATCAGCAGAAGAATCTGATAAAGATTTATCTGTTATAAATGAAGAGTCAGAAGAAGAATTTTCACAAAAACCATCGAGCAAAATTAATTGGGGGTCATCTAATAATAGTGATAATAATGGTGATAACAAAAAAGAATTAAACAACCAATCGCCTGAATTTATAATAAAAAAAACTGTAACTAATGCTGTCCCACCTCCAACAACAATCAAACCAACTGCGTTACCTCCGCAAACAGTTAAACCATCTGTAATACCACCTCCATTACCAGCTCCATCTTTTAAACAACCTGTAGTTACAGGCCCTAATGTTCCTCCACCACCAATTAAAGCAACTAAAAGGTTTAATAGTAGTAAGTTAAAAAATACTTTCGATGAATTAGGGGGGTCATTATCAGCCGATTTAAAATATTTATTTATTTATAATCATTACAATAAATCAGAAATTAAAAAAAAAATAGGCAAACCTATACCTAGTATAGCTGCTGACATTAAAGGATATTTCCGTTATTTTGGAGGTGATGATGTATGTAATATTAAAAAGAAAGAGGGGGCCTCTTGTAGGGGGTCTATGATACAAGTAAATGATGATGCATTAAAACTTTTTAAAGATAGTGGATTTAAATTAACAGATGTAACTATATTTGATGACCAAGGAAACACACGTGAAGGTAAAGCATATATAGGTAAAGAAGATGATTGGGAATCTCAACCATCAATTGAATACATTAAAAAAGTTTATACTATGATTAAAGAAGTATGGAGAGATATAGAAGGCAACAATATGCTTTATATTTATGATTCTGAATATCAATTAAGAGGCAAGTATGATGGCAAGAAATATATTGATGAAAGTTTAAACAATGCAGAAACAACCGTGATAAATTTAGGTCATCCGAGTCCATTTTTAAAACGCCTCCAACAAAGAGAGCCCACCTTATTTTTAAAAGAAGATAGTCAAGCCTATTCACAATACAGTAAATTATGTCCTTGGAACAGAAAGAGATATCCTATTATTTTAACTCAAGAAGAAAAAGATGAAATTGATAGAGTAGCTCCAGGTTCTTACAAGTCATCTATCGAATATGGTACTGACCCTAAAAATAAATTCCATTATATATGCCCTCAATATTGGAATTTAAAAACAAACAAACCTATGAATGAAAAAGATGTAGATAGAAGTAAAATAATTGGACCCAAAGATAAAGAGCCTGATTTGTCAAAACAATACATTTTTGAATTTTCAACTGATGCTCACGGTCCTCATTCAGTCGCATCCTTTTTAGATAAAAAGTCGCACCCTAAAGGTCATTTTATTCCTTGCTGTTTTAAATTAAATAAACAAAACAAAATACCAAAAGCTCAATTAAAACGTATTGAAGAAGCGGCTAAAATGATGGCAAAACTCGAAATGAAAAATGTAGGACCCGAAAGTTCTGCCGAAAATGAAAAAAAAGTTGATTATATTCAAAATGGATTGAAAATGCCATTACCCAACAACAGAAAAGGAGAACTAACCACATCATTAGAAACATTTTTACATATAGACCATACTCAATGTTATATTAATCCAAAAAAGAAAACGTTTAAAATAGATAAACCGTGTTTAATAAGAAGAGGTGTAGAAAATAATAAAAATCAATCATTTTTAGCTGCTATTTCTTATATATTCTTAAAATCTCGAACAAATGAATCACCCACGATTAAACAAATAGTAGAACGAATAACAAAATACATAACTATAGATAATATACAAAACTTTCACAATGGTGGCTTATCACTTACTTTCTCAAAAGAGGATTATTTTGAACAAGATATCTCTCAATATACAACAAGTGAACTGTATTTAAAGATGGAAAGTAATATGGATGGATTCAAACGAATAGTAAATGGTTTAGAGAATTTTAAAAAATATTTAAATGAACCTTTATCACATATTGATTACACTTATTTATGGGATATTATTTGTAGTGGAGTACTAATTAAATATAAAAAAAAGATAAATATGGTTATATTAAATAACGTTAAAGATGATGTAACACAACATATTAGTATAATATGTCCTACAACTCAATATTCTACATTTAATTTTGATTTAAATAACGAAACGATTATTCTTTATAAAGATGGCGATTATTACGAACCTATTGTGTATTATAAAGAAACAAATGATTCTATAGAAGAGAGACGGTTCTTTTTATTAAAAAGCGATTTACCTATCATAACATCTATTTTAACAGAAATTAACACTCATCTAAAAGAAGGCTCGTGTAGTGGAGAAATAATCAATAAGCATTATAAATTCAAAAAAGATGATAAATATTACAAATTTAAAAATAACTTACCATTAATCGAGTTATTAAGTGAGCTAAGTAAAATTAAAGGTTATGAAGTCATTAAACAAATTATGAATTATAATGGAAAAATAATAGGAATTGTCGTAAGAAGTAAGCATTCCTTTTTTGTACCTTGCGCACCAAGTAATAAAGAAAAAGATATACCTTATGAATTATTGAATGATGATATTTGGAAATCATATGCGGTAACATATAAGTATTTACATCAATTATATAAAGATTCGGGTGAAAGAATACCTTGTGTTCCTGTATTTCGTATTATTGATAAAGAACTTGTAATTGGCATCATCACAATTACAAATCAATTTGTAATGTTAAAGAATCCAGAGTTAAATAATACAATGAGAGATGAATTAATTGAATTAAATAATGAATATTACACACACCCAAAAGATGCTGATGGCAAAATGACAAATGGTTATGTAAATTATGATTTAGAATTAACAAAACATCACGAAGAGGCTGAATTAAATTTAATTAGAAAACTTAAATTAGAACAGCAATTCTATAATGCTTACTTCAATACGTTTAAAGTTGAAATTGGCGACATTAAAAATTTATCTATACGTAAAAAAATAGAAGCTGTAATAAAAGGAGATTATATTTATCATCAGCAATATGATATGATTAAAGAGTTATTAACCCCAATGCTTACAAAATTTAAATTTGGAAATATGAATGCTTACTTAAAGGATATAACTGAAATAAATATTTGTAAAGATACCGAAGAAGTATATTGTGACGCAGATGGGTCATTAATGATTCCAAAACTTAACTTATTTAATGGGACAAATAATAAAAAGAATTATTTAAAACGGTTTATTGAAAATTTAATACGTAATCATAATATTCAAACTCTTATATTTGAAGATAATCATAGTACAATTTATTATACGAATCAATACAATTTATCTAATACTGAAATACTTATTTTAGAATCTATGTTAATACCTTATATTGACGCATTAGGTGAAATTGTTAGGAAAAATAAATTTATTGAATTTAGAGGGTTTGAAGATTTAACACCAAATGAAATTTTTGAAATATTGGAAGATGCTCCAATCGAGTATACTGATAAAGATGTACCTATAGATGACCCAGGTTATGAAACAAATAACACTATAGAGAATGAATTATCTGCAGAACAAAATGTAAGTGATAATGAGAGAGGACTTGTTGTAAATGAGCTCGGTACAAATATAATTGACAATAAACCAGTTAATGTACTTGATAATAAAGCGGCAGAGCTTGAACCAGCACTTGGACCTGAATTAGAAGGTGACCCAGAACCAGCACTTGGGCCTGAACCAGCATTTGGGACTGAATTAGAAGGTGGACCAGACGCAGTACTTGAACCAGAAGAGTCTGATGAAGATTCTGATGAAGAATCACATGACTATAATGAGTTAGAAGGTTCCGAAATTGAACAATCTGATAGTGATGACGAGTTATCTAGTTCAGGTTCAAGCTCTAGTTCAGGGTCAGGTTCAAGCTCTAGTTCAGGAACTAGTTCAACATCTAGTTCAGGAACTAGTTCAGATGAAGAACAAGGCGAAAGCGAAGAACAGGTTGAAGGTAAAGAAGAAAGCGAAAGCGAAGGTGAAGGCGAAGAATCATCTGAAGGTGAAGGTGAAGAAGAAGGTGAAGGTGAAGGCGAAGAATCAACTGAAGGTGAAGGTGAAGAAGAAGGTGAAGGCGAAGGCGAAGAATCATCTGAAGAAGAAAGCGAAGGCGAAGAACAAGGTGAAGAAGAGATTGGGCCAGTTGAGCCTCCTCCTGAAGAAAATGTTGAAGAATCATCTAGTGAAGAAAATGTTGAAGAATCATCTAGTGAAGAAGAAGGTGAAAAATCTGAAGATGAAGAGCCAGTTGAACCTCCTCCTGAACAAGATGAAGAAGAAGATGAAGATGAAGATGATGAAGAGAATCAAACAGAAAATGAAGAGTCTGAAGAAGAACAAGATGATGAAGACTCTGAAAATGAAGAGGAAGAACCTGAAGAAGAAGATGAAGAAAATGAAACACCCGTAAAAGTAAAAGCATTCCCAAATACAAACAAAGCATTACACCAAAGCTCAGATGTATATAAAAAATATTTAAATGATGGTGAACATAGATGTATCCATAAAATGTACTTGACACCTTTATGGACAAATTATTTTATTAAAGGTACAACCACATTGTTAAGATTTGGAGTCGATAGAATTAATGATTCTAAACCATCAGTGAATTGTAACTATTTTTTACTTTATTTAATATTGAAAGATTACGATAAAGAAAAATACATAAAATACGATAAAAATAAACCTATAAGTGATTATAATATACAAATTAAAGAAGAATTAATTGAAGCTTACAAAGCTTTAATGAATGAAGATAATTTCAGACACATATTCTCAAAAATGCAAAAAGATGGAAAACAAGAAGAAGTTAAAAAATTACAACAGTCTAAAAATTATTTAAACAGATTAGAAATATTAATTAATTCAGAAACATACCGTTTAACAATAATAGATTTTGTGATTTTTATGGCTTATTATAAAATCCCGATATTACTTGTATATCAGACAAAAAAAACAAAAGGAAATGATGGAGCAAAATTATTTTATATGATGAAGAGTGATTATTATTATATTATTAAAATTAAAAAACAAAAATATCCAAATGGTAAAACATACATATTGTTTATGCTTCATTTATGGACAAATCGAATTAACGCAAAAGGGGCTAATAAAATGACCACATTTAGATTTTTAAAGAATTCAGCCTTTATGAAAGAAAAATTATTAATGGATATAAGAAAGCGTAATGTACAAGGTAAACGATTATATAAATATAATTTATCATCTTATTTAAGTTCAAAAGAATTCTAATATTAATTTTATATATCCAATGTGTATTCATTATCAGTTTGTTCAACTGCTCGAACATCCTCCAAGTTATGCTTAATCTTCAATTGTTCGATTGTACAAGTGTCTTTTGCTTCTTCATTCAATACTTTGAATAAATCATCTTCTTCCTTTTCTTCAATTTTAGCTTCATCTTTTAATTTCATAACTTCAATCATATTTAAATATATCGAGAATGCTGAAGTTCCGAAATATCCTTCTTGGCCACACATAACATTTGCGGATACTCCACGCATTTCATCTAATTCTCCGTGCCTTGCTGCTTTCAAGAACATTTCGGTTGTTTCTTCAAAAGAGGCTTTGGCGATAGGACCAATATTATCATTATTAATTCCGTGACGGAATATCGAAGTAGTGTGCTCATTATAACACATTCTGTCACACAACAAACTTATATGATGATGATTAATATAACCATCAAACTCCATAACTTCCCGAATCTCATTAAACAAACACTTTCTTGCCGCTTCAATACCAAGTTCTTCTTGTGTCTCAAGAATATTATTCGAATATGTTCGTGTGGCATCAATATAATCTAAACCCAATACATCTTGGAGGTTTGAACCATTTGTATCCAAGACATAAATCTTTTTTGTATCATAATCACTCTTTTCAACATTATAATACATATAATTCAAAATACTTCTAAGATTTACTTTATTAATTTTATGTATTCCTCTCAATACAATATTATTCAAAAGACTCTCTTGAAAACTCTTTACCATATAAATATTGTCTTCTTGGTCTAGACCTGTTTGTTTTGTGATTTTATGTTTATTTATAATATTATGTAAACGAATACGAACAATAATCTCTTCATCATTTATATCATTATAAAAGCACGAGATATTATCTTCATATACACTTTTGAGTGCGTAATGTATCTCTTCAAGAGTTATGTTTGAATCAATAATGCTTGATTTATCAAGTTTTAAACGCAAAATCCATTTATTACTACATATTTCTTCAGTACTGGTTTCTTTACTGAATGCCTGGTCAAGAATACCTTGTAATTCCTTGTATACACCCATAAATGGTTTATCCTCTGTAATTAGAGTATTCATATCATCGGGGTCATAATAAATTTCAGAGCTTTGTACAATATCTTTCAGTTTGATGTGTTCAATACGATTAATGAGTTCATAGGCTTTATTGTTATCTGATTCATCTTCTTTTTTAAGGAAGATTGTAAGTGAAGGACTTTTTAAATTTTCAGTTAGTGACAATAATTCTTCAATACGCGGTACACCTACAATCATATTTGCTTTTGAAATACCTGCTTGATGGAATGTGTTCAAAGTCATTTGGGTAGTTGGCTCACCAATCGATTGGGCTGAAATGATACCTACCATTTCACCTGGATTAACCAAGCCAACCTTGTACATATATACAATTTTTTCAAGTAGAAGTATGAGTGTTTCTCTATTAAACCTATATTCTTGTAAAAGCTGACAAGGGTTTAAATAATATTCAAATGCGATTTTAAATATTTCACACGGATTATATATACGAACCATCATTTCATAATATTCATCAATAATAGTGTACGCATCGATTGGAGTCAAATCACACATATCGGTTGGTTTAATATTGAATTGGTGCTGAATGTTTGTAATAATTCTTTCAAATGATAAAGGAAGATGAATCGTGGTATCAGCTACATAATTAACAGAATTTTCAATATATTCTTTTTTTGTTTCAACCATCTTATTAATGTCTTTTTTAACTCTTTCTTTTAATACTGGTACTTCTGCTGTAAATTTTTTAAATGCTTCGGATTTATAAATCAACTTCAACTCTTTTTTTGTATAATGGTAATTATATTTATCATAAAGTTCAGTCTTACTTTTACTTAGCAAATCAAAATTCACATTTTCAATTCTAGTTGTGTCAAAATTAGTACCACCATAACTAAATTGTACAATCTTTTGTTTATTATTTCTAACAGTCCGGTCATACGTTACATAAATATCTTCCAACCCTTTTACAAGTCGTCTTTGAATATAACCAGTTTGACTGGTTTTTACGGCAGTATCAATCAAACCAACACGACCACCTTGAGCGTGCATAAATAATTCTTCAGGTGTCAATCCACTAATGAATGAATTTTCTACGAATCCACGAGCAGATGGACTATCATCAAATTGTTTAAAATGAGGAAGGGTTCTGTTCAAGAAACTATACGGAATACGTTTACCATCTACGTTTTGTTGTCCCAAACACGAAATCATTTGAGAAATATTAAGATTATTACCTTTTGAACCTGATGTTACAATGGTAACAAACCTATTCTTTTTACTGAGTTTTTCAGTTCCGATTTTACCTGATTCAGATGTTGCTTTATTTAAAATATTATTAACTTGAGTTTCAAAATAGACATCATTGGTTTGTCCAGATTTATTTTCAAGAATACCCAAATGTACTTGGTCGATTAAATTAGATACTTCTTTCTTTTTATCCAAAATGACTTGACCGATTTGTTTAGTGGTTTCTTCATTTGAAACTAAATCACTCATACCCACACTGAAACCAGTTATTTTCATATATTCGGTAATAATAGATTGTAAATTATCAATAAAATACTGACTTTCTTGTGCTGAGAATTCTTGGTTGATTCTTTGAATTAATCCACGACCTCCTCCAAGTGTGTCTTTATCCAATTGTCCGCGAATATATCTACCATTTTCAATTTCCAATACATTATTAGATGTTTCATAATTGTCTAATGTTTTATTAAACAAATTCGTTTTGTATTTAATACTAATAGGTGGCATTATAGTACTTAGTAAATCGAATGAAGTGTATTCTTCCTTATCATTATTAAAGATATTTGGGTCGAAACGATTACATTTACAAAGTAAATTCATAGCTTGTTTCCTAGTAAATACAATATTACTTCTAGTAAACAAGAAACTTCCAAGCATAGAATCTTGAAAGATTCCAATAATACTTTTATTACTTGCTGGACTAATAATTTGGTACCTAATCGCTGCCAAATGTTTGAGTTCCATTTCGGCTTCATCATTTTGCGGCATATGCATATTCATTTCATCACCGTCAAAATCAGCATTGTAAGGTTTTGTATCGGCTACATTCATCCTAAATGTATCACCTTTACGCATTACTCTTACAATATGGGCCATCATTGACATTCTGTGAAGAGTAGGTTGACGATTGAATAGCACATAATCACCATTTAACATATGCCGATGTACAGTATCACCTACTTGAAGTGTAATATTCGCCCTGTCCACATATCTCAAAGAAATACTTGTTTTATTTGCCTTTTCTAGAATTTTGGCACCTGGATATACATCCGGTCCATTCTTTACAAGATAACTCAAATAGCTCAAGTTTTTTTCTGTAACAAATACTGGTTTAGTAATATTCATCGCGATTTTCATTGGAACTCCCAATTCAGTAATCGACAATTCAGGGTCTGGAGTAATAACGGAACGAGCACTGAAGTCTACACGTTTTCCCATTAGATTTCCGCGAACACGACCAGTCTTCCCCTTGTGTCTTTCAGTAATAGATTTCAATGGACGTCCAGACCTTTGTTTTACAGGGTCGGCGCCAGGAATTGTATTATCCACCATTGTAGCCACATAATACTGTAGTACGGATGTCCAATCGTCGATAATCTTTGAATTTGTTCCTTTTTGAGCCATTTTATCTTTTAGCGTATTGTTGTATTTAATAATATTAATCACGATTTGGGTTAAATCATCTTCACTTCTCTGTTGTGAATCATATTTAACAGATGGGCGGACACTTGGAGGAGGAACTGCGAATGTTTGACAAATCATCCAATCAGGCCGAGACCATACACTAGAAAAACCCATAAAGTCTACATCTTCATTTGTAATCTTTTTAAAGATTTTAAGAGCAATTTCAGGAGTAATTTTTAAAGTCATTGGCTCATCACCTGGAGCTGATTTTGCCCATTCAGCAATAATGGTAGCGAAACCTTCCTTTTTAATTTTTTCAGGTTGTAAGCATTCGCATCCATTATCACTGCTTTCTCCACAACGTTTAATTTTACTACACAAATGAAACACATTATCCCACCTGTCAACTGGACTGTAATTTAATAGATTTAAATGCTCTTCTTTTTTAATTAGAAGTTTACTACATTTAATACATACGCATTTTAGAATTTTCATTATGGTTGAAAGGTATTGAATATAAAATACAGGGCGAGCCAATTTAATATGACCAAAATAACCGGGGCAATTTATATAATTTTGTCCATCTGTAGGACAAATCAAACCAGGGTCAAGAACTCCCATTCTGGGGTCAAACAAACCACCTATTTTAGGTTTAATACCATTATAAGTGTCCTTATTTGTAATCTCCGCAACCGAAAATTTTTCGATTTGTTCTGAACTTAATATACTGAACTGAATCCCGATGATTTTCGATACTGGTTTTTTATTGATAGACATCCTCTTTTAATTTATAGAATATATTTTTATATTCATTCAATTTTTTATTTAATAAAAAAAATATATGATATAATGCCTAAAAGAAAAAACCCAGATTTTGATAAAGAAGAGTATTATAAATTATTGGCTGAACTTTTTCCATCTAAATTTATGACCGAAAAATGCGATGCTTTAACAGATTTGAATACACTCGAGAATACTGTAACTAAAACTAATTCGCATTCTGATGTATTCATTTCTGATATGAGAGAACAACTCGATTATATTATGAATTCATCGGCAGATAAAAATAAGACAAAACACCTTTCGCATTTACACACATTAATGAATACATATCCATTAGATTCTAAAAAAATTAATATAGAATTACATAAAAATTCTCATTTAATTGAACAAATATTAGAAGATAAAACAAATGAAAATTCTAAAAAGTATAAATGTCTTTTGGCATTAAATACGATTGATGATGATAATTATTTTAAAAATGTTAAATTTGTTGACCAAGATTTAATATTAAATAAATTGAAACTATTACATACTGAAGAATGTAGTGAAAAACCGTTTATGATTAAATTATTAGAATCTAAAATGCCAGATAAATTTAAATTAATTGGAATTAATAAAATTAATCAAATCAAAAATATGGATAAAGGCGAAAGTAATAAACTAGTCAAATGGGTTGAATCTTTTCTTAAACTGCCATTTAATAATGTAAAAGCATTACCTGTGACTATCGATGATGGTATTGACAAATGTCAAGAGTATATGTGTAAGTGCGAAACTATTCTAAACGAATGTGTCTATGGAATGAATGAAGTCAAAGGACAAATAATGCAGTTAATTGGTAAATGGATAACCAATCCAGAATCAATGGGCACTTCTATTGGATTAAAAGGACCAATGGGTACTGGAAAAACTACTTTAGTGAAATATGGCATTAGTAAATTATTAAATAGAGAGTTTGCTTTTGTTACGTTAGGAGGTTCAGTTGATGGTGCCATTTTAAAAGGGCATTCATACACATATGAGGGCAGTAGTTATGGAAAAATAGCAGACATTTTAATACAATGTAAAACAAATAACCCTATTATTTTTTTTGATGAATTAGATAAAATTAGCCAATCTGAAAAAGGTAATGAAATTACTGGAGTATTAACACATTTAACAGATACTACGCAAAATAACCAATTTCAAGATAATTATTTCTCTGAAATAGATTTAGACCTTAGTAAATGTTTGTTTGTATTCAGTTATAATGATGAAAACCTTGTAAATCCTATTTTAAAAGATAGAATGTATACAATTGAAATACCTGGATACAATACAACGGATAAAACTATTATTGCCGAAAAATATTTAATTCCCGCAATTGAAAAAGATATTGGTTTTGAAAAAGGACAAGTTATATTTAAGAATGAACATATCAAATATTTGATAGAAAAAACAAAAAGTGAAGAAGGAGTACGAAATTTAAAACGTAATTTGGAAACTATTTATAACAAAATAAATTTATTTCGTATATTAAAAAATACTACATTATTCAAAACTTTATTAAATGTTACATTACCATTTACAATTGATGAAAAAATTATTAATTCATTAATTACAATTAGCGAAAAGAAAACATATGATTTTAATTCTAGTTTGATGTATATTTAACACATAATTCGATTTCCTCCTCTAACCTTTATTAATTCTGTAGTATTTACATCATCACATAGACAACCAGTTGATGACGAGTAAGGACTGGGACAACATTCTGGTTTAAATATTCCATTAAATAATGGGTCTAAATTATATGTTTTTGGATAATCTGATATAGCTTTTTTTGTTTCTTTACAAGTAAATCCCTCTTTCATTATTTTATTTTTTATAATTAATGAAGATATTACTATTATTAATAAGATAAACAATAACATTATGTATTAAATATATATTTTATAAATTATTTAATTATATCCAGAACACAGTTTTTAAAATTTGTTCTAGTGGTTTGTATCGCACCTTTACCTGGTTCAGGTTGTATTAACCCAGATATAAACAAATATTTTGGGTCACATTTATTTTGTTTCCATTCTGATTTTGAAGAATTTAATTCTATTTGTGTTAATAAACTATATACATTTTGTAACCAAACAACAATTACAATAATTGGTATTAAATAATTAAAAATAAATGAACCAGATGGTTTATATAATTCATCTATTTGATTTACAATCTTTCCAGTTAACACCATTTGATTATATAAATATATTTTAATAAATAATTTGTAAGACTTTAATTTATAAGACTTTAATTTATAAGACTTTAATTTAAACATTTTTAAATTACGATGATGCGCCCCCCACGTAGTTATCCTCAAAAAAATTCAAACGTACAATAGTTGTACCAGTAACAAAAATATAATTGACGAGATTATCTTTCTTTTTTCAATATCAGTCCCTGTCTCTCTGTCTCTCTCTCTGTCTCTCTCTCTTTTCTTGTCTCTTTTCTTGTCTCTTTTCTTGTCTCTTTTCTTGTCTCTCTTCCTGTCACTCTTCCTGTCTCTGTACAACAGCACTTACACCAGAATATAATTTTTCTGCTTGAAGAATATTTACATCGGTTTGATTATATGTTGAATCAAATACACTTCTTACACATCTTTCAACATTATTACCGTGTTTACTATCTTTTGGTTTAGTTAAAGATGAGAACAACATATAAATTGGATTACACTTAAAATTTCTCCAATCTCTCTTTAGCTCTAAAATAGTCTTAAGATACGTATAATACATAAAAGTTAATATAAATAATATAATTACCATAACACAGTTATTCCAATCATCACTCATAATATATATTATATAGTTTTTATATAGAGATAATTTCACATATATATTATCATTATGGCTCTGACCAAGAGTTATCATTCCTTACTCGAAGAGTACAAAAAGAAATATGGACCCAAAACATTTTTGCTTATGCAAGTGGGAAGTTTCTTTGAAGTATATTCTACAACAAATACTGATGAAAATATGTGTGATTTTAGTGCTATTTGTGATTTAAAAATCGCAAACAAAAATGAAGGTTTTATGGCAGGATTCAGAGATTATATGTTGGATAAATACATTTCTAAAATTAATGAAAGTTGTTACACTTCAGTTGTATATGTTCAAGAAGAAGTAAATGGTGTACAAACTCGTAAAGAAAGTGCTATATATAGTCCGGGTACTACATTTATAGATGACGAGCAAAAACGGTCTAATAATATTACTTGTATATGGATACATAAAACCAAAAAAGATATCATATTTGGTCTCTCCAATTTAGATATTTATACTGGTAAAACAAATATATGTGAATATCAACAAATATATTATCATAATCCTACTACTTATGATAATATAGAAAAGTTTGTATCTATTTATAAACCAATAGAAATTGTATTTATTTATAATATTGATGAAATGTTGATTGATAATATTATTCAATATGTTCGACCATCAAGTAGGAAGATTAGTAAAATATCTCTCATTATTCCTAATTCATTTACAAAACAAGCACAGAATTGCGAAAAACAAATATATCAAAATGAAATCGTGAAAACATTTTATCCTAATATTAATCACGAGCAGTTTTGTTATTCTCTTTTTGAAAAAACGATTGCGTTTCAAAGTCTTTGTTTTTTATTGAATTATATCTCTCAGCATAATGCGGGGTTAACAAGTCGACTGAGAGAACCCGAGATTGAAAATTCAGAACAAGTTATTCTAGCAAATCATTCTTTGAAACAGTTGAACATTCTTGAGAATGAATACAATGGCGAGTACTCAAGTGTTATTAAACTATTGAATAAATGTAAAACTCGAATTGGTCAACGAGAAATGGAGAGAACGATATTAAACCCAATTACAAATGCGATTAAACTACAACAATCATATGATATGACAGAGCATTGTTTAAACCAAAAATATTCTTGGGCGACACCACTCAAACAAATAAAAGATATTGAAAAGATTAACCGAAAGATGATTTTGAAAAGAGCAACACCTATCGATTTTTATAATGTATATGATACTTGTACTATTTTAAAAGAAATTATAAATAATCATAATAAAGATGAAGACATATTAGAATATATAAATTCCGATACAACATTAATTATGATAAACTCAATACAAACCATAATTAATAATTCTTTAAATTTGGATGTATGTCGGGAAATCTCTTCATTACAGTTTGAAAAATATCCTGAACTGATTAATAAGTTAATCAAACAAGGAGTTAATGTTGATTTGGATAATGCTATTAAAGATAATGTTGAAAGCGTAAATAAACTTGAATGTATAGTGACATATCTAAACAAATTATATAATCAGATAGATAAAAAAACAAGTGATGCCATAAAAATTAATGATGGTCACGATTTGACTATGACTATCCTTCGTAAAAATAAACTGGACCAATATATTAAAAAGATACCCGTTAAGAATGTTTCTCTCTCTTTTACTTCTTCTTATTCTAATTCTATAGAAACATATGAGTTTGATTTAAATTCATTATCTTTTTATGACCAAAAGTCAAATGCGGGAATTGAAGGTTCTGAAATTAAAAAATTAAAAAACACAATTATGACTACCAGTCAAGTATTTCATAAAAAATTAAACGAGACGTATAGTTCAATTAATTCACAATTGGAAATATGCGATTATAACCCTATTATTTACTGTATTCAACAATTAGACACTATGAATACTAAATGCGAAATAGCATCCCTTTATAATTATTCTAAACCGGTAATTGATGTGAAATCCAATTCATATATTAAAGCTACTAATTTGAGACACGTTTTAATAGAGCATTTAGAAAAGAATGAACTGTATGTCGCGAATGATGTGGATATGGGTAATGACCCGTTGGGTATGTTATTATTTGGAACCAACGCAGTCGGAAAAACTAGTTATATTAAGGCAATCGGTATATGCGTAATTATGGCTCAAGCAGGACTATATGTACCGTGCGATAATATGACGTATTCTCCATATGAATATATATTCACACGAATTATAGGTAATGATAATATTTTTAAAGGATTGTCTACTTTTGGAGTTGAAATGAGCGAATTACGAGTAATTTTAAATCATTGTAATTCAAAGAGTTTAATATTAGGAGATGAATTATGTTCGGGTACAGAAATAGATTCAGCATTAAGTATTTTTACAGCTGGATTAGAAACAATGTATAATAACAAAAGTACGTTTATATTTGCTACTCATTTTCACGAAATTCAATACTTTAATGAAATTAAACAAATGGATAAACTTGTTCTTAAACATTTGACGGTTAAATATAATAATATAACTGGAAGTTTGGTATATGACCGTAAATTGAATGATGGAGCTGGAGACAGTATTTATGGTTTAGAAGTATGCAAATCATTACAAATGCCGGATGAATTTTTAAAAAGAGCATACGAAATTAGGAATATATATGATGAGAAAAATTCTAATGTCTTGAATTTCAAAACTACTAAGCACAATAAAGACAAATTAAGAGGAAAATGTGAATTTTGTAATAAAAACATTGGTACTGAAATACATCATTTACAATATCAATGTAATTCAAATAAAAATGGGTATATAGATGTTTTTCATAAAGACCATTCTGCTAATTTAGCAAGTATATGCGAATCGTGTCATAATAATATTCATTCGTTAAATTTGGTTTATGAGAGAAAGAAAACGTTTGATGGTTATGAGATTATATTGAAAAAAATAAATTAATTATATATTCTATAATGGAAACTATAACAGAAAATTCAGAACCTGAGCCTGTTCTTGAACCCGTTGTTGAACCAGTTCCAGAGCCTGTTCTTGAACCCGTTGTTGAACCAGTTCCAGAACCTGTTCCTGAACCCGTTCTTGAACCAGTTGTAGAGCCCGTTGTTGAGCCAGTTCCAGAACCCGTTCTTGAACCCGTTGTTGAACCAGTTCCAGAACCTGTTCCTGAACCCGTTCTTGAACCAGTTGTTGAACCAATTCCAGAGCCAGTTCCAGAGCCAGTTCCAGAGCCAGAACCAGTACCAGAGCCAGTTGTAGAACCAGAGCCAGTATCAGTTCCAGAACCTGTTGTTGAACCAATTCCAGAACCAGTTCCAGAACCAGTTGTTGAACCCGTTGTTGAACCCGTTGTTGAACCCGTTGTTGAACCAGTACCTGAACCTGTTCCTGAACCCGTTCTTGAACCAGAGCCAGAACCAGTTCCAGAGCCAGAGCCAGTATCAGTACCAGAACCAGTTGTTGAACCAGTTGTTGAACCAGTTGTTGAACCAGTTCCAGAACCAGTACCCGAACCAGTTCCAGAGCCAGAGCCAGTATCAGTACCAGAACCAGTTGTTGAACCAGTTGTTGAACCAGTTCCAGAACCAGTACCCGGACCTGTTGTTGAACTAATTCCAGAGCCAGTATCAGTTCCAGAGCCAGAGCCAGTATCAGTTCCAGAACCTGTTGTTGAACCAATCCTAGAGCCAGTTCCAGAGCCAGAGCCAGTATCAGTTCCAGAGCCAGAGCCAGAGCCAGTATCAGTTCCAGAACCTGTTGTTGAACCAATCCTAGAGCCAGTTCCAGAACCAGTACCCGAACCAGTTCCTGAACCAGTCCCAGAGCCAGAACCCGTTGTTGAACCAGTTGTTGAACCAGTTCCAGAGCCAGTACTTGTTCCTGAACCAGTTGTTGAGTCAGTTCCTGAAAATATTGTTGATGCGGTATCTACTTTTCAATTTATATATTTAACTGATGCAATACGCGAAACTATTAATAATGCCCACATAAATTTTGTTAGACCTATACCCACAAAACCACCCAATACATTTAGAAAATTTAAATTTTTATAAAATTGATATGAATATTAATGTATATGTATATATATAAAAAATGTTGATTCCAGTAAAATGCTTCACGTGTGGGAAAGTTATCGGAGATAAGTATTTATATTATCAATCAAAAGTAATTAAACTTAAAGAAGAAAAAGGTATTCTTCCTGAAAAGATTCAATATTTAGATGATTTGAATATTCATAAAACAGTTGAAGGAGATGTGCTAGATGAACTTAAAATAACTAGAATATGTTGTAGAAGACATATGCTTACTCACGTAAATATATTTTAATATATATATATGCGAACAAAATACAGCAAACGTAGAAATAATAGCAAAAATAAAAGAAAGAGTATTTTTTTACGTAGAACTAAATATGTACGCAGAAATAAAAATAAAAATAGAAAAACAAGAAAAATATTACGTGGTGGAGTCGTAATGCCATTTTCTGAAGTATCCGGTATATTTGGAAATATATCAAATACTGTGAATGGATGGATTAATACAGTTGTATTACCACCCACAACTGGTTATAATCCATTATTACCAATTGACCCAAAAGTATCAACACAATTTATAAATAATAACGAATTAAATAATATAGATAATGTAAATGTTCCAACACTAAGTTTAAATCAAATTTTAAATCCCGCTTATTAATATTTTTTATAATAATAATATATATATGGCAAGAATTAAATCGAGATTAAATTCAACTAAAGGGTTTGATTTAATGAATATGTGTACTCCGGCAAGTATATATTTCATAATATCATTAATTGCGTTAATTATTCTAGGCGTTTCTAATTTAGGAAATAATGATAGATTATGTGTAGGTAGTTATGATTGTAATGTAGGAAATAATACTATTGTATTTACATTAAACGCAATATATATATTATTCTGGACATTTTTACTTGATTTAATGTGTAAAAATGGTTATACTAGTATATCTTGGTTTGTTTTATTGTTACCATTTTTATTAAGTTTTATATTTTTAGCGATGGTTATGATGAAATCTAATTAATTATTATTTTTATCTAAAAAAATAATAAGTAAAATTATACAATGAATGAAGAAGACCATTTCAAAATAATAGATACATATTTTAGAGAAAACACATTAGTAGACCACCATATATCTTCTTGTAATTCATTCTATGAAAAAGATATTTTCAAAGTGTTTAAAGATATGAATCCTTTACAGTATTATAGTGTTATTAATGAAAAAACAAAAAAACACAAGTATAGTACTGACATTTTTATTGGTGGTAGAGAAGCCAATTTATTTTATTATGGTAAACCGGTAATTTATGATGATACTAATGCGCATTATATGTTTCCAAATGAAGCCAGATTAAGAAATATGACTTATGGTGTATGTATTCAGTACGATGTAGAAATAATATTAACCGTATTAGAAGGAGATGAAGAAACAACAGTTGTAAAGAAATTGCCTGAACACGGTCATTTTACATTAGGAATGTTTCCTATTATGTTACAAAGTAATTTATGTATATTAAAGAATTTACCCAAAGAAACTAGGTATTCTATGGGAGAATGTAACCACGATTATGGTGGTTATTTTATTATTGACGGAAAAGAAAAAGTCCTTGTTCCCCAAGAAAAATTTAGTAACAATATGATTTATATTCGCACTGTCAAAGATAATACTCACGATTTTTCTGTAGAAATTAGGTCTGTGTCAGAAGATTCGTCTAAACCTCAACGTACATTTGCCATCAGACGTGTTCAACCATCATCAACTTTAACAAATGGACAAATTATGGTTTTTATACCCAATGTACGTAAATCTATACCTTTATTTATTGTTATGAGAGCATTAGGTGTGTTATCTGATAAAGACATTTGTAAAATGGTTGTACACGACTTGGATAAATATTCTGAATATGTAAAATCACTTATACCGTGTGTTCACGACTCGGGCGGCATTTTTAATCAAATGAATGCTCTTGAGTATATTGCGTCTTTTACAAAGGTAAAAACATTACAAGAGAGTTATAATATCTTAACGAATTACTTGTTACCCCACGTTGGAGAAATGAACTTCAAGTCCAAGGCATATTTTATAGGCCATATGGTTTTTGAAATGTTAAAAGTAATACACGAAGATGAAAAAGTTACCGACAGAGATAGTTTCAAATACAAACGTGTTGACACATCCGGTTATTTAATGAAAGAATTATTTATTGAGTATGCCACAATGATGTATGAAGATGTATACAAGAAAATAGATAAAGAGTTTTATTACCATAATGCTGATTATATTGATAAAGGTCCGGTTGAATTGAATAAATATATATATTTAAATTTATTTAGTGAAGACCGGTTTAATGATAAATTGATTGAAGATGGGTTTAAAAAAGCGTTTAAGGGTAACTGGGGTGGGCATCCTCACACAAAACGAGTGGGGGTGATTCAACCCATCAACCGTTTGTCTTATAATTCTTTTATCTCTCATTTAAGAAAAGTGAATCTTGAAATGGATAGTGCTACAAAAATAGTAACACCTCATTTGTTACACGGTTCTCAATGGGGAATGATTGACCCGATTGATACCCCTGATGGAGGTAATATTGGATTTCATAAACATATGGCGATTATGTGTAAGATTACAGACCATATTTCAGTTTATGATATATCTAAATGGGTAATGGACAATTTAAATAATAATGGAATTGTTATATTAGAAGAATGTACACATTTAGAAATTAATAATAATGCCAAACTATTTATTAATGGTATATGGGTAGGTATAGTAAAAAATCCGTTGGGATTTAAGAATGAGTTTATATTTTCTCGTAGAATTGGTTTATTCCCATCGTACATCAGTATTTCTTTTCAAATCAAATCAAACATCATTTATATTTACAGTGACGAAGGGAGACTTGTTCGCCCCATTTTATATTATGATAATGACGGAATTAGCTATGCTGGAAGAGAGAAAACAATAAATAATTACTGGGATGATTATTTTAAAGGTGAATTAGATTTAAAAGAAGATTTTACAAATATTAAAGAAATAAAAGAGGATATCGAAGTATTAAAATCTAAAAGAGGAATATTAGAGTACTTGGATGTCTCTGAAACGGAAACATCCTATATAACAGTTGAACATAAACTTAAATATGAAGGCCATACTCATTTGGAAATTCACCCATCTTTATTATTCGGTGTATTAGGTAATCAAATTACATATCCTCAACATAATCCGTGCCCTCGTAATGTGTTTGGTTGTGGGCAGCCTAAACAGGCAGTTTCATTATATCATTCAAATTATTTAAATAGAATTGATAAAATGGGTGTTATTTTGAATTATGGACAAAAGCCCATTGTTAGAACCAGATACTTAAACTATATTAATGAAGAACAACACCCATATGGAGAGAACGCAATTGTGGCTATTATGTGTCATACAGGATATAATGTAGAGGACTCGATATTAATTAATGAAAGTGCTGTAAAACGCGGTCTTTTCAGAACAACTTATTACAATATGTACGAGACTTATGAAGAAACCTCAAGTTTAAAATCCACAAGTGAAAAAAGAATTCGAAATATATTAAATGAACCTAATATTAAAAGAACTAAACCTGGTTTTGATTATAATCAATTAGATGATACGGGTATGATACGCCCCAACAGTGGAGTTGATGATAAAACGGTATTAATCGGTTTAGTAGGTTATTCTAAAGATACTCCTGATGAAGTAGCTGACCATAGTATTTTTCCTAAAAAAGGCCAGATTGGTTATGTTGACAGAACATATGTAACACAAAATGATGAAGGCCGGCGAATCGCTAAAGTCCGTATTAGAGAAGAAAGACAACCATCTATAGGAGACAAGTTCGCAAGTAGGTGTGGGCAAAAAGGTACAATTGGTACTTTAGTTCCAGAAGAAAATATGCCTTTTACTAAAAATGGCTTGAGACCAGATTTAATTATTAATCCGCACGCTTTACCCAGTCGTATGACTATTGGGCAGCTTGTTGAGTGTGTAATGGCAAAATTAGGATGTGTCCACGGTTGTGCGGTAGATAGTACAGCTTTTTTAAATAAAAATTCTAATAAAGAAGAAATCGGAAGTTTGTTAAATGCTCACGATTTTCATTCATCTGGAAATGAATTATTATATAATGGAATGACTGGAGAACAAATCGAGTCGGACATATTTATAGGCCCAACCTATTATATGCGGTTGAAACATATGGTAAAAGATAAAATCAACTACAGAGCTGCTGGCCCAAGAACATTATTGACTCGACAAACAAACCACGGGCGGGCAAATGATGGCGGTCTTCGTGTTGGTGAAATGGAACGCGACGGCGTAATCGCACACGGTATGTCCTCATTTTTAAATGATGCGATGATGAAACGTGGTGATGAATATAGTGTCGCCATATGTAATCATACGGGTACTATTGCGATATTTAATAAAGATACTGATAATTTTTATAGTCCAATGGTGGACGGTCCTATCAAATATGATATAGAAAATTCTGTTATTACTCCAAATATAATGACTAAATACGGCAAAGAATTTAGCATAGTTAATATTCCATATAGTTTTAAATTATTAATACAGGAATTAACATCAATAAATGTACAAATGAGACTTATTACATCAGATAATATAGACCAACTCACTCTTTCTGGTAATAAAAATTTATCGGACATCATTACGAATATTGATAAGAAAGCCAAAGTACCTATTAAATCAAGACCCGACAAACCAGAAATAGTTAAATTAAAAGAACTTGAATCGAATATGAAAACAGCATTACAAGAGTACAACTATAAGTTAAGCAAAAAATATAAAGGGGTTCACCCAAAATTGGGACAAGTTCCATATTTGGATAAACTAAAACAGAATGTAGACCACACCAAATTAGCTTATTCTGTATACAAATCAGACTTGTACAAAGATGAAATAGTTGAAATAATAGAACAAATAAGACAATTACAAGTAGATTATAGCGATTTAGTACAGCAAGGAGCAAATAAACAACAATTATTAAATATTGAATACAAGTTCAATGACGCAAAATCTTGGTATACAAATTTAACTGACCAAGAGTGCCCTTATACATTGAAAGCGTATTTAGCAGGATTATTTAAGACTACCATTTATCACGTTGATGCGGTTGTTGCGAATGCTTTAAAAGCAAAAAAATCAAATATGGAATCGAAAGCGAAAGCTAAATTATCAAATAATGATTCTAATTCTAATTCTAATTCTAATTCTAATTCTAATTCTAATTCTAATTCTAATTCTGGGTCATCTAGTTCTAGTTCCGGGTCATCTAGTTCTGATTCAAATTCTAATTCTAGTTCTGAAACATCTGGTTCTGATTCAAATTCAAATAATAGCGGGTCATCTGGCTCTGGGTCATCATCTAGTTCAGGGTCTAGTTTTAATAATGAGTCTGGGTCATCTGGCTCTGGGTCAAACTCATCTAATGAAAATTCAGGGTCAGAAGGAATAAAAGTGATTAAAATGTAAACTTATAAAATTGATTTAATATTTAAATATATCAAAATAATATAAAAAATGAGTTCGCATAAAAGTTACCTCAAACAAATTTATATTTCTAGACTGAATTTAATTATTTATTTAGAAAATAATGGTTATACGTGTGACCAATTTAAAAATTTTAGTATAGAAGAAATTGAAGTTATGAAAAAATACAATCAATTGAATTTCAAAGTCTTTAATCCAGACACACAAGAAAATTGTTATGTGTTGTACAAATTAGATGAAGAATTCAATCAAAATGTCTTGAAAAGTCGAAATATCGATGAAACAGTAAGAGACGTTTTCGACGAGCAAGCCATTTTAGAAAAAAACGATGTATTAGTAATCGTAACTACTGATTATTCACAAGAAAGTATTCATAAATATTTAAAAAATTTATGGGAAAATGAAAAAAAGTTTATAGTGTTATTGACTTTAGCAAAATTACAGTTTAATATTTTATCACACACATTAGTACCAAAACACATCAAACTTACCCAAACAGAAAAAGATGAATTTTATAAAAATTTTAATATTCAACACGACAGTCAAATTCCAGAAATAAGTCGGTTTGATGCTGTAGCAAAAATTATATTTCTTAAACCTGGTGAAGTTTGTAAAATTTTAAGATATGATAAAATTTCTCTAAAAAATGAATATTATAGGATTTGTGTATCTTAAATATCAGTATATTACAATATGGGTAAAAATAATTTGAATGATATATGTAAAAAAGCTGGTAGCGCAGCTAAAAATAGTGCACATAACGCAGCAAATAATGCGTCTAACTCATTAAACAAAAAAAGAAGAAAAAGACGTATTGGTAGTAAAGATGAAGACACACCCGATTTTGATATGTGTGCTACTGATAATTGTACACCAATTATAAAAGATAACAATGTATATGTACCTCTTCCAGCTCCTAAATGTAGTGACGCTCAATATTCTTCTATAGTAAATAATCCTTCCTCTTTTGCGCTTTTAATAGATGCATCTAATAATACTATTATAGACGAATACCGAACAATGTTTACTCAATACTATCCATTAAATCCAAGTGGTATAAATCTTGATTTTTTATATGATTGTATACAAGGCAGCAAATATAATTCTACACTTTTAGATTTACAAAATCAAAAAGATGGAATAGACACAAAAGTTTCTACATACTCATCTCAAAAGGGAGTAATAGATACATATAATGAAATGAATAATAGTTCATTATATTATTATAAAACTGATTTAACATATATTATATGTAAAATTTCATTATTTATTATTTTAATAATAACATATATATATTTTTTCAAATTAACAGGTATTATTGAGCCATTTAAAAAATTATTTAATATGGCTGCTACAAAAGGAGATAGTATTATAAACAAAATTACTGATAAAATAAAAAAACCTACAAACGCTATTCCGAAACCTACAAATGCTAATCCAAAACCTACAAACGCTATTCCGAAACCTACAAACGCTATTCCGAAACCTACAAACGCTATTCCGAAACCTACAAATGGTAATCCAAAACCTACCAACGCTATTCCAAAACAAGCACTTTTAAAACCAACAACTTCAAACTCCAAACCAAAAATAAAAAATTTAAATCCGAAATCATCTATTTCAAAGTAAATAAAAAATTTTAAATGTATACATTTAATATATGCAAACTATCAATAATACCGAACAACAAAAATATATTGATTATAAAAACGATATTAATAATATTAAAGGATTAAAACAACGTTTAGAAGAAACTACTAATGAAGAACGTAAAGAATATAATCTTTTAATAATTTGGTTAATCATTTCTATTTTTATATTTAGTATAACAATTATTACAATTATTAGTGAAAAAGAAATGAATCCTTATTTAAGATATCTAATCACAGGTATTATTTTATTATTATTTTTTTATATAATATACCACATATATAAAATATACAATATATAAAATATACAATATATAATATGGGGATATTTAGTGAGAGTGAAATAAATAATAGAAACATAATTATAAATAATATAACAAACAAATTAACAGGTGCAAATGCTAACAAAAATTATTATACTATGCTTGTCGAAAGTGAAATGATAAAAAAACAACAAGATACACTATTTATATTATCTAGCATTACAGCTGTAATTCTGGTAATAGTAACAATTAATAGTATAAAAAAATAAAATTATAATATATGAGTTATTATAATTTTAATAATATAAATTCTGCATATGATTATGGAAAGACTCAAGCATTTTATAAATCTGCGTATGATGAGATAGATAAAGAACTTAGAGGAATAGACAATACAAAAGAATTAACATTATCAAACATATATTCATATAAAAAAAGTAAAGCTCAGAATAGGTTATTGTATGTAATAATAATTATGTGTATAATACTTATTATTATAAGTTATGTAAATAAAATGTATAATTTACTGGATGATAATATGTACGCTTTTACAATAGGTACTATTTTAGGATTAACCATTATATATGTTGGTTACTCATTATGGGATTTTAGTTTTAGAGATAATATAAATTATGATGAATATGATTATGGAAAATTCGGAACTATTGTTTCAACCGCGAACAATACAGCGACTATTGTTGTACCAGACGAAACAGATTACACAAGCACGGTTGATGCTTCAAGTTGTGTAGTTTCTGTTTTACCGGAAGGAGAACAAACAATATCTACTTTTTTTGCTTCATTATAATTATTTGCCATATATATATGGCATTTCCAGAATTAATAACAAGTTATGACGAAAGTAATAGTAATGATGCTTTTGATTATATGACAACGAGGGGATTATCATCTTATTTAAATAAAATAAATAACGTTGATACACAAAATAAAACGATTCAAAATAATAAAAGATATATTGAAGTAAATGAATACGCAATTTATAAATATAAAGCACAAACATTAGTATTACAAAAAATAATTATAATATGTTGTATTGCTTTAATAGGGTCATTATTATTTTATTTAAACATTTTGCCAGATATGACATATAATATTTATTTAGGAATCGTATTTGGTATAGGAACTATTGTAGTTATGTATGATTTATATGATATTTTTAAGAGAACTTCGTATGATTTTAATCAATATGATTATAACTTTTTTTACACTCCTCCAAATCTTAATCCGGAAAGTAAAAATTATAGTACAACTCAATTATCAAATTTACCAACTGTATGTAAATAATATTACATAAATATAATGACAACTGTACAGGATATCCAAACTTTAATAAATAAAACTACATCTGGGTTGTCTTATCCTTCTATAGAAACAGTATCTAGTATAATTACAAACAATACTGCTCCAGATGATGCTTATAATACTATCGTAAGAAAAATAGATTATAGAGAGATTGAACACAATAAGTTAAAACAAATAAACACAACCATAAATATAGTTTATTATATTCTAGTTCTTTTATTATTTATATTGTTATATGCAGATAATAATTTATTATTAACAGATAGATTTTTGTTTTATATTTTGTTATTATTAATACCTTATATATATCCTTGGGTATTTTCTTTCTTTAAAAAAATATGGAATGAAATGTTTCCAGAATTTTCAACACAAGGACCAAAAAATGCTTTTTTAAACAATATCGATACAAACATACCTGATTATACAGATGTTCCTTATAATATATGATGATGATTAGTTATATAATTAATCATTTTCAACAAGCGATATTTTAGACCACCCATTAGAACCACACTTTCCATATTTTTTAGTAATATATTCTTTCAATTCCCTTATCGGCACATTTTTAGTATTACCATAATTAGAGCTATACCAATTTTTAAAGTCATCTGTAATACAACTAATCTTCAAGTAGCTACCACTTACAGACGGCCTTTCAACAATTCTTTCCGACATATATTCAAGATATACATTTTGGTCTTGCCTATATTTATTACTAGACGCAAGTACAGCGTCGCAGTCGTGAACTTTACCTTGATATTCATACGCGATATCAACCAACATACTTAAGAAGATTGGCGCCCAAATCGTAAATTTTTCATCAATTTTAGTATCAATTGGATATTGAAAAGGATAATCTTCTACAGGAAACTGAGGGTCGTTGTGTGGGTTTTTCGTAAATTTAGATTTAAATTCAACTACACGAACACGTCTCCAAGTACCATCATCCATCGCATCTAATTTAGGCAAATTATTAGTACTCACCGCCATTTTAAATTGAGGAATAAATGTAATACTGTCTTTGAACAATGCGCGGCATTGTATAGGGTCGCCGCCGGTCAACTCTTTCATTATTCCTTCATTAATTTTGTCATTTTTAGATGGTTCCTGCATAACCGCATATCGAGTACCAATTAATTGATATATTTCTGAAGAAGTAGACCCAATCGCATTTCTTTTTTGAGTAATTAACGTAATGGGTACGGTTCCTTTATAATTTCCCAATGTCTTTGACATTAGATTTACCATAATAGATTTACCATTCGCACCAGAACCAATGTATAAGTTAAATGTCTGATTTTCATTTGTACCTAATAGAGTTGATGCTAAATGTTGCCACATATAATTACGTAGTTCTTCTTCTGGAAATAATTGTTTCATAAACAGAGTGATTTCATCAATAACTTTTTGAGATGTTTTCCTATAATGCGACAGCGGGTAATAATCTATACCTGTTGATTTACTGATATAATCATCGTGTTTACCTTTACGATGAATTTTATTTTTAAAATCAATAATACAGTTATTACATCCAAGTAAATAAGGGTTGGTATCTAGTTTATCATAAAAGTTGCTATCATAAAATATTTCTTTACACTCATTCATAATAATATTTTTAACACAATCTTTTTTAAACTTTTTGGCAGTTTCACTCAATTTTTCTATAATGTCTTTGGCATCATCTTTTTTGGCGGCGGCACCATCCCCATTATGTACAGGTTCATTAATTTTTTGACTGAGCCTCTTTCTTGTTTCGGTTGAATACAAACTAAAGACATCAGTTGATAATTTTGACTTTAAACTAATACCACTATCGTTTACAGTCCAACGATTATTTACAAATTCATACCATACATTTTTAGCATAATTTACACAAATATAAGATTCTTTATATAATTGGAAAACTACATTCGCCAAATCATAATCAGTTGAATTATTGTTAATTGAATAATACATATAATGCTGAATTGTATTGTTATGTATTAATTTGTACTCTTCCTCATTTGTGGTTTTACACCAGTACATTATTGACCGTATGGTAAGGCAATCTTTGTTGGATGGGTCAAAACTGTTCCATTTGTCATATAAATCCCCAATATCAGAATAACTAAAGTCTTGAGATTGTGAACTAAATTTTACCCAACTTATAAACAACCTGTTGTCGGTATTTTTTAATGCCCAGCCAACACGTATCCATTTATTAAAACTATTCGGCCCCCAGTATTCAATGGGTAAAATCATAACATAACTATGCGCTTCTTTAATCTCAAACTCACTGTTATCAAGTTGTGTAATGTTTTCATCAATATAATTGTCCAAATCTTCTTGATTTTTTATCTCCAATGGAGATTTGATATAGGATGATGATAACATTCTAACTAAATTTTTGGTTGGTCTTTTCTCTTTACTCTCTCTATTTAATTTTTCATATTCTTCTTTTATTAGTTCATTCATATTCATTACTACTGTAGTACAAGACCGGGCTGTCAAATTCGCAAAATGAGTTAATACCCAATCGGGCGTAATTCTATTTTCTTTTATTACCCACTGTTCATTATAAGTACACGAAAACATATATTTAATTTTATAATCTTCGTTACCCGGTTTTCGTGACCCTAACAACGGCCAAGAGTTTGTACCGCCCAGAATGGCTTTATCAAAGACGTCATCCCAAGTGGTTGTATTTATATGGCTTAAGTCTTCCCATATTTCTCCTACTTGTCCCAATATCATATTTCTTAAAATGGTTTTACTTGTCGAATCTGTTTTAAGATTAATCATAATGTGAATACCATCTTTTGTAATTTTTTCATCACTCGTATTCACATTATCTTTTTCATAAACATAACACATTATTTCCTTTCCGTTATTATTTTTAATTTTATTAATACACTCTAACAACAACTCAACGAAATCGGTAATGTGTTTTTTTGTATGTTGTCTATCCATAACATCAGGAGCATATCTAAAATCAATATCAATGAGGATAGGGCCTTCTTCCAATTGTTTTTCTGTTAAATAGGCTTCATTATTGTTTTTGTATACGTGGGTAATATATTTTTCATAAAATTCAGTTATATTTTCTTGAGGTATCGCATAGGATGCAGGAAATACGCCGAATTCAAGTCCTGGTAATCTAGTATAATTATGTGTTTTTTTCATAGTTTCATCCTTCTCTTTTGGTAAAGTGAACTTTTTAAGGAACGCCTCCATTTTTTACTATATTATAAAGATTTATTTTTATCTCAATTTTATAAACCTATAAGAATTATATTCATTCGTCAATATAATTAAAGATTTAAAATATATCTATTATATGACACGTGCATCTAAAAGAATAATTTTAGATTATAATGAAATATTAAAAGAACCGGTAGACAACATTTATTATAACCACGATGAAGACAACTTATATAAAGGATACGCTTGTATTATAGGCCCAAAAGATACTCCCTATGAAAACGGGCATTATTTATTCGAATTTTCATTTCCTGAAAATTATCCTTTTTCCCCACCCAAAGTGAAGTTTATTACTTATGATGGATTTACAAGATTCAACCCTAATTTATATATTAATGGATATGTATGTTTATCTATTTTAAATACGTGGGAAGGAGAGAAATGGAGTTCGTGTCAATCCATTCGAAGTATTTTAATTATTCTAAGCACAATATTAAATGAATCCCCTTTATTAAATGAGCCGGGTATAACTGCTTTACATCCTGATTTTACGAATTATAATGAAATTGTTGAATATAAAAATGTTGAGATTTCTGTTTTAAAATATTTAGACAAAACGAATTTAGCTTATCCATTTCAAAAATTTCATCCAATATTAATTAGTACTTTTAAAAAAAATTACGATTCTTTTATTGAGAAATTTAAAAATAAAGAAAACAAGAATATAAAATTGAGCGTCTATCACAATATGTCTGTTTTTTTGGATTATCCATATTTAATTAATAAAATTCACACGTTTTATAATGATTATAAAAATTGATTTGAAATTTTTATTATATAATAACTATAAAATGAATTTCTGTGAAAAATGCGACAATATGTATTACATGAAAATAAATGATGCGGATGACCTCAAATATTATTGTAGGAATTGCGGTTTTGAAGATGATAAACTTACTGTAACCAATCTTAAAATATCTGTATATGAGAAAAAGTCTAATACTCAGAAAAATATTAATACTTTTATTAAATATGACCCGACTCTTCCTCATTCGCACACCATTAAATGCCCTAATGAACATTGTAAAAGTAATTTAAAGGACCAAGAGCCCGATATTATTTATTATAGGTATGATGATACTCAGATGAAATATATGTATATTTGCGCGATTTGTGATATAAGTTGGAAACCTTAAAATAAAAAATTGAATATAAAAATATTAATTATATTATATATAAAATGAGTGACGACGAACAAGAAGTATTTGATGAAGATGTGGATGTTGATGAGGATGAAGATGACGATGATGAAGAAGAATATGATGAAGATGAAGCATTCGATGAAGGTACAGTAGACGATATTGTGCCGGCTGAAATTGATGAAGACGTCGAAGAATCTCCATATCAAACACAATTTAAAGAAAATATGAGGAATGATTATGTTCAGAAGTTTCATCCAGAAGAAATTCATAAACCATTTGAAGAAATTCATAAGTTGACTATGATTACTCGTGATGAAAAAGGTAATATTGTAGATGATTTACATAAAACATATCCTATTTTAAGTAAATATGAAAAAACTAGAGCGATTGGTATTCGTGTTACTCAGCTAAATAAAGGCGCACAACCTTATATTGTGCTAAAACGTAATGTGTTGGATAATTCTTTAATCGCTGAAAAAGAATTAAGAGAAAAAAAACTGCCTTTTATTATTATGCGACCAATGCCTAATGGTATTTGTGAATATTGGAATATTAATGATTTAGAACAATTGTAACTGTAAAAATATAAACTTATTATGGTTCTTCAATAATTTTTTTACTTGCTCTTGGTAATTTTGTGTTTAAAACAGTTTCTATTTTTGCTATAAATGCGTTATTAGGTACAGCTTTACCATTTTCATATGATATAATTACACCTATATCAATATTTAATTTTTTAGCTAATTCTTTTTGACTCATTTTACATTGTAATCTTGCTTGTTGAATCGCTTTTTGAATTGAAAAACTCATCTCTCTTACAGCAACATATTCATTTTGTTGAGGTTTTTTAGTTACATCTTTTTTAGTTAATACTACTGGTTCCCAGTCTTGAAACATTATATATTATTATGAAATATTTTTATATCTAAATATATCATAATAATAAAAAAGTAATATATAATTATAATTGATTAATATTTCGTCATTTAACACTTCTCCGTTTAACACTTCTCCGTTTAACATTTCTCCGTTTAACACTTCTCCGTTTAACATTTCCAACGATTACCGCAATTAATACACGTTACATATGTTGTCATTGGTTCATCTGCCGACCTGGTCTGTAATTGATAATACGTACATTGATTCGATTTACATTTGCGACAGTTAAAATTGTCTGTAGATGCCTCGATTTTTGGAAAATATTTATTCTCTAATCTCGCCTTTTTATCTTCAATAATTTTATCCCATTTTTCAGGATATAATTCTTGGTTCGTCTTAAATGCCATATCTTTAGACACAAATATTCCCGATTTAATCTTTTCAATAATTTCGGGATTTTGTAATGTAAAATAAATCTGTTTAAATTTATCTAAATAAATAATTACAAACAATTTGTTATCCCATCGTTTTACAATTGTCATTTTGGTAGCCTCTTCCAATGATTTGTTGAATATACTTTTTTCTATATTAATTGATTTTACATTATCATTCAATATCTTATTTAACGATACGATTATCGTATTTCTAAAATGTTCTGGATTTGACACAGTGTTCATTGTAATTAAAATATAAATATAATTAATATTTAAATTCAATTTTATATCTCTTGTAATATGAATATTACGACACGTGCGTTTATTATTATTACTCTATTAATTGTATATAAATTAAAACAATTCAACAAAAAAACTAAAAAACCTAAATTTGTACCTGATATTATTATTGGGACTGGAGGATACTACGGGTTTTACCAACTAGGAATTTGTCATTATATTATCAATCATTTTGATTTTTCTAAAAAAAATATTATGGGTATTAGCGCAGGCTCTTGGATTAATACTATTATGTCATTATCACCAGAAAAAGCAAACGCATTTATACGTGAAATGTTTTTAAATATACCCAATGATACACACATTACTTTATTACCTTCAATATTTCAAAATATTGCCAAAAATAAATTAAATTTTGATGATATTGATATGAATAAAATTAATATTTGTGTAACTGAAATAGGTAATTCTGAAATGAAAATACATAATAATTTTTTAACTATTGATGAATTGTGTAGGTGTTGTTCAGCAAGCTCGTTTGTACCATTAATTACTAGTAAACAAATGATTTGTTTTTATAAAAATAAAATGTGTTTTGACGGCGGGATTATTTATAGAATGTCTTTAATGAAATTTACAAATATATATAGTAAAACATTAATCATAAAAGCTACGATGTTTAATCGTTTTAAATGGTACACTATGAAAGCATTTATTAAACCATCTTATAGTTTTTATCAATTGTATTTATTAGGTTATCACGATGCGACTATTCATCACACATATTTATCTACTTTTTTTGATTAATAAAATTTGTTTCGAAATATGATTAAATATATAATTGAATCTTTTTTATTATTGTATTCTGTAATTAAAATGGAATTGCCCGATGATGTTTTAACTCTTATTCGCGAGTTCAGCAAGCCTGTGACTCGACCTGATTGGAGAATGGTACGACCATTATGGGGTCCTGTATTATATGCAAATTTGAATTATTTACGTCATAAATACAATAACCAATTGTATATTCGAGTATTTAGTTATTCAACACAAACGGAATGGGCAAGAATCTATATGCTTGTTCGAATGTTTGGAATAGAATACGCATCTAATCATTTTGAAATATCGGTAAAAGAAATTTACAATATGCCAGGAATGATGTACGCACAAGATTATTATATAACACACACTAATGATGATACACAATTTTATCACTCATCATTTAGTCATATACTAGAGTATTAAAATTGATTTGAATTATTACTTTAATAATGATTATACAAAATGAGCAAAAACTCAAGCACTATTTTAAAAATGCAAGAGACAATTCAAAAATTTATTTTATATATGGAAAATGTAGAAAATTTGAATGATTTTAATTACGTACTTTTACGTAATAAAAATGTGATTAGTTGGATATTTGGAGATACATCGTTTCTTGGTGAAATTGATAAAAAAAACAAAACAAATGATATTAAAACATATAAATTGTTAGAAGATAATTGGGGAAGAGCAATTATGAAGAGTATTCGTCCAGATTTAAAGTCAGATAAACAATGGACCACTATTGTTGGACAAGAAATTGGTAAAGAATTATATACTTTACTCGGTCATACTGTATCATACCCTATAAAAAAAGAACATTATCAACCAGATTGGGAAGTTGATAATTGTATTATAGAAGTAAAAACCCAAACATTCTATACAACAGGAACAGCAGGAGAAAAAATTCTTGGGTCTCCTTTCAAGTATTCTGAAATTCCAGAATTATACGGTAAACCATTGAAAATATTATGTATTGGAGGCGCAGAAAAAATATGTAAAGAACAATATGGGAATCTTCCAGGAATAAAGTGTACTCCATCAAAAGAAAAATTTCTTAATTTCTTCCGTGAAAATAAAATCGAATATATTGGGGTGACTGAGGTTCTTACGAAACTTAATTCATAATTAATACTTCGTTCGCCCTTTTCTCGGGATTCTTAGAATTGATTGCTCTTCTACACGATATAACTGTTGTAGTGTACATTGGTATAGGAAACGCATCTTTTACTAGTTTAACTTCGGCATTACTCATTAATAATTTTACATTTTTTTCTCTCATTGTATTACATTCTTTAAATAGAGTTTTATGATTATCTAAATCAAACCCAATCATATTATATCCCACAAATGATTTATCATTTTCTGGAGCATAGGGTGGGTCAAGATATACAAAATCATCTTTTGTAATTTTAATTAAAGCCTCATTAAATGAACAATGTGTGAAAATCACATTTTTTATCAATTTAGATATATTTAATATATGGTATTCTTCCATAATATTGGGTGTTTTATAATTCCCATAAGGTACATTGAACCCGTTTGGTCCTTCACGATACACTCCGCGAAAGCACGTTTTATTCATAAATAATAACATTGCTGAAGCATTTATAGAAGTTTTTTCATCCTTTGACAATTTATTAAATGTATATCTAATCCAGAAATAATATGATTCGGGTGAAGTCATTGCCTCTTCAATTGTATATGCTTTACGATTTACTATAGTACCCTTACATTTTTCGAATTCTTCTGATATTCGTTTTACTTCATTTATTAACAACTGTGGACTCGATTGAATATTTTTATACAACCCGATTAAATTTGAGTTTATGTCACTTGCATATATATTACCCGATATTGTGATATATCCATTCGCTTGATATGTAAGTAATGCGAGGAGAACGCTGCCACCTCCCAAAAATGGTTCGTGGTAATTATTCATATGTTTGGGAAATAATTTTATAACTTGATTGATGATTTGGGTTTTTCCACCAACCCATTTCAGAAAGGGTTTCATTATTTCGTTATTTGTTTTTATGTCAATTACTTTTGTGTTTATACAAGGCTTTTTTTTATTGATATGTTTTGTCAGTAAACCTTTTTGAGTAAATATTTGCCCACATTTTTCACAAGTATGAGCCATTTTTAATTATATATCCTATATTTTTATTTTAAATCAATTTTTATCTCTATGTTTCATTCTTTATGATTCAATCAAATATTCTTCACTACTCAATTCATTATTATCTACTACAAAACCATCTTTAATATATCCTTCATTCGTGTATTCCTCCTCTGAATATTCACTATCTACACTATTTTCATCATTTGAATCCAAATCTTCAAAACCTCCCATTTGTTTATTATAAAACTGTTTCCATTCTTTAATACTAAACTTTTCTTGTGTATCATTTTTCTTTATAATACACAATGTACCGAAATACAATTCTTTATCGATTGGAGGAGGAAATTCATAAATATTTTCGTTTCCACTACGACCTACCTTTTTACCATACAATTCATATTCATCATTCCAAGAACACAATAGTTCAAAATTATTATCATTTCTATAATTACAGATTTTAAACAAATTTGTCATATTTTTACTGTTATACTCTCCAAGTTCACCGAGCTTATTAATGGTGATTATCATTAATATACATACGAATATTTTTTTTAAATAGATTTATTATATATAATTTAAACACTATATCACACTATTACTTATATGAAAATTTACATTGACAATGTAACTTTTAGCAGTGAATTAACTTTTGATAAATTGTACAAACGTAATGTGATTTATTCAAATGAAGGAATCTATTGTAATCATAACAAAAAATTAATGCTTATTGAAAGCACTAATAATAATTACGAACAAATCAAATATAACAATTGTACAATGTTTTTCGACCATAGTAAAGAGTGTTTTAAAGAGCATATTTTCTGTATTCCATATGACCATTTGTATAGTGAAGAAACATTTGAACAAAAACACATCGGTTATGACATTATTTTAGTAAAACATAGTTATTTTGACCAAACTTCTTATTATTTTGAAGTAGAACGAAGCGATGATTTTATATTAAATGAAATCATTTCGTTTTTATCTTCTAATTAATTTAATTTTCTATTTTAATGTTTTATATTTATATTATTTTAGGTTTATTGGCGATTCACTGTACTTTATATTATTTAAATATAGATGTGTTTCATTTAGCTACACAAACCAAAAATGAAACTGAAAATAGTACTAATGATAGTAATAATGTAAATACAAATAGTAATACTAATAGTAATGTTGACAATACTGATAGTGTCCCGAATATAAACATCGCCAATGATTTAAGTATCTCAATAGAAACTAGTATAAATGAACTTAAAAATTTAAACCAATATATAGATAATGAACTTGGACAAACTTCCTTTTGTTAAACCGTATAATAAAACAAATACGTTATCTAAACATACTTGTTCTTTTATACCTAAAGGTCCTAAGTTTTTTGCGGCATTTACGTATTTAGATAATATGCCAGTATGTGTTTTTATTGATAACAATAATAAACAAACTGTAAAATATGCTTGTTTTAAAGAAGAACTTTGTTTAGGAACATTATTTTATGGTACCTACATTCAAAATTATTTTGTATGCGAAACGATATATTATTATAAAAATGAAAAGGTCATTGACCAATTACCTTTAATGAAATTCATTTTAGAAAATATGATAAGAGAGAGTGATTATGGAGAATGCGTTTCATTTAAACTACCTCATATGTCAAATAATAATTTTATTTTAGAATGTTCTAATATTCCATATAGTATTTATGGAATCTTACAAAATTCGCGTTTACTCGCAATCAACTATATTTTAGGAGGTTTTCAAATTAAAAAAAGGGTTGAAACAGAAGATGTTTATGAACTATTTGTTTTAAATGAACTAAATGTACCTGTATTTTATTCAACCGCTTTAGTAAATGATTTTAAAACAAGTAATTTTCTTAATAAATTATTTTGTAAAAAAATAAATTATAAAAACGTAGAGTTTAGTGATAGTGAAGACGAATCAGAAAACAATTCTGTATCTACTGTTCAAAAAACAAATATTCATTCTATTTCTGTTGGTTGTTTATTTATTCCTGAATTTAAAAAATGGAAGCCTTATGGAATTAAAAATATTGATTTCATTAAAACAATTCAATTCATCGAAAAAAAAAATATTATGATATAATATATGGAAGTACAAGGAGCAACCGTAAAGCAAACCTTTGGCGAGTCAGCTGAAACATTCCAAACTGGAGGTCGGCGTAGACGCAATAGAAAAACTAAGGTAAAGCGTGGAGGCGTAAAATACCCAGTTGGTGGCAAGCGCCGTGGCGCTTCTAGACGAAAGCAGTCACAATCTCGCAGACAGTCGCGTAGACAGTCCCGAAGACGTTAAATTACACTTTTATTATTTTTTTGAATATTTATAAAAAAAAAATATTATGTTATAATATATGGAAAACTCGGAACCACGAAAAGAAGAAACATTCCAAACCGGCGGTCGGCGTAGACGCAGTAAGAAGACTAAGGGGAATGCAATGAGTGGTGGCAAGCGCCGTCGCACTTCCAGACGCAGACAGTCCAGCAGAAAGTCTCGCAGACGTTAATTACCAAAAACTCCTTTAAGAACTTTATTCTTCTCAACCTTACTACTTTTTTTTAAAACTATTTTGTGGTCATACATAGTTTCAAATTCATTATTATCTTCGTGTAGTTCAGGGTATATTTTAGTCAATGGTTTATCCATAATGAGAATTAATCTCTCATAAGTCAACAATTGTCTGTATTCTTGTATGTTTAAATTTCCGTAATATTTATTAAGCGTATAGTATGGATTAGGAGCCAATTTAATATTCTTTTCATAGTTATATATTTTACCATATAGATAATTCAAAAGCTGATAGCGTTCAAATTTCGTGTTATCATCTATATGTTCGTTAAATAAATAACTAGTTGCGCATTCGGGGCTACAAAAACATCCATATACATTGTACTTTTCCTTATATAAAAGAGTTGGTATATGAATGGATGGAGAGTCAAAATCATAAGTACACCAGAAACAAGCTGACTTCTTATGTATGTTGTTATTATTCAAATCTTTTTCTAATTCACTCAGTTTATTAAATATATCTTTTTTTTGTTTATCCACTTTTACATCTTGTTTCTCTTCTGTTTTCTCGTTCTCTTTTATAGTTTCATATGTGTTATCTTCCGAATAAGGCTCGACAGAACATACATTAGGATTATAAATGGTTCCATCTTGAAATGGTTCAAGTTGAATATCGGACAATTTGCACTTTAAATGAAGAATTACATTCTTTTTCTCAATCGCTACATTAAGGTCCTTTACTTCATTCTTTACTATTTTTCCTCCTTTAGGTTTTCTTCCTCGTTTTTTTGGTAAAGGTTTTTCAATAGTGCTCATTTTAATAATAGATATGTTTTGATTTAAATACTTTTCATAATTGAATTAAGTATAAATGTTACCTTGGACTGAAAAATATAGACCAAATAGGTTAATTGACATTGTTTTAGATAATGATACACGAAAATTATTCAACAATATGATTGAGTTAAATACTTTTCCCAATATGTTGTTGTATGGTCCACCCGGTACAGGAAAAACCACGACCGTATTATGCCTTTTAAAACAATATAATTTTCCAAATGAAATCATTCATTTAAACGCATCTGATGAGAGAGGGATTGATATTATTCGAACTCAACTGTATTCATTTATCAATACAAAGGGAATGTTTAATAATACAATGAAGTTTATTATATTAGATGAGGTGGACTCAATGACAAAACAAGCCCAAATCTCTCTATTGTCTTTACTTGTCCATACGAACGTTCGTTTCTTTTTAATTTGTAATTATCTTAGTAAGCTCATTTCTCCTCTCAGAGATTATTTATTACTTGTTCCGTTTTACAACACTTCCAATGATACTAAATACATTAAACATATTATGGTATCAGAGCATCTTGATTTAGACCAAGATGTACTGGATGATATTACTTTTAATTATTATCCTGATTTAAGGTCGGTTGTGAATTGTCTTCAAACTTATCAATCTTATTCTTACCCATTAATATGTAAAAAGATGATTGAACTAAATTGTGTTAAATACAACGCAAAAATTAAAAAATACATTAAAACTGTATGCTTTAAGGATTATTTAATTAAATTGTTTTTGAATATGATGAATTATAATATTGATTCTACCTTAATTAATATGATGAAAAATTTAATATTAATAAAGCAAGATATAGACTACTTTGAAAATTATTTTATAAAATATTATAATACAATTAATTAAATATTTATATTTTATTATATTATATGAGTAAACATAATATTAAAAAAGAAATAATTAAAATTAGAAATAAAGCACATACATTAAAATTAAAAAAAGATAAGGCCGAACATATGTGGATTGAAAGTGAAAAAGAATTGGCTGGTTTAAAAATAGAAATGAAAGTTGAAGAAAAATATATGAAACTCAAAAAACGATATATAGGTAAAAAAACGACTGTTCGTAAAATTAAATTGCCTTCTTTTAATAGAATGATGGATGTACCAAAAACAAAAAAAAATATTTTTTTGCCGGCTTTTGAAAAAAATAAAGTAATGACACAAAAAAATAATAAGCCTGAAACTCTTGAATCTTTTGCGCCCGAACCTGTGACTCCTGAACCTGTGACTCCTGAACCTGTGACTCCTGAGACAGAACCTGTGACTCCTGAACCGATGACTTATGAACCTGTGACTCCTGATACAGAACCAGAAACTCCACTTGTTGAAGAACCAGCACCTGAACCAGAAACTCCTGTTGTCAATGAACCTCCCTCTGAAGAGTCTACTAATGAATCTAATTTTGTACCATTACCTGTTGAATCAAGCGTTCAAGCGTCTGCCAATACAAACCAAGCAACTACCAATACAAACCAAGCAACTACCAATACAAACCAAGCAACTACTAATACAAACCAAGCAACTACTAATACAAATCAAGCAACTACCAATACAAACCAAGTAACTGCCAATACAAATAAAAATATGAATCAAACAAACCGAAGAAATAATCAATCGGTTGAATTATAATAATAATTGATTTAAAAACAATATATATAATAATATTAACAAAATGGAGTTAGACGGTATGAACTTAGACGACGATTGGTCAAACTATTTAAATCATCAACCAAAAAATACAAATTCCGATATAAAAAGTGTTAAAAGAACAAATATTGATATTCCAATATGTGATGAAATATCAATATCTACTAAAACAAAAATCATTTATTTCAATGTCTATATTGATTTATTCAAACGTTTTTGGGATTTTCCTATGATTGATTATGATAGCCACTGTGAAGGTATTATTAAAAAACAAATAAAATTTAATTTTACCAATAAAGAGGAAGTTGAAAACTTTTACGAGTATGTTAAAAAAGAACCACGCATTGTTCAAGAGAACATTTATGATGTAAATCATCCAAATATTCATACATTAAACCAAATTGATAATCCCAATGGTCGAATCAAATTCAAAGATATTAAAAAAATAGATATTGGTATCTGTAAAAATGATTTAATCAAACAAAAGAAAAGAACAAAGAGCGCATTTTACAACTGTTATGTTCTCATTTATCGCGTAAAACTAAATGGTAAATTTAAAGAAATTCACATCAAAATGTTTAATACAGGCAAAATAGAAATACCTGGCATTCAAAGTGACGATATGATTGATGTAGCGGTCGAACGCATCAAACGATTATTACAACCTCATTATGCTTATACAGTTAAAGAAGAATATTCGAAGAGAGATACTATTTTGGTTAATTCTAATTTTAGTTGTAATTATTATATAAATAGAGATGAACTCTTTAAAATTCTTAAAAAAACATATCACGTAAAATGTAGTTACGACCCTTGTAGTTATCCTGGAATTCAATGTAAATACAAATTGGAATCCGGTGAAATTTCCTTTATGATTTTTAGGACTGGAAGTGTTTTAATTGTGGGGAAATGTGAAAATGATGAATTGTTTAAAATTTATGACTTCATTAAGAACATATTTCATAAAGAATATATGAATATTTATGAAATAAATAATGAATTAAAACAAAAAAAGAACAAAAAAAAGATTAAAAAAATAATATATATTGAAGAATAAAATACATATAAAGAAACTTATATCTATTAAATATAAATGGAAGAGAAAGATAAAGAACTTAATTTGCCCAGTGCCAAGGTTATGCAACACGCGTGTAAATTAGCCTGTACGAATGATAAGCCGATTATGCTTGATTACTGGCTCGAGTCTCACACGAACGGTAAAGTGATGATTGGTGTTCGCGATACTGAAGAGAAGATACTTGTCCGCAGTGAGGAGGAGTACACCAGCCCCATTTCCAAGGTATACAAGGTTGGTGAGGAGTTCATTCTTATTACTGAGAATTCGATTTACATTGTGTCGGCCAAGATTCAGTCTCGTAAGATTAAATAACTTTTATAATTATAATTATGATATCATATTTTTATTTATGATATTATATTCGTTAAACGATTTAGATATTTATCATTTATTATTATAATGAATTTAGAGGAAGCTGTTATGTTGTATAAAGATAATGATACAAATAAGCATATGAATATTTATAAATTATTTAAGTCTAATGCTGAAAAATATCAAAATGGTATATTGGTTAGACAATTCAATAGTTGTTTAGGATGTGGAGAGATACCATTCTCTTGGCATTGGTATTTACTTGTAAACGATATGCCCTCCGATTTTAAATTTTTAGAAATTGGAGTATATAAAGGTAGAGTATTAGCACTTATTAAATTATTAAGCACTTTATTAAATAAAAACGCAAACATATGGGGAATTACACCTTTGAGCAATGCGTCTGATAAATATTCTAATTATGAAAATATTGATTATTTAAATGCTATTAAATCTTCTTTTACCAATAGTAATGTCAACTCCGATAATGTACAACTTATCCAAGGATTTTCGCAAAATAACGATGTTATTAACAGCGCAAAAGAAAAAATGCTATATGACATCATATTTATAGACGGTTGTCACGATTATGAAATAGTGTGTCAAGATATAAAAAATTACTCTCAAATGATTAAAAGCGGCGGCTATTTAGTTATGGATGACGCAAGTTTGTATTTAAAAGATGCTTATGGACTTTTTTTAGGCCACCCTGATGTAGGAAAAGCAATCCTTGATAACTTAGATAACAATCCTGAGTTTGTTCATTTATATGCTGTAGGTCACAATCGTGTTTGGCGTAAAGTTTAAATATGTATTATAATAAAAATATAAAAATACAAAATGTATACTATATATGGACCGTTTTGAACAATTGAAATATGACGCACAACAAAACTGGGCTTTAAAATGGGATAAAGCGAATCCAAGTAATTTTGTTAAAGAATGCCACGCATCTCGAGCAAGACAAGAAGACGCAATATATTTGAAAGAGAGACAGGAAAGAATTATGCGTGCAGTTACAAAAACCATCACACTTACAACGTCTAATTCTGTTACAAGTGTATCTGTTACTAATATTACTGAATAATTCACAACCGTTTATAAAATTCAATTACTTTTGGATTAGCTCGAATTTTCCCAATATCCAACGATTTTATATACAACCCATCTAAACTTGTTACACGGCTTAACGCAACATAGGTCTGACCATATTCAAATACAGTGGACCCTATATTAATACATATTTCATCCAATGTAATTCCTTGCGCTTTATGTATCGTAATTGCCCACGATAATATGAGCGGGATTTGGCAGATTCCATAATTCTCATATTTTTCATTCTTCCATTTGTGTACTTCTATTATTTTCGTAACACTCTTGAATTTTACTACGGGGAATTCTCCCATAAAATCAATAACGATTCCTTGACTTCCATTCACTATTCCTTCTTCTTGTGATAAGTTTGCGATACACATTACTTGCGAACCTATCTTCAGAGTCAAGGTATCCTCAAACATTCCTTTTTGTCTCTCTACTTCTTCCAATATATAACCTCTTGGTTCATTGATATAAAATTTTTTATATGTACGTGACGGTGTTTCTAATGTTAAATTCTCAAACTGATTAATTTGGTCGGCGTATTTTTTTGTAGGATATAGCAAGGTTGGTTTTATATCACTTGTTGACTGTTTTTTGGAACATTCTAGCAATATTTTACAACTCTCTGGTGTAATACATCCTTCTCGAATCTCATTCAAGAGCGTTTGAAATTCCAAATCATCTTTCTGACGAAAATTCTCTTTTAAAACATATTGATACGTAAATGTTGTGTCCCATATTTCAGATTCAAAACAAAACTCGTTTTCAATGGGAGGCAGTTGATGAAAATCACCGCAACATATGAGTTGTATTCCGCCGAATAATTTCGAGCTTTTGCGTATTTTTTGTGCGAGTACATTAATTAATTCAAACAATTGTTTTGACATCATACTAATCTCATCAATCACTAATATATCAATATGCGTCCAATTATCTATATGTTTGTATTTGCGAATATTTTCTATTAGTTTATTGATTGGGCTCGTTCCTAATCCGATTCCTGCCCACGAATGTAATGTTTTTGCGTTTTTTAATAATACGGCCGCACAACCTGTCATTGCGGTCACTTGTATACATTTATTATGTTGTTTGGCGTGTTCATATATAGTGTTGATTAAATAGCTTTTACCTGTGCCTGCGTAACCCGAAATAAATATATTTGAGCCTTTTATGTAGGCATCGAACGCTGATGTTTGACTCGTGGATAACATTTTTGTAAGTTACGATATTTTATATATTAATTCAATTTTAATTTCATTTTAAAATTATGATTGAAATAATATTATACTTATATATATGCCAAATTATATTTATATGGGACACGGTGCTGATATTGTAAAAAATGGTCATTATGATAAACGATTAGTACCGGCTAATTGTAATTATTTAACTATTGCTAAAAATGGAATACCTAGCCATATTCAAAGTGTTATGAATTTAATAAAAATTAATTTAACACCCGAAGGTAAAACCTATATAGATGACCCACAATTATATTATAATAAACTATCTATACTTGTGGCTGGCTATGATAAATCGGCTGCCGACCCAGTATTATCTTTGAATGATTTACATTTAATACCTAGTGGAGAATTATTTATTAATAATTCGTGCGATTTTATTTTTAGTTTCGACCCAGGTCCTATTAAATATTTGTATAAATCTGGTTTGTACGATATGTCAAAGACGATGACGTCTTATTTACCTGTTTATAAACAGAATGCGTCTCAACCTAAATTTAATCACGCATTTCAACATAAATTTGTCATTGATACCCGAGTAGGTATCGATTTTAAAACTATTAAATCCGTTTATAAAGATTCTGTTTTTCCAACCAGTAAAGCCATTGTTAAAGAATTAAAAGAGGTTATGGGTCTTACATTTATGAGCCTTACAGTTATGGGTCTTACAAGTCGTCGTCACTCTAGCGCCCCAACTCGTAAGTTGAGTCGTTCAAGAACAAAGTCTAGGTCTTTACGTAAAACATTGTCTTTTAAATCGAAAAGTGGTTCATTTGATAATTTAGATTTAAATTTAGATTCAACAATTGTTCCGTATGCTCTATTTGTTTCTACTGTTAAAAAAATTGTTGATGGAGAGACCGGGTTCTCATTAATGGAACAATTTCCAGGTAATCATTATAATTTTGTGTGTAGAAATCTTACATCGGCTTTTCCGATTAATCAAATGTTATTACATCGTGCACAGTCGAACAACCGGGCCAATCGAAATCGAAATGAGTACATTTCTCATAAACTCGCCAATCCTATATTAAATTTTAGATTATTTTTAGAGGAGTTTTTGTCGGATGAAGCACGTATTAAATATGGAAAAATTCGGGTAAATCGAACTTACGAATCTAATGTATCTCATACCATTTTTATGTTTGATGAATATTTAAAACGTGGTGTTCGTAAGTCAGCTTTAATTATCACATTTGATAACTTTATTGATGATTTAAATGAATATATCGAGGCTGGGTTTTTTACTGTGAATGAAATACCTACTGAAATTATTACTCGATTGAGGGAAGTGCTTGCCGGCGAACCTCCTATTGTTGGAGGGGAACCTTATTTTTTTCATACATTACTTTAAATTTTTTGGTTCTTTGTTGAACCACTTTTTTGTTTTTACGAAAGGTGCCGCCTAAACTAGATTCTTTATTATATTCACTTAAAACGGTTTGCGTACTATAGTTTAATTTTTGTTTTGCGGCCATTAATGGGTTGACTTTGTGTAATAGACCCTTTGGTGGTGTGTTTTTTTTTAGTGAACGTTGACCTATTCTGCCTACTGGTTGGGTTGAAGGAACAAATGATGGCGATTGTGAAGGTTCAACACTAGAAGATTTTTTTCGTGAAATTCTTGACCTAAAATTGGATGCTGCTGTTCCCACATTGGACGCAAATTTTCTAAATCTGGATGCTATGGGGTTACTTGTTGTGGGGTTACTTGTTGCGGGGTTACTTGTTGCGGGGTTACTTGTTGCCAGTTTAATTGACGCAGGTTGACCCTTTACCCCACTTATTTTTTCATCAGAAGCAAGTTCATTTATTTGACCTTCAAAGTTTCCTGATAATGGATTTGAAATTGACGATGGATTTAACAATGGTTTTGACGAGGATTTAAAGCCACCTTCCGGGAGAACCGTCCCTGCGTCAGGTAAACCATCACTTCTTACACTTGGGTGTGTGCTGTTTACTTCTATATAGCTTAAAACACTTTGTGCTAGAATTAATGAACACTTTGTAAATGACATTTTATCTTCTTCTTCATCATTAGGTCGTCTCAATTTATTTTCTTGTAATTTTGCGGTGTAAATGGCATATGCTTGGTCGGGTGTTATGTCAATATTTCTTAATTCTTTAGATTCTTTTTTTTCTCTTATTAAATCATCATTCGCTTTCTTTTCTATTGGTCTTTTTGTTGTAGAAGTTGCAAACAGAGCACCACGTCTTGTACTAAAATTAATAGCATTATCGCAAACTGTTAATTTTGCATCATAATGTCTCATTAAACTAGCAGACACCCTCATTTTAACACCAGTTATTGTTTGGTCTGAACTAGGACTAGTATATAATGATTTATTATATTCATCAAACATTTGAACACGAGCTCCATATACAACTTTTTGGTTTCGTACGGATAATTCTGAAACTGTTGACGGATTTAAAGCTAATAACATTTCTATATTTGTGTGTAATCCACCAAATGTTGTTTCTATATTTTCTGGAAGAAAATATATAGCATCTGTAAATTCTTTTTTGTTTAAAAGTATAATATATGTTAGTGTCACCGGATTTAAAGCGGCAAAAGTAAATGGACTTATTTCTGGTAATGCGCTTGGTCCTGATATTGCTGCTGTGACTGGTTGGCTTTTTGGTTTGGCTTTTAATCTTGCCGATACTGCGCTTCCTAATTCTGCTCCTCCTTGTAATGCTCCTCCTTGTAATGCTCCTCCTTGTAATGCTCCTCCTTGTAATATTTCACTTGGTAAAGACCCCCCCATATGTATACCAGATGCAAGTGTACCAGTCGCAGGTGTACTTTCTTGAATGATATCATCATAAATTTGACTTGGAAGTAAAGCATACAGCGCATTGTATAAATGGGTCTTATCAATCAGTTCTAAAGGTATTGGGTTCAATGTAAGTAAATCACGTGTTGACATTTTTAAAAACTTATTAGAAATATTTGTGTGGGCTGCTGGACCTTTTATTGGACTAGAAGCAAATTCATTACCATTTACAGAAGCTTGAAGCTTTCCATCTAATGGGTTTGGATTTAACGATGGATTTCTTGATGGGACTGTTTGTCTTCTGGATGTAATGGTTGGGTCCACTCCATTTTCAGAACCAGATAAACCAAAACTGCTTATACTTGTACGGACGCTATCAACCTCACTGTTGTCTCCCTCAACATTATGTGTTAAACTTTTTGCTGTAAAAGGGCTTTGGGATGCTGCGGCAAGTTCTGAACCATTTAAAGAAGCTTTAACAATTCTTTCTAATGGATTTGAAAATGACGATGGGTTTTGTCTTGGTAATCCTGCTGCCAAATTAAGGTGAGCCGCACCTTCTTCTCTAAGCGAACCTTGGGTTGATGCTGATTGGTCCTTTCTTGCGGCTTCTTTCGCTTTTTTCTTTTCTAAATGTACGTATTGTAAAACACTTTGTGCTATAATTTTTGACTGTTCAGCTAATAATTTTGCGTTATAGTCTTTTGAAGGGTCCACTTGTACACTGGCATTTTCATCCCTTTTTTTTTTAAAATTGGCTTCTGCTTGTTCATAGGATATAGTAACTTTTCTTGATTCTATAGATTCTTGTTTTTTTTGTTCTAATACTGAATCTAAAATACTAGATAATGATGCTTTTTTGGCTTCATATAATTGTATTAATCGTACGCTTTCTTTTATTATTCGTTGAAATTGTTGGCTTAATTTAAGATATTCACTCATATCACTGTTTTGAAGATCATTTTGGTTTTTTTCTAGTTCATCTTTAAATTGTATAAATTTTTCAATCCATAATTGAATTACTTCAAGTTGTCTTTCTTTGGATAACTCTGAAACCGCAGACGGATTTAATGAAAGTTTTCTTTCACGATTATATTTATCATAATTAGTACTTATTACGTCTGGGTGATACATTTGATTGATTTTACCAAATCTCGCGGGGTTTAAATTTAATTTTATAAAAAAAATTAACGTAACAGGATTTAAAGCAAGAAATGTAAAAGGAGACATTAGTGGTATTTCACCTCCTCCTTTAGTTGCATTTTTTACAAATGTTTCTATATCACCTGGTAATAAAGAATATAAATGATTGTTAAAGTTTAACAAATCAATAGGTTCTAAATCTTCACCATTAATAGTAAGTAATTCATATACACGGTCAACATCGCTTTGTGATGGTAGTAGTAGTGGTGGTGGTGGTGTAAATGGTGGTGGTGGTATTTGTTTCACTCTGGAATTTGCTGCGGCTCCAAATGAGCCTGGTTGGGCTTGGGATGATGCTATTTCTGATGCTGATGCTTGTGGTCGTGGTGGTAGTGGTGGTGGGACTGCTTTTTTAGTTTGGACTGGTTCCACAGTAGAACTTGCCGCGGCTTCAAATGTGCCTGATGGGGCTTGGAATGGTGCTAGTGATGGCACTGAGGCTGAACCTCTTTCCATCACTGGTGATGGAACTACTGGTGATGTGGCATCTGGCAGTGAAGCACCTGGCGGTGGTCCAGGAGGCGGGGGTCCTTCACCACTCTGAGTTAAAAATTTAAAATAAGATGCGTCAATTTGTTGTAATAGGTGGTCTAATATATCTATATGGTCTAGTCGTGGTCTAATAATTCGGTCGGTTGGAATTACGGTATCAAGTGATGATATTTTAAACAACCATAATTTTATATATTTAACTAAAAATATATATGCACATTTATAATCATCATCTTGTAATAATGGTTCAATCGCATTTACATAATCTATAATATTAGTTTCACTGTTTTCCAATTGTGTAATAATTTGTTTATATTTTTCTATTGTAATTAATGTTTTAATTTTATCAATTAATGCTTTTATTTTTGAAACATTATCGGGTGTACCATCATAAATTAAATGATACCATTGAATATAAATTATGTATATTATTATTATATTTAAAGCATATTTAAATTTATTAACATCATCAGTTTGAGGATATAATTCTTTAATAAGACTAACACCTTGTTGGTCAATGAGACCAACTATCAATTTAAAAATTAAATCAGATTGTTGTTGATAAACTGGGGGTATTTTAAATTCTCCAGATTGTGTTTGTATATGTTGTAATATTGGGTTATAGTTTTCTTCAATATTTTTTAATAATGAAGTACTCGCACTTAATGTAGTCAGGTATGTTGTTGATTGTCTAAATGCTTCATCAACTTCTTTTTGTTCTATATCCTTGTTTGGTATTGGTTTTATAGTTGGAGGTGTAACACTTGTGGCGGTAGAAGTAACAGATGGTGGGATAACCCTTTCTGGTCTAACACTTGTTGAAGTAACAGATGATGGGATAACACTTGCGGGACTAACAGCATCAGCTCTGCCGCTTTGTGAACTACCACTTGCTGGTCTAACACTTGGTGAAGTAACACTTGCGCCTCTGCCGCTTGCTGAACTACCAGCTGAGGGTCCAACACTTGAGACTTTACCACTTGTCGAAATTCTATTTGCTGCTTTAATATTTTCCACGTGTAAATTAAGTGTTCCTGGTTTTCTAGTTACATCATTTGCAGAAATAAATGAAAGAATATATGGAGTATTATTTTTTAACCTATTAAATTTAGCTTTAAACTCGGCCATTGTGCTTCCTTTTATATCTTCTGTTGTACCATATGTATCTGTCATTTGAATAAGAATATCTCCTATATCAATTCTATTATCGTTTTCTAAGTTAAATTTTGATATGCGTACATATTGTGTATCATTTCCTTCTTTAATATCAAAAGCCATATCACATTTAGGTTTTGTACACACAACAACATATGGATGGCTCATAAATTGAAACAACGCTTTTTGTGATTCTATAATTTGGTCAACCGCATTGTTTATGTATAAATCTTTATCAGATACGTTACCTAATGATTGTCTCGCTAATTTCGCGGCTTCATTTATTTTTTGTAAAAATTCTGTTGCTAATGGGTCAAACTCTACACTGGTTTGGCCTATAATACGGTTTGTTTTAGTAATATTAAAAAGTTTAGTATATAAAGGGCCAGTTGGTGCTGTATCTATCGCATCAAAATATTCATCAATACTAATTAATGCGCCATTAATCGAATCACGTATATGTTGAGCACTACTTGGTAATTGTTCTAATTTTTCAAATTGTTGAATACATAATTTTATTGCGTAAGCCCTCCATTCATATATTGCAGGTATTGTTTGAATAAAAATTTCTCTTATATACATTTTTTGGTCAAGACCATTATACACAAATTGTATTTTTCTTTCAGCTACTTGTTTAAGCCTTAATAATTCTGTATGTGTAAACTCACTACTCATATTATATTATAGTATGATTTAATTCTTAATACTTTTTTTATTATTATACATCATAATCTTAATTTCTTCTTTAATCATATTCAACGTATCATCATTTTCTTTATTATTTAAATACCTAATAAATTTCTCTTTTAATTCAGGATATTTGTATTGCTCTTCATCCAGCCATTGCTCTAATAACATTTCTTTTTCTTGATAAAGCGTATCCAGTTCCGACTTATTTTTAATATTCCAATTACCTTCTTCGTAAACCATCAAATATTTATCTTTTAAATTCGAAATATAAATATTCATATTTTCAGGTTTTTCTGAATTAAAATGTATTTTTTCTATTAAGTTCTTTACACAAAAATTCACTTTTTTTATACAAAACATATAATCCATTTCGGTTAAATGTGAAATATCTGTATCTTTGTATGCTAAAAGTTGAATATTGTTTTGTATATTGTTGGTTGTATTAAATGACCCATTTATTTCTAATTTGCTCATTAATTTGTCTATTTGTTTTGATTGGCATTCTATTTGTTTTTTATAAATATCCAGTTCATTATCCTTTTGTTTTTGATGTATCTCTATTTCTTTATCTTTTTGTTCTAATTTTAAATTTAATAATCTCACTAATTCTTTTAAATCTTCATCTTTATTTTTCATACAATTGTATTTAATGTGTTTATAAATCGACGATTTATGTTTGTACAACTGGCCACAATATTTACAAGAATGATTGTCATTTTTTGGATTGTTTCTTGGGCAGACCTTAATTAAATTATTCAAATGCTTTACTGTTTTTATATGTCTCTCATAATTGGACTGTATATGTGTAGTAAAAACACAATACTCGCACGTGTACATTTGATTACTCATAGTGTTATTAAATTAGTATAATAATTTAATTTTATGTTGTTTTAGGTTAGACTAATTTGGACTAATTTATGGTGTGGCTCGATTTTTGTATGAGCTTTTTCGGTTGTATACATAATGATGTAAAAAGTATATCAGTTGTTTGTAAAATATTTTTTTCAGTCTATCTTTTTTGCTCTTTTTCTAAGAATTATTTGATGTGTTGTATAAAATGGCATTGTAAATGATGCTGTTGTTTCTGCTCTTTTTTCTGCAGGAGGACTAACTTATACTTTTTTATTTTGAGGGAGAAAAAAGTATAAAAAATAATTCTATTGACTTTTTTATTTTTTATTTTTATAAAATTATTTTTTTGAAAAATACTTTTCAAAGTTTTTTTAAAGTTTTTTTGTAAATTAACCTGCATTTTTATTATTTATATTGTACTGTATAATTTTGTCTCGATAACATATAATAAAAATATTTATCTTTTTTGGACTAATTTAGACTAATTTATGATGTGACCAAAAAAACGTATGAGCTTTTTCAGTTGTATACATAATGGTACAAATAGTATATTGGGTTTTTATAAAACCGTTTTCTCAGTCTATCTTTTTTGCTCTTTTTTTAATTTTTCATAAACCACGTTAAAGTATTCGCATTGTAAATGGTCTCGTGATATTCTGCTCTTTTTCTGCGGGAGGACTAATTATACTTTTTTATTTTGAGGGAGAAAAAAGTATAAAAAATAATTCTATTGACTTTTTCATTTTTTATTTTTTATAAAATTATTTTTAAAACTTTTTAAAACTTTTAAAGTTTTTAATTGTTATTTAAATATATTTTGCATAATATATTCATTGGTTTATAATATTATGTTAGCATTTCTAGTGTAAAGTATTGTTTTTATTTCAAAAAGTATAAAATTTATCTTTTTGGACTAATTTAGACTAACTTTTGGACGAATTTGGACTAATTTATGGTGTGAGTATACTTTTTACGAGCTTTAAATGTTGTATACATTACAATGTAAAAAGTATATTATTGTTTTTGAAAATGTTTTTTCAGTCTATCTTTTTCGCTCTTTTTGCTCTTTTTGTTTTTTACAAAACAGGTTTTACACGATAGATGGTCGCTCCTTTTTTATCCTTTTTCTGCGGGAGGACTAATTTTTGGACTAATTATACTTTTTTTAGTTCAGGGAGGAAAAATTCATATTTTTTATTTCTATTAACTTTTTTTAATTTTTATTTTTTAGATTTTCATTTTTTAAAACTTACTTTTGAAAATAATTATACAATGTTAAAAACTACGCGGTCTGTTATAATTCAAATTATGCAACGTAGAACCAGTATTCGTAAGTGCTAATGGGTTTAACTTTTTTTGATGTATACAATCTTTTAATTCTTCATTATTTATTAAATTATCTTTTGTAAATGGAATGGTTGGTTTACAAGTAAAATTTAAAAACCGTAATCGACCTATTAAATCGCACCCTGCTACACCTCCACTTGAATGACTAAAGTCGTGTTGCCAATTGTGTACAATTCCATGTGTATGGTCGTGTATTTTTACTAAATTTGATACAGCCCCAGGGAAATGTGCTGCATAAGGCCTCATTTTATGTTCAATAATAAAATTCAATAATGTTTTTTCACTTATAGTTCCGAACATTAATAATGGACGATAAATACACGTATTTGGATAATAAAATGTTTCTGGTATTGTATACCAATCCTTATCTGGTCCATAACCTCCCCAAAGTCCTTGTGCGCCTGGTTGGTCTAATTTGTACCATATTGTATTTGATAAAGATTCATTAAATTTTTCATCGGTTATTTCTGTTTTATTAGCAACTTTATTTTGAATACGTTTTTTGAACTGGGCCATTATTTCTGTTTGTACCGGCTTATCAATACCATCCCATAAACTCGGTGTTATTCCTACTATTCTGTAATTTTGCATAATTCTATTATTGGCTACATCATTCATCCATCGAACTTGTTGTATCCCTAACGCAGTTTGATATTGATGATAAGATATATTTTTAATAAAGTAATAAAATAAAAAGAATTGGGTGATGATTCTATAAAATTCGTCGGGTCCATTATGAGCGGCTATATATGCGTCTAAACCTAACCAATTATTAGATGCGATTAAACCGTAAATGTCTTCGTTGGGTTCTATTCTTTGAAAAAATAAGTCATTAAATATTTTTATTAACTTTTTGTTTTGTGAAATGTATTGTGTATCGAGATAACTTTTTAGTATGTTAGGGTTGTTATGTTGTACACTTTTGTTATGGACTACACTTTTGTTATGGACTACAGTGTTAATTTGTGTCATTATAGTAGGGGCAGAGGTAGTTGTTAATTTAGTTTTTGATTTTGACCTAGATTTTGTTCTTGACTTTATTACTGCGTTTGCTGATTTGGCCTTTATGGTTCTTGACTTGGCGATTGTTGACCTTGCATTTGTTAACCTTGCGATTGTTGACCTTGCGATTGTTGACCTTGCGTTCGTTGACATTGTGTGTGTTCTGGTTCCACTCTGTAACATTATATATAAAAAATATTATAATTATATTTATGATATAAATTATACAGTAAAGTTATACCATTCAGGCTTTTCTCTCTTCTTCCAACTAGCTATTTTTTGTTTATCTGGAGTCTGATAATATTTTTGATAAGCTTCTACTGCGTCCTCACATTTACAATGTTCTGGCATAGCAAGCGCAAACGGAGTTAATCCGGTCATAGGAAATTTGTCGGCCGACGGAGCATATTTTTTTAGATAGGTCGCCACAATGTAGGATTTGTGCATTTTTTCAGGAGGGTGGTCGTAACGGTACTTCCATTCGATGTGCATGGCCTCCACTAAATCGATTGACCCCATCCTGTTATCGAGTGACGCGCGCATCCACACGGTAACAGGATGGTTTTTGTGGGCAATCTTATAAATCTTAATTTCTTTACCTATTTCACTATCAGGGTCAACCAATTGAATGGCCGTACACAACATCTGGACGATTTCCAATATAATTTTACTTATATGTTTATCGAACATCCACTCTGCACATTGTTTAAAATTCAACGAGAGAATAAATAGATTCATTATGGATATCTTTTAAACTGTTTAAACGCATTTATAATGGTTTCAATTTTATATTATTTTTAAAAAGTATACTATTTATCTTTTTCGGACTAATTTAGACTAACTTTTGGACGAATTTGGACTAATTTATGGTGCGAGTATACTTTTTACGAGCTTTAAATGTTGTATACATTACAGTGTAAAAAGTATATTCTGTTTTATAAAAATGTTTTTTCAGTCTATCTTTTTTGCTCTTTTCGCTCTTTTTGTTTTTTACAAACCAGTTTTTACACGATAGATGGTCGCTCTTTTCTGCTCTTTTTTTAGCAGGAGGACTAATTTTTAGACTAATTATACTTTTTTTAATTGAGGGAGGAAAAATTCATACTTTTTTATTTCTATTAACTTTTTTATTTTTTATTTTTACAATTTTATTTTTTGAAATTTACTTTTTACAATTTTACTTTTTACAATTTAATTATTCAACCTCAATGAACAATTTTAATTCTTCAGATAATACATACGTTTTATCAGGTGGCATCTCAAATTCTTTATAAAATATTGTATTAACAGTACTAGTAAGACCATCTAATAATCCATCTATTTGAAAAATAGACATTTTTGTAACATCGACATCATTTATTCTTATAACATCTTTTACTGTGGTTTTGGCATCTTGAGTACTTACTATTGCGGCTCCTCCTGTAAAACCTTTGTTTACAAGTACTTTATTTTTGTCAACCATATATTGTTCGGAATATCGTATCTCACTTACATTATAATCATAAGGATTATACTTATATAGGTGTGATTTGGTTAATATTACTTGTTGTAATTCAATTAATATCATCTTATGTGTTCCGTATTTGCGTGAGTCTGGGGCATCTATACCTAATTTATAAGATTCTGTTATTAAAAATATAATATATAAAGCAATTTCTATAATTCCTGAAATATACTCAATATTGTCTTGGTGTGTTCTAATTAAATCAAGTAATTTTGTCATTGGGATATTTTGGTCATTAGGATTCATTATTAGGTCATATATTTCTTGTTTTGTAAAAATGGGTTCACACACTCTAGCGTCTATTAATGTTTTATTATTAGGCATATAAGTATTATTAACCATATTTTCATCATAATAATAAACATCTTGGGAAGGTATTTTTATTTTACGTAAAGATACATTTGGATATACAATTTCATCTCCCATTTTATAATCAATTTTATTATAATATACATCGAATCCATTTTCTATTTTGACATCGCCTTCACCCATTACTACAAAAGCAGCATTGTGATACATACATATATCAAACAGTTTTGACTCTGGTATAGTTTTGGTTACTCCATTAGGTTCAGTTACTCCATAAAAATTAGTAAAATATAGCTTACTCAAATTTTTTTTAATTTCATCTTTTTTTAATGCACCCTCAGTTGATTCATAAGACGAAATTTCACGTTTTATGTTTGCGTCTAGTTGTGCATAATTTTCCCAATTAATTAAAACGTATCTATTTTGTTCATTTTTTTTTTCAATGTATTCATAAGGACTTAAATAACTTTTTTTTATATTTAATAAATTATTTAAATCACTGTAAAACTTACAATCTGTATAATATTTATCACATAACTTAATTAAATAATCTTTTTGAATTATATTAAATTTAGATAATTGTATTAATGTATCTTTAAAAAATAATGATAACTCACTACTTATTTGACTTATAAAATCATATGTATTGTTGGTTTTTAATATATTAAATTCATAGTAATTATTATATTTAAGTAACATAAAATTCCAATTTAAAATTATTTGTGTTTTATCACTTGTACCATTATGTTCTAGTTGGACTACATATTCTTTTGTACGTTTATATACAAGAACATCATTATACAATGGCCCGAACATATCTACAAATAGTGGTTTATTCACAACTAAATTGAGAATCAAATTGTCTACTAACATGTAATATCTAGATTTAGGTTTGGTGGGTGAATTACCAGTAGTTCGTATGTATGATACGTAATGGTCTATTTGGTCTATACTTTGCAAAATTGTATTTAAATATGTGTATATATCTTTTATTACCCTGTACACATTTTCTATATTGAGAATCTGGGGTATACTATCATCAATAAATAATATAGTTTTTAAACCTTCAACATGTCCAAATAAAGTATCAAAATATGCATCATCTTTTTTATCACTCAGTATATACGTTAAACTTAATGTTTTAATTATATGGTCTACATATGGAGTTATATATTCAAAATTATGTTTAAAGTTCTCATCATTAAAAGCTTTATCTTGTGATAATGCCGTGTGTATATGTTTCGCTTGTTTTGTCATTTCATATGGATTAGGTTCGTAACATAAGCGGATACCAGGTGGTGTATCCGCGCCAATGCCAACACTACCATCAACAATAACACTAGTTCTGTATTCTACTGGTGGAGGTGGTAATGGAGGTGGTTGTGTTGGTGGTACTTTTGATGGTTGTGTTGGTGGTAGTGTTGATGGTAGTATTGGTGGTGGTGGTTGCTGTGATGGTGTATTATGCTTTGAATTTTGTGAAGTTCTACGTATTTTATCAATAATTTTACGAGCTTCCATCTGTTCTGTAGTTTCTTTATTACTCGCCGCATTTTGAACACCATCAGTACTAATTAATCTATTGAAATATTCAGTATCAAGAGTAATTAGATGGTCGATTTCTGTGCTAGTTATAGGAGTACCCTTAGCATAGTCAATAATACCCGGAAATTGTGTATCTAATTTAGCTTTCACAATATCTCGGGTTAAATTTTCAGGTACAGGAAGTGACGCAGCAGAAAGAGGTACTTCAGCTGCCGCAGCAGCAGCAAGATGTCTTTCACCAGCTGCCGCAGCAGCCGTTCCGTCAGACTTAGCAGCAGGAAATAGTGGTTTCAATAGTTGTTTATATGCCTTAATATTCTTTAGTTGTTTTAAAAATGAATCATATGCTTTTTGACTTTCTTGAGCATTGGTTTGAGGCATGGAAACAATATCAAATTGATAATATTTTTCTTTTAACTTTTGGATGTTAATATCACTTAAAATTAAGAGGGTTTCTCTTGATAAATCTGGTAAATATGGAAATAGACCATATATGACACTTTTTATTTGGTCAATCACAACATTTTCGGAGGGTTTATGAATAGGACCATGACCCCTCCCTGGGCTGCTGCCCCTTACTGGTTGTACTCCAACTGGTGGGGTATTAAGACTACTTTGGCTTTTGGATCTTACGCGTGGTGTATACGCATGTGTTACAAGCGCACGACCTCGGTCTTGCGGAAGTTTCAGTGGTTCTGGAGCGGTCGCTGATGTTACTACCGTACCTACTTCTTGAGCGGATGCTGGTAAAACTGTTTGTCCGGGTTTAACTTTCCTTGAGACTCCTGGTCTAAGTGTCGTGTTATAAGTTGTCCCCCCTAAATAATTTTTTTTATATAATTTTTTGGTTACACCTTTATGTTTATTAACTTTTTTTTTTATATATGTCATATAATATATTCATACAATAATACTTAAACTTAAATTTAAAATTATACATATGCTAAAATCTGACATAGGAATAGATTTATGCGGCCATTCACATATATTATTTAAAAGAGGCGACTCATTACCTTCTGAAACATCGATTATAATAGAACCCAATTCAAATGAAGTCGAATTAGGATTTTATCAAGGTTCAAGAGCCTATGTAAAGGATAACTTGTGCTTAGGTACTCGTATACTTACATTGGTTGATGATAAAATGGGAAGATTTGAAGTAAAACTATGTATAAATGATACACTAAAAGTGTATATAGAAGAGTTGATAGATGAATATTCATTTAATAATATATTAATAAATGAAGAAACAGAAGAAGATGTACTCATAAGAGATACAGAAACCGCAAGACAAAACTATAAAGAATATATAAGAGAGACACTAAATACTATAAAACAAATTGAAGATAAAATAGACAAACGTATTATTGATAAAATAAAATTAGCCGGGGGTGTTCTAAATATTGAAAATGTAACTATAAAAGAGTATGAATTATGTCAAAAGGAAATAGAAGACATAATTAATCCAATATTTTATAAATTAAAAAAATTATAAATTACGTATATCGTTTACTTACGTATATCGTTTACTTACGTATACCAATAAACTTCATAGTTTTACGAAATATATTTATTCCAGCATTGCTGGTACGCTTAAGAACTCTGCCCGTCTTATGAAGAGTATACTCGCCAACTTTGCCAGTTCCCTTTAAAACATTCCCGGTTTTTTTTAAAGCAAACAATCCAACTTCACCAGTCCCTTTTACAACATTTCCTGTTTTCTTTAAAGCAAACATACCAATTTCTTTGGTTCCATTTACAACATTTCCGGTTTTCTTTAAAGCAAACATACCAGCATCTTTAGTACCATCAACCGCATTACTAACTAAAGAACCCCTCTTTTGTTTAGGACGCATTTTTTTGTACGCTTTCTTTTGTGTTTTTTTTGCCATATAATATATATAAATATTATAATATAGATTCAAATAAAGATATTTGTTCTTCTGTTAAGGTTTTTGGAGGAATTACGCTAAATACAATAATTAAATCGCCAGAATTATTATCTCTAGTAAATCCTCTGTTTTTTATTACGCGTTGGTCGCCATTTTGAATAACATTCCCTTTTCGATTCACCATTTTTAACATATTTCCATCGAGATTATTTAATATTATATCAAATCCACAAATACTTTCTTTAAACGTAAGATTTTGTTTATAGATTATATTCAACCCATTACGTTCAAAGGAAGAATGGGGTAATATATGAATGTGTAATTTAATGCTCCCCTTCATATTATCAACCACATTCCCCTTTTCCATAATTTCAATAATCTCTCCATCATCAATACCCGGAGGTAAAGTTACATAGAATTTTTCCTCTTCGTGGTAGGTCATTTTATTATTTTTAATTTCACGTTCCACTACACACGGAAGATTAACACCTTTGTATGCGTCTTCAAAAGTGATATCTATTTTTTTTTCTAAAGTTTGAGGCGGTTCTGGCGGAGTAACGGGCTGTTCATAAAAACTATCATTTCTAAACATTACTTCTATAGGAACACCACCTTGAAATACAAAATTTCTAGTATTTTTAAACATATGTTCTTGATGGGCTGGCCGGTGTTGATTAAATAACTCATTTATAATATGGTCTAAATTGGGACCATTAAAATGCCCAAAATGCGCGCCCATCATACCAAAAGGGTTTCCGCCACCATTTCTGGAAAAATCGTATTGAGTTCGTTTTTGAGAATCGCTAAGTACTTCATATGCTTCATTAATTTCGCGCATTTTTACGCTTGCTTCATCACTTTTATTTCTATCAGGGTGAAATTTGAAACTCAATGACCTATATGCTTGCTTAATTTCAGTTTCTGAACTTTTTGGGTCAATCCCTAAACTCGCGTAATGGTCCATATAATTTATATAATAATTATTATTTAAATATATTACGATTCATATATGAAATGGCTTTAATTGAACATATATATTTACCCAAAAATTTGGATGAAATTATTATTCCAAATAAAACAGATATATTGAATACAATAAATCTTCATATAAGTAATCAAGATATGAACTTGCTCTTGATTGGTAGTTCAATAACTTTTAAAACAATCGCATTACAATTAATTGTAAAAAAGTATTATAATACTCAAAATATTCAAAATTATAACCAATATATTTTGGTTTTAGACTGTTTCAATGATATCAATATTTCAAATTTAAACAATGATATAAAAACGTTTTGTAAAAACAAGACGCTACATAAAAAGTTTTTAATAATTGACAATTTTGACATTATCAATGAAACGAACCAACAATATTTAAAGTTATTAATCGATACTTGTCCAAACACATTTTTTATATTTGGGTGCGAAAACACAAATAAAATAAATGAAATTATTCAAACTCGTACAACGCCTATTTATTTCGAAGACCCCACTATAGAAGAGTACAAAGAAATAATAACCAATATATGTGTTAAAGAACAAATCACATTTGATATTCAACCATTATTAGAGTACAAAAATATTACGGCATTTTTTATTTATAATTTGTTCAATAAATTGAAACTTCTTAAAAAAACGAATATAGATGACATAAAGCCGTATATTATCATAATAGATACAAAAGATTATGACAAATACAATGACTTTATTAAGGTAAATAATGTCAAACAAGCTACTAAAGTATTGTTTGAATTATTTGATAAAGGTTATTCATTATTAGACATATATAATTTTTTATATGAATATTACAAGTTGTTAGACACACATTATAAATATAAATTTATAGAGCAAATATGTTTGTATATACAGCACATATATGACGGTTTCGATAATAAACTAATGTTATTGTTTTTTACGAATGATTTGATTACAATATATAATAAATATATATATGAAGAATCAAATAATAAAAAATAAAATAGATTTTTTCAATGAGTATGTTAAAAGTATTGGTGTAGTCGAAGATAAATATATTTTATTTGATGAAAACCACTATAAAATGGCCGATTATAAAGGTTTTGTTGAACCTTTTTTATTGAGATTACACCCTTACTATTATGAAACAAAAAAGCGTTATTTAACACGTAAAATGAATTATAATAATTTTATTACAGTATTAAGACAAATCGCAAAAAAGAATGAAATTGTATATGAGTCTGTTATGAAATATAATAATTCAAAACATTATATTGAATATCATTTTTATTTAGATAACTTTATTTAGATAACATATAACGTGATATAAATATTTGGCTTTTTAATGTGTCTTCTGCCGATAAAGAACAATACCAATTATATTTACGACGTTTTATAAGTTGAGAATGTGGTATAAACAACCCAACATTGTTTTCATCTAATAAAATATTTTTATTTTCCATCAAGTCTTCAAGTAATATTGGTTTATCATACTTGTCTTTGACACCAATTATTTTACCATCAACATAATTTATGTTATGATTTTTCATATAATTTGTATTATAATGTAGACTGTGCTCTCCGAAATCATTTTTTATTTGTTCGGAATAATATTTAATGTATTCATTTAATTGGGCGTTTTTAATATTTGAACCAGTGAATAATGTGGAGGGGTGCATATTAGCATAAGACACATTGTCTTGATTACACAATTCTGCTACATACCATATATCTGTTTTATCTACCGATTTTAAAGATTTTTTTAGATACAATGAAGGAGGTACTAATATGCCACCATAATCATACAAAACTTGTAATAAACATAATTCGCGATATTTTTCTTTTAATGCACCCGATAATTTTAATAAATCAATTTCAGTATCAATTAATTGAGGAATATTCGTGTCATCAAAAATAATAATGTCATACGAGTCGCCACAGTTGTCTATAATCGATTTTATACATAGGGTCATATATGCTAAATTTAAATCAGTAGATGTTCTGGAGCCAAAATTAGACCATTTTCTTGAATTTTTTTCAAATGGTAGATGTATCCAAATTTTACGTTGCTTAGATTCTTTGATATAAGTATCTGAATAAAAATAAGAGTCAATATCAATTTTAGTAAAATCACTTTCTTCTTCTTTGGATTGATTATTTAAATAAATATGAATTGTATATAAAATAACGAGTGTTATAATACCAATATATATGTAATCTTTCATTATATATATAATAGATTAAATATATGTTGTTATGCTATCATTAAAAATTTAGAAACATATTCTTTTTTACGTTTTTTCATTTCTTCTTCTTGTTTTAATAATTGGTAAGATAGGTCAATAGCTTTATTTTTTTCTAAAAGTTCATTTTCTTTTATTTGTTTTAAACTATCTTTTTCGCTTAACATTTCGCCTATATTTGTACGATGACGACGATATTCTTCGACGGAACTAAACTTTTGTTTTTCTTTATATAATTTTTCTTGGTCTAAACCAATGATGGTATTTAAATGTGCATCTTTTAAATCAGAATAAGAAGAATTAAATTCGTTTGAAGTAACAATTTGTTCTATTTTAATTAAACCATTTGACATTAATGTTTTTCTGGATTTTTCTAAGTCGTCTTTATCGTACATATCTTTATTAGATTTGAGCCATTCTTCATAACCTTCGTCTTTGTCTTTGATATGAATGTTATCAAACATATCGTTAAAATGCTTTAAATACATTTTGTGATTTTTAGATGGAGTGAACCCTTTTGTTTCAATGAAATTTTTAAAAGTGTCATCTATATCTTCTGATTTAAAATTATTTTCATCAAGCTCGTGATGAATATAACCATATATTTGTAATAATTTTTCATAAGCATTTTTAAAATTAAGATAATATTCTTTTGTGTCAACTTTATTTTTGTCTGGATGAAGCATAAGGACTTTCTTTTTTGCTATTTTGAGTTCTTTTTCATTTAATTCTTTTATTTCAAATAAATCCAGTAATTCTTTTAATTGTGTCATTATATATTAAAATAGAGTAATTTAATTAAATAACTATACTTTAATATATATTATTCTAAACTTAATTTGAAAAATTCGGTAATAGCTGTAGTATTTGCACCAGTTACACCTTTATAAGGTACCCAGAAATCTTCTGTTTTAAAATTCTTTTTTTTAAATGATAATAAAGTAGGTACACCATTAGACATTTTTCTTTTTTTAAAAAAAGAATACAAATCGAAACAATCATCAATATCTACTTCAAAATATAAATAAGATGTTTCATTTGATGTATAATGAGTGTTTAAAGAGTGTACCGTTTGTTTAATTTGTTTACACGGTCCGCACCAAGTGGCCGTAAATTTTAATATTACGGTTTCAGCGTCACAGGTCTTTAAGAATTCTTTAAATTCATCTCTCGTTGTAAACATTTTATAATAATAAAATATTTAATAATGATATTATAAACTTAAATTTATAGACTTAGTTTTATAAACATTCTTATATCTGAAAACGGCGAATTTAAAGACATAAGTCTACAAGGTATCCAAAATGTAGATGAATTATAACTAAATTTATTAAACGATATTAAAGCAGGTAAATCATTAATCAAAGTCGAATAAAACCTTATTATTTCTAAACTGTTTGTTTCTATAAAATTGTATGTTTTGTTAGATGTGTTTAATGAATCAATTAAAGGTATTATATATTTGTCAGTTCTCGAATTAGTCAAATATACTTTAAGAAATGTAATTGCGGAGGTGGTTTCAGCTAAATATGTGTTTAAATCTTCCATTGTTTCAATCATTTATAGTATTCACACAAAAAACATTAAGTTCATTAAATGATATATAATTAAATTCTACGTGAGATTCCCAAAAAAATTTACAAAAGTCATAATGAATTTTAAATTGAGTATCTGTTAAAATAGGGAATTTGTTTATTACTTTAGATGTATCAACGGGTACTAGATGAAAATCTTGATAAGGTAGCACATAAATTAATTGAGCGAGTGAGATTGGCGGAGGAGTTTTATTGTATTCGAGTAATTCCTCATTGAAACAAGGAATATAATCAATAATGTCTTTGAACAATGGCGCGACATTAAACTCGTAACATATATAATGGTCTTTACAAACACCCGAATAATAACTCCACGTCCATTCTAACATTTTAAGATAATTTTTACAAGGTTGTTCGGGTCCTTGTCCAAATAAAATCTTATAATATTTATCTAAGTGTAATGAGAGATAGTTCTCTCTAATCATATCTTTTATAGGTAAATTATTTAGTTCTTCTTCTTTATTCAAAGGAGTTGTTTTAAGATTTCTTTTCCAAATTATATTTGTTTGAATCCTTTCATTTTCTGTTTTAGAAAGTTCAATACATAATTTTTTGAATGGACCCCATTGTATCTTATCATCTTTAATGAGCATATACTCTTTTTTGTTAAGTTTATATAATTCTAATAGATACTGAATACCATTGTTTCTTATGTTTAAAGATGGAATATGAGGTAAAAAATCATTACCAAACAAATAACATAAAAAACAATAGTTGTTTATAGCGTCTTCTTTGGGCATTTCAATGAATTCACTTATTTGATTAGCCATTTCATTCATATTAAACACATAATCTGTATTAATATCAATATGTTTCAAATAACTAAAGTGTTTTGTCTCTCTGTACAAAAAAAGATTTTCATTATATTTTAAATGCAACAACCCTAACATAATCAAATCCGCATCTAGTCCATATATCATTTGATTTGAACAATTTTTATTTTTATTATTACGAATATATTCCATAATTTTATGTTCACCTTCACCTTGAACATTTGTACCACTAAACAAAACATTCGGTATAGACTTCTTGAATTTTCCCTCTAAAAATATGTCCAACTCATTCATAAATGTTGTACCTGGTGTTATCGCATTTGTGTTCCAATGATTAGAAGGAATAATTTGTTTTGTTACCCACGATTTATAACGCCTTTGTTTTTGTTGTTTCATTTTAGCTAAAGGCGCGACTCCATCAAACGCAACAAACGTAAATGATGGGTTTAATTTATTTATCAACTCTATTATAGAATCATACACACGTTGATTGATATTTTCTTCGCTCTGTTTAACTACATCATAAATAATAGAATTTGCGTCAATAAATAATTCGTGACATTTATGTTGATTCAGACGTTTTATGATTTTAGTATGATTTTTTAAAACATAATTAAAATAACTAGGTATTCCCATTTCATTATTATAATAATGATTTTTTAATATAATTTATTATATTATATGTCTGAGCTTTCACAAGGAAGTGGATTTACAATAAACATTCCTGAGGGGATGCACTTTTTAACATTATCATCACCTTTTTTTGTAGTATTTTTTTTTGTAATGAATTCGATTGTTAATTCAAATATTCAGGGTTTTATTTATTTAACTGGATTATTTCTATTATTCGGAATTGTTAAATTATTTCAAAAAACTATATTACAAACATATTATTCAACAAACAAATTTTGTACGATTATTCAACAAAATTTTGGTACTCATCCTTCATTTATAAGCGGTTTATATGGTTATACTATTTTATACGTCTTGCTTCCTATGATTAGTGAAAAAGCGATGAATTTACCATTGATATTTATATTATTAATACTATTTTTAACTGATACATTAGTAAGATTTTACAATCAATGTACAACTATGGGTTTTTGGGTTATGGGTTTAATATTAGGATTAGTTGTAGCGACGCTATGGTACACCATTTTAAAATCTTCTAAAAATGACAAGTTATTATATTATAATAGTTCTCTATCAAATAAACAAACTTGTAGTAGACCATCTCAAGAGAAATTTAAATGTTCTGTTTTTCAAAATGGTGAATTACTTCAGTCATTATAACCCATATAAGAGTTTATTTTTTTGAAAATATAAATATACATCATACACCATTTTTTTTCTATGAAAATTATATAACATCATAGTTACACTAGTTGTATTGTTTTTATATACATCAATGAATTTTTGTACTGTGTTTACTAAGTTCATCTCACTATATATTGTATTATGTTCTTCAATTGTTATGGTAGGTTTATTTATTCTCATACTAACACTATTATGAAAATTAAACAAATATAATATTAAATCATTAATATTATGTATTGATTTAAAATTAGTACTTTGTAAATAAGATAGTGCGTGTGATGTACAATAAGGGCAAGGTAAATTCGACATTATTCTAGATATTATACCTTTTAACTCATCTAATTCATCTTTTTTTATATTTTTATTTGCTTTAAATGCTGTACAATGAATTACTTTCCAAGTTGCTGGTCCCCAAACAGATTTCTGCATTAATAATATATAAAGACATATTTATTATTTTTATTAAATGAATAATGAATGTTTAATAAGTAAAGAACCTATTATTAATAAAATTACTTTAGCTTGTAATCATTCATATGAATATGTTTATTTATATGAAGAAATCAAGCAACAAAAAGCAAGGCATAAAAATTATTTTAAATGTCCTTATTGTCGTACAATGTATTTAGGAAATATTCCTTATTATGAAATTGATGATGTTGAGAAAATTTCATATATTAATGGAAATTCTAAATCATTGTTACCCATTTTACAGTGTAGTTGGAATAAATGTACATCGCACGGAAATTCATTCAAACACGGGATTTTTTGCTGGAAACATTCTAAAAATATTCAACACACTAGATGTGTTACTATTTGTAAAACAGGAGTACAATGTAAAAATAAATGTGTGACGGGTGAATTATGTAAAGTTCATATTAAAAAAGAAAATAAATAAATAAGTATAGTGTACTATATGGCAGATAAAGCTTTATTAGTTGATAAAATAAAAAAATGGTTAGAGAGTGAAAATAAAATAAATTCTTTACAAAAAGAACTAAAAGAAATTAAAAAGAGCAAAAAACAACTCACGGTAGAATTGACAGAAATTATGAAAAATAAACAATTAGAATGTATTGATGTGACTCAAGGACAAATATTGTATACTAAAAACCAGTCTAAAAAAGGTATTAATAAGAAGTATTTAACAGAAGCACTTGGAAAATTTTATGAAAACCCTGACCAGGCTAAAGAGTTATGCGAATTTATTTTAGACAATAGAGAGACCACTGTTAAAGAAAATATACGACTAAAAGTATATAAAAAATAACATTATGTATATAATGAATTTAAATTTAAATAAAAAAACAGAGCTAAATAAAAAGTCGAATTTTATATTATACAGTATAGAACAAAATGATACACCTTATGTGTACTTTTATATGATTAAAAATGTAAATAACTTAATCACATTACCATCGATGTATCTTAAAACATTACAAGAATCTAAAAATTATGTTCATATCAATTTTAGTTCTTTCAAATACAATTACAAAGGAACTATGGATTACAATAATGAAAATATGATTGTGTATGAAATTATAATAGATAACAATTCATTAGAGCCTACTTATTTTTCGGATTCTTGGTGGAAAACAACACCATTTGAAATTCTAAATACTCAAAAAGTATTACATTTCAAAATAGACCAATATATTATTGATTTTTTTAAGAATAATCCTCAATTCTTTTATATATTTAATAAAAATGTACGATATGAAGTTCCTGTAGTTGGATATTTAGGCATTGATTCTATTGAATTGAATGAACAAATTTTATTAGGAGATGTTAATTATAAGAATGATGAATTTGGTAGAGGTTATTATTTTGAAACATTAGAAGAGGCATATTTTAATTCATTGTATTCCAATTCTAAATCAAACGAGTATATAATAAAATTAATAAATCATAATTACATAAATGAACTAACTCCTTTAGACAATTTTAATATAACTATAAAAGACAATAAATTTTATTATAACACTATTTTTATTGGTGAGGTACCTGAAAATTGTAATACAAATAAGTATACTTTTTTTAAATATAATACAGAATACATTTATTTAAAGAGTTCAAAAAAAATGGCTAATTGTAGTAGAGATTATTCAAAAAGGAAAAATGAAGGTTGTATATTAAGATATGTTTTATTTTTAAAGAATTGCTCTTATCACAAAAAATCTGGATTTAATTCATATTTTTCTTTTAAAAAAGAGCCATATTGGTTCCCTTATTATATGGTTAAAAACCAAAATCAAACAAACATTATAAGTTATCATTTTTCAGAAAATTCACCAAAAATAACCAAGGATTATATTGAACAAAAAGATAAAAACACGTATATACGAATTAAATAAATGTATACACTAATAGTATATGAATATAAATCCTAAAGAAAATGGTATTATAGATAATATTATTAAGGGTGGTGCTGCTACTAGTCCTTTTCTTCTCCGGGATGCTACTCAAGCCAACCGAGATGCTGCCGCTGCTGCAACCAAAGCTGCTGCAACCAAAGCTGCTGCTGTTCTCGCCGCCCGCCGGAGTGAACAACTTGCGGATGATAGAGATTCTATAATTACAAGTAAACTTTTTAATTTACGTCCTCCCGGACCAGCGCCTAATCCGGTTGATGATGCCACTGCTGTCGCCGCCGCAGCACTCCGACAAAAGCAAACTACAGGAAAAGATACAGGATTTTTGGGAAAATCACTTGGTAAAGCTACACGTGTTGCGGCTGGAACTGGAGGTATTATTGCGGGTGTTACTACGGGGTTAACAACAAAACCAGCATTTGCTGTTGGTAAGGCAATTAAGTCAGCTTATGACCAACCATCACAGATTGCAGCTTTGAAAGAATCAGCACAACAAAAGCTTGATTCAGCTTTGACGTATTCATTACGAAGTGCGGATACATTTCAAAAATCATATAGCAAAGCTGCCAAACCTGGAGAACAAGATTTTTTAGGTGCTTACAAAGTAGCTCAAGATTTTACTAGTTTAGACAGTAAACAAATAGCAAAACATATTGACAAAGGTTATAAAATGGCTAGTTCATTTTATGAACCTCGTACAGAATATGTACCAGCAAAGTATAATACATTTTATAAAATAATTCTGTTAGTTTTGTTTTTTGTAGTTTTTTTAAAAGTGATAATTAATATTTTTCGATTTTTTGGAATTGACATTATTGACCTTTATTCGTATATGGGTTGGTTTATATTTTTTATGATTATACTTATTTTTATACCGCACGATTATACTACTTTAAAATTGAATTAAAGATAAACAAATAATATATAATTAAAATGGAGCAGAAAATTAAGAAGAAAATCAATGACAATCTTCTTAATTTTAAACAAAACATTCAATCATTTCTAAAACAAACAAACTCTGAAATTATCAATAAAGATGGTTCCAATGTAACAAACGCATTTCTAGAAAATATGTACGACTTTCCCTCTTTAGAATTGTTTAAAGAAGATTTTCAAAAAAGGATTCGAACAAAAAATAACATTCCGAATTATTCAAGATGTTGTGCCCTTCGATTGAATGGTGAACGTTGTACCCGAAAAAAGAAAGGCGAAGGTGAATTTTGCGGTACACATTTAAAAGGCATTCCAAATGGAAGTATTCAAGAAAAAAATATGAAGGATGTTGTTAAAATTGAGACTTGGTTAGAAGAAATATGCGGAATTCATCAATATATTGATATAAATCATAATGTATACTCTACAGAAGATATAAATTCGAATGTGAATCCAAGAATCGTAAATAAATGGGATAAAAATGAGAAAGGCGAATATTTTATTGTTTCCTAATTCTAAATGGATATTGAAGAAATTATAATTAACCTAAAAATATTACAAAGCCTTGATAAAAATCAAAAACTTGTTACTCGTGGTTCATACATTAATATAGAAAGCCCTTCTCTTATTCCTGAATTCATTCGCAGATGGAATCGGCAAGAAAATAGGGCTGAAACTATTAAAAAAATTAATATTATCGTAAATTCCGCAATAGAAAATATCGATAAAAATGATGTTTTTAATATAAAAGAGTATTTAATAAATTCTAAAACTGGAATTTTAAATTTAAAAGAAACATATGCGACTTGTAGTCAAACTTGTGCGCGAATTGATATTATTATTGATAAAATAAATTCAAATACTTCGGCTCTTTAATTATCGGCCTTTTCTACTTTTACTTTTACTTTTAGAAGCGGGTGCTTCATTCTCATTACTCATTCCACCATTTGCTCTATTACTAACTTTATTTGTTTTACTTTTACTTTTGCTTTTAGCCCCACTTTTTTTTGGTAATTTTTTAGTTTGTACATATGCGATTATTTCTTCTCTAGTTAAATCTAACGCCGGTTCAACAATTTCTCTATACATTTGTTCACAAAAATCACGATAAAATCCAAAATATTGAGCTCTGAATAACGCATAACCATCACGTCCCTGGTCTTTACCATTTACATACGCAGTGTATGCATCTCGACGTACAATTGTAGCAGACATTTCGGTTTCCCCTGACATTACTGGTGGTATTGCTACAGTGGACGATTCAGACCTCACGTGAAGTGACCTAAAATGGTCATCCATATATGAACCAAATTTTGTTGCGTTGTCTCCTTTATCTCCGGCAAATCTAACAAATTCTACTTGAGCAGGATATTTTATATGAGCCAATACATTTTCATACCATTGAGTAACATCTGCGGATGGATTAGTAAGTCTTCTAATATTATATTGTAAATGAGCTGGTAATATAAATTTTAAAAACTCTTGTTTTGTTTCAAATGGTACAGGATTGTCTAATGTTCTTTCTCCTTTGGGCCCGCTTCCTAATAATATAAGGGCGACCGAATTATTTGCGTTTGCGGTTTCAATCATTTGTATTAATGAGTGTATATGTCCTGGATGAGGTGGATTTAATCTTCCAATAAAATAGAATATGTTTAATGTTCTACTTTGTTTAAACAAGTAATAAGGGTCGTACTCTTCCATATATATAAATAAATATTAATTAATTAGTATAAGGCACATTTGAAGTATTACGTTCAAAAATAGCATCACTTAAACTAGGGGCACCTGTTGTACAGCCACTGCCTCCTTTTTGTTTTGATTTACAAGACGTACAACCTCCTCGTCTACGATTAACACGTTTATGAATCCTTTTTTTACTAAATGTTTTACGCATTCGTCGTTTACCTTTTTTAGTATTTTTTCTAGAATATCCCATTATATATTATATTTATATAATAATTTCTAAATTATATGTGTTTATTGTTAAAATTATATAACTCTACTTATTATAATGTTCGTATATATACTTATTTGTGATGATGGGACAACCTATGTCGGGGCAACTGTTAATTTAGAACGCAGAATTAGACAACATAATAAAGAAATTAAAGGCGGAGCTGTTGCGACAGGAAAAAAAGTGAATCAAGGAAAACAATGGAATATGTATTGTTATGTTTCAGGTTTTCCAGATTGGAAATCTACACTTCAATTTGAATGGAGATTAAAACAATTATCCAGAAAAATTCCTATAAATACAACTCCTATCGATAGACGAATTTCTGCTCTAACTACTTTGTTATCTTTAGAGAAATCCACATCAACCGCAATACCATTTAAAGAATGGGCAGAGCAACCAGCAATAACATATATAAAATTGAATTAAAAATAAATTATAAAGTATTATAATATTAAAATGTTGTCTATTACCCTCGGCCCTATGTGCGCAGGTAAAACGAGCAGTTTGCTAAATACGTATAGGGCTTGTCCTGGCAAAAAAATAATTATAGATTTTGATATTGATAATAATAGTAAGTGTTTTTGGGGTACTGTAAAAACACACGATAATGTTACCGAAGACAGTATAAAAGCAACTAAGTTATTTGATACATTGGATATCTATAAAGTGAATGGTAATTTTCAAATGGCATCAGAATATTTTCACGAATATAAATATACTGACGCACCTGAGTTATACAAAATGTGCGATACAGTAAAATTTAGTGAACATATATTTATTAATGAAGCTCAATTCTTTCCTGATTTGTTTGAGTTTGTTACTCAATATTCAAATAAAAATATATATTTGTACGGTCTTGATGGTGATTTCAAAAGAGAGAAAATTGGAAGAATTATTGATTTAATACCATTGTGTGATTCAGTGATTAAATTAAATTCAATTTGCGTTTGTGGTAAAAATGCTATATTTACTCATAGAGAATCTTTAGAAAAAGAACAGTATGTACCCAATGCGACTTATGTACCTTTATGTCGCGCGTGTTATTTAAAAAAAATAAATAACACGGATTGATATGGAAGGAGTAAACCTCCCAATGTCAAATAATTATTCTAAATTTTTATTTTATTCAAGTTTTAGTATGTTAATTTCAGCATTAATCGCAATTTATATGAATGATATTTACATCACAATTTATTTTTTCTTATTGTTTTTATCTTCCATCAATTATTGGAGAAAACCTGAATATGGTTTCAGAAGAAATATTGACTTGTTAGTTGTAAATATAGGTATTTTTGGTTTACTATATCAAATTTGTTTATTAAAAAATGAATTTTGTCGTCACGTTTATATGTGTTTAGCTTTTTGCGCTATACTATTTTATATAATTGAACATATATTATCCTATATGAATAGTGTCAAATGGATTATTTTTCATATGACAATACATATATACGTATCTGCTGCTGCGTTATTTATTATTTTTAATTAATGTGGTCATATCCATTGGTAATACTTCGTGTTTTTGATAATTTGTATCCAACTCTGGATGAATACAAATTAAGTACATATCTCTCACTTTATATCCGTATTTACGTTCAATTATTAATTTATATGTATTTAGTTGAATACTGTAATGCCAAAAGTTTGTATCTGGAATGTGTGAAATGGGTTCCAACGCAAATTGATTATAAGATACAAACTTTTCTAAACTTTTACATCTCTTCCAATCATATATACTTAATGTACCGTCTTCATTCATAAATAGCATATCGACTGACCCTGATAATTTTAAGTCTTCATCATAAACCAACCATTCACTTCGAAATGGCACTAACCCCGCATTATCTTTTATAAAATTTTGAAAATACTCAAACTCAATACCAGTGCCATTTACCTCAATACCGTTATAGTAATTTTCGAACATTTTATGCATATCTGTTCCAAGTTTAGCAGCATTATCTCCATTACTATTCCATAAAAGTTTTATTTCATCTGGAGTCATTCCATAATATTTACTCGTTGGCCAATTGGCCGATTTCATCATATTAGAAATAATTTTGTCAGCATCAAACTTTTTGAAAAATTTTTTAATCCACGTAGTAACCGAAGTATAACCTCTTTTTCCATTAATTGTATATATATGTCCTTTTTCTTCAAACTGAATATTATTATCACGTTCGTGAGGAAATTTTAGGTGTAGCATTGTTATGTTTTATAGTTATATGTTTATATGTATATCATTCAATTATTATTTTTAAATATTTATTATATCATTATATAGTATATGCCACCAAAGAAAGAGGGTAAAAAGAAAGCATCAGCAGACCCAGGAGGGGGCACTGCAGGACCTATGAATAATTCTAATGGAGAAGGACAAGGTGCTGGTAGTTCTGGACCCCGTCATCGGACTCCGGCGCAATTCAACGGACCTATAGGAATTGGGTTTAGTGGATTTGGACCTGAACCTTTGAGCGGAGGTCCTCCGTTTGGACAAGCTCCTCCATTTGGACAAGCTCCTCCATTCGGTCGTCCAACAGCAGCCGCAGCAGAAGCTAGAGGTAATCCATTTTCAGCGGAGTCAATGGGTAGGTCATCATCTATGGGGAATCCTGGTGCGTCGCGCAGTCCAGCAACAGAATTTGGTAGAGCGAGTGGTTTTTTTGTAGAACCTTCGGATTTTGCCCATCCAACTATGGGAAAAGGCAAAGGAAAAGGCAAAGGTCTAAGTTTTAACACACAACAATATGTAGGAAGTTTGTCTGCTATTACTGGACCACGTGAATTCCCTCGTAATAGGACAGGAATGTCTGTTAGAAATGTTCGTTCTCATTTAAATGCGAATATGCCAATGTTTACAGCAACACAATCAGGAACACGTAAGAACAGGCAACCAGCAAAGGCAGGACCACCAAGAGGACCACCATCAGCAGCAGCAGGACCACCAAGAGGACCACCATCAGCAGCAGCAGGACCACCAAGAGGACCACCATCAGCAGCAGCAGGACCACCAGCCAGAGCTCCGCCACCATTTCGGCCTTGGGCGGCAACACCAGCCGAAAGAAGCGCTGCGTATGACCCAGCTAACGCGTTTGCTGCACAACCACCACGAGTAATCGGTAGTGCTTGGTACCATAAAGATGGTCATCTTGTTTCGTGGAATAACAAGACAATGGATACACATTTAAGGTCACTTAGCACATTAGACAGTTTATTAAAAACAGACAATTGTATTCTTGTATCATTGAGAGGTGAAGTATTGAGAGATACTAGAGGTGTTCTCAATGGGATTGCTTTTGATTCGATTGAAGCATCAGACACATTAACTGTAATCAAAAGTATGTTAAAAGAAATATCTATAAAAGAGGTGAGGGAATTCCATACAGACATAGGACAACAGCACGATGTATGGGCGAATTGTATTTCTCAAGCGAGTGTTGCTCGTAGGTCATATGATATTGCCACTCGTGAATTGGCCGCGGGTGCTACAGACAGAAGAAAAATGTTGAAACTTCAACAAGACATTAAATTCTTTCGTGGAATTTATGAAGAAAATATGGAATTAATAGAATCATTGACCGAAACAGAAATGGGTTCCGTTCAATTTACAAGAGTTGACAGATTATTTCAAGAATTAGCATTAGATATTGATACTGCGTGTATGAGTGTGCGTGAATTAGAAGGAGACGGCACAATAGATTGGGTACAACGAAGAAAAGCTGTAAAGAGATTACATCAATTAGATATAAATGATTTTAATAAACGTATTAAATCTTTAGCTTTTTTAATAAAAGAATTAGGTGATTTACATTATACAAAAGCAGGCGCTGAGTACATTAAAGAAACAATGTTTAATTATTTAGCAATACTAAAATTATACACTGTAAAATTACATTGGGGTGGTGAAGAAGAATATTCATTCTTAGAATATATTCAAACCGATAGTCGTTATAGTGGATTAATCGAAGAATTATGCTCTGCAAATAAATCCTTTAGACGTATTATTTATGAAAAACGCATTTTATTGGCAGGTGGTTGGGTAGTCCCTATTGAACTTGTTAAATTATCTGCTCGTGTATTACAAGGTACTTTTAAAGGGTCTTATCACGCTGTTCAATATCTTAAACATAATTATAGAGGATTATCAAGAGTATTGGAAAATCGTAGAGAAATTCTTGATATGGCGCTTCGGCCAATCGCACACGCATTTAGATATTTACAAGGTAGATTGTTAGAACCAGAAACTCTCGCAAATATGGACCCCGAACTTGGACCAGATGAAGAAGTAAGTGTTCACGAACTTGGTGGTTATATGGCAAAAATAAGAGGACAATTACAAAGAAATGATGTGAGTGGTCGTCAGTTAGCTGCGTTTGAACACGCAGCAGGAGTGGTTGAGGCATCTTGTAGAGATTATGAAAGTGTAAATCAACAAATAAGAGATAGTCAATCTGAATTAGACGAGGGTAATTTTGAAATTGAACCTGATGACGCACCACCAGCTTATGCTGATAAGTTATACAAAGATTTGGAAAAACAAGCTAAAACACTTCGTGCGAACAAGAGAGCAATGATGGAACAAAAAGAATGGTTGCTTTCTCAAATTCCTCCACCTGAAGACCCCTCTTTACTACCTCCCCCATTAAGCGAACCTACACTTGGAAGATTAGAAAGAAGTGATGGAGAATACGGTATACGAGATACACCTATTGAAGACAGAGAAGTCGCCGAATTTTTATTGTCGTTAAGTGGTGGTCTTAGAGATAGATTGCGTGCGGAAGCATTAACTCCTAATGGAAGTAATAATGAAAGTGGTAGCGGTAGCGGTAGTGGTAGTGGTAGTGGCAGAGGAAGCAAAAGCAGTCGAGGTTCCAGAAGTAGAAGAGGAAGTATGAGCGAAAGTGGAAGAAGCAGAAGCGCAAGCAGAAGTCGAAGAGGTAATCGAAGTCGAAGTGGAAGTCGAAGCGGTAGTGGAAGCGGAAGTGGTAGTGGAAGTGGTAGTAACCATAACTGGAATGGTCCATCCAGATATAGACAAGAATCGCAAGGAAATTATTAAGAAGAAGGAAGTGGTAATAAATAATTCTTTAATGTTACTGCCTTGAATAAATCTACATCAGTAACATTTGTTAATTCAGGAGTGTTGTATGCTGATGAATTAACTCTGTTTAAAATACTTAAATCTTCTGGGTCATTAAAAACGAAATCTAAATATTTATAATTTTTACACATATCTCCTGTTATACAATTACAAGATGGGGTTGTACAAACTTCTTTTTTTTTATTTTTTGAACCCTTTTTTTTCCGATTATTACACGTTTTATATATAATATCAGGTATCTTATTTAATTGTACTATTAAATCATCATATGCTTTGTCTAAATTATTATCTGGTGGAGTAATAATTTTAATAAATGCGTCATCATTAATTTCTAATTGCTTTAATTTTTCAATAATTTCTGATTTAATACTGGTACATACTTTCGAGGGAACAGATTTATAAGGGGCGTCTTCATCTTCATCTTCATTTTCATCTTCATCTTCATTTGTATTTGACTCAGGAGCATCATCTATAATTTTATAAATATTATACAAATTTTCTGGACTCATTCCTAAAAATATATTTTCAGTATCAGATTCAAGACCTTCTTTATTTTTTGTATTTAGCCATACTAGTATACATAAAATAAATATTGCTGTATAAAAAAAGAACTTCTTCATAAATATAAGATATAAAAAAAGAAAATATATTAAAAGTCCCAAGATGACTTAGAATCGTGGTAAGAGGAGAAGGAGTCGTTCCAAATAGAGCGGTAATAAAGGATGGAATGAATGTTGGAGAAGACGACGGGA